GGGGGGGGGGGGGGGGTAGTGCTCCAATTGCACACCTGACCTTATATTCTCCTTATGGAGTTACAATCTACTATGCAGATGGGTCTACTTATGAGCATAGTTTTGATTCCATGGAAGACCCGTTTGATGAAGAAATTCCTATTAGAGAATTACGGGCAGACTGGTTTCTTACCATTTATGAAACCTTTGGTAATTCTGTAGTAGAGATGGAAAATATACTTAGGTATACTTCACCTCCAAATATAAATAAGAGTATTGAACCTAGGGCTCCTGATCTTAATAGCCCAAGGTACTATGGTATTAAGGATGTTACTAAGAATGCTCGGTTGCATGTAAACGCTCCATACCCATAATCATTCATCCTTTGTATACACTATTCTTTTAATCGGAGTGGTTCGAATCAACTCCATACAAATAGGGCAAGGTTTGGCTAGTTTCGTTTTGCCTTCTCGATCGAAGCGAAAGACTTCAATAGTGTGAGCCTTTTCGATTCGATCTCCTGCACGCAGAATTGCTAGAACTTCGGCGTGCAGGTAGATTTTCTTTTCACGTCCGACTTGCTCTGCCAATCGAGCTTGCACGGGATGCGTTTTCACGTAGCTGTTGTTCGCACGGGAAATAATGTGTCCGTGTTTATCTTTGATGATTGCAGTGATGTCGTATTTTCTGCTCATGGTTGTTAACTAATGGTTTAAAGGCTAGGTATTGTTATTCACTTTACCTAACCTTTCTTTTTTATTCCTCTTCTCCCGTAGCACGTAGGGAAATCGTGAGGTAGAAGTCGATCTCACCGCCTTTCTCATATTGATAGGCTGTGACTTGAGCATTCACTACCAACTCGGGCAAGCTACTTTCTCGCGTGTCACAAACCATGTTTATCACATGCTCATCGTATCGTCTTTGACCTACCTTGTCGTTTTTAGCTGTCACGTACACCGTGGAATCTGGATAGGTATAGAGTAGTTTCCTCACCTCGTCCATCATCACGTTGAGATTTTCGGGATAATGCTTCGGATGGTTGTTTGTGTTGACAATCTCTACCGTAGTTATTGCCTCACCCATTATGCTGGGTTCACTAGTGTTAATGGCTTTCTCGATTTTGGTATCGGTGTGCTTTTGTACGATCTCTAGCACTTTGTTTGCCAGAGATGTGACGTACAGTGCAGAGTCCTTGATACTGATCATAAACGTGTCCTCCTTTTATATCATGTATTATTTACGTGATTCATAGTTAGTGAGGTTATACTACAAAATTTAATAAAATACAAACCATGTCCTTTTTGGTTGCTTTGTTTTATTTAATAGCACAATTTTGCACGTTTTCATTTAACAAACCGCATAAATCCTGTAATCAAACGCACGGATGTTGGAAAAACACTTACGCTTTAATCGAAGTTGTGTAGCCATCAATTGTAATCCCTTCAAGGAGGTCGCATGAAAGGGATATTATTTGCAAGTCAGAAAAAGCAACCTGCTTTATACGTAACTATACATGGAAGCAATCTTTTGTGCTTACAGTGGAAATCGAAGAACCATGATTAACAAAAATCTTTTAATTGCATCACTTCCCAAAATGGTCACTTCATCTGTGCCCCCCCCTTGAGGCACCTGACTTTGTAGTAGTTGAAATGCCTTGGGACGAATACGAAATGGATGCTGATGGTAATCTCACATCTAGTGGGATTTATTATACTTACCAAGGCTATATACAAAAGTATAGTCAAACCACTCTTCCTTATGGTCTTGAATACTTCGTCATGCACGTTGACGAAGACGCTGAAAAAGATATAAATGGATTTTACTATTTTTACAGTAACAAGCCAAAAGTTTACATCTGTTGGGGTGAAACTATAACTGCAATGGGTGCTCCTACTTGGGTTCAGGCTTTACCCGAAACACGCGAGTATGAAGCAACGGCTATGGCGAACATTCAGGATATCTGGGTTAATTTATACGGTTATGATAACCCAAGAGAGGAAACATGGTATCTAGCGTATTCTAAGGACTAAAGTATTTACAAAAAATTTAATAAAAGGTCTTAGTGAAAAACACTCCTTTTAAAGAGATATTTACGATTATGGCAACAAATAATATTAAGCCGTTTGCTACTAGTTCCAGCGCGAACATTCTCAAGGATGAAGAACTCGCTACACGTAGTGAACTGCAAACGGGCTTTCCCTTCAAGAGCAAGGCTGACTCTAAACTAGTCGGCAAGTTGATGCAAAATGCAACAGCAGGTGCTTACGCCGTTGGTGAATTTTCTGCAAAGTACGGTACAACGGACATCACAGGCAGTGACGCTACAGGATTTGCGGCTGCCTTTGAAAGTGCATTGCAAGCTTATGTAAATGAAAAGGCTCCGAGTCCTGACCTTTCTATATACGCAACTAAAGAAAATGCAACTCTAACAGGTACGGCTACGCTGAACGGACAGAATATTGCAACGGTCAATCAGATTCCTGACACTTCGCATTTTGTGACGGATACCACTTTAGCCAGCTATCCGACTTCTGAAACAGTCGAAGCTGAGTTCTCCTCCTACGACAAGAACATCAAGACGCATATTGAAAGTGAACTTACGGGATATGCTTCTCTAACAGGTGCCGCTTTTTCTGGGGCTATAACTGTTCAGGAACCAACAGCTACCTCGAATCCAGCTACGAAAGGGTACGTTGATAGTGCGGTTGCCAGTGTTTACAAATACAAAGGAAGTGTTGCAAATCAATCCACTCTTCCATCCTCTAACCAAGTCGTGGGTGACGTCTATAATGTAGAGGATACAGGTGACAATTTTGCGTGGGATGGTAATAAGTGGGACAAACTTGCAGGCACCGTTGATTTGTCTAGCTACTTGACAATTACGAATGCAAGCTCTACGTATCTTACTAAGATTGATGCAAGTAATACTTATCAGGTCAAAGGTGACTATGCTACTAACACAGCATTAGGTGCAAAGCTTGATACTGCTACGTACACTACGGACAAGGCTACGTTTGCACTCAAGACAGAGATTCCTGATACTTCAACTCTTGCTACTAAAACGGAACTGAACAATTACCTACCGTTGACAGGTGGTACAGTTAGTGGGCAATCTGAATTTAGTAATGGGTTGACTGTACATAATGGTATTATTGTATATCCGAATATTGAATTAGAGGGTATTGCAATCATAAAGGGTGGTAGTCATGACGGTAAGACTGGTATTGTAATTGACCCATCCTCAGGTGGAGGAGATACAGAATTACGGTATGACGGTATTACTATGAATGATAGTGATGACCCAGGCTACATTAGAGCTTCTAATATTGTACATAAGTCAGGTTATCGCGGTAAGTTGTCAGGTTATGAAAATATTACGATAAGTAGTACGGCTATCACTATAGACCAGGATTCACCCGATACTCAACAAGTTACAGCTGCTGTAAATATTACAGTATCTGACGGTGGTAGTGTTACACCACGATCCTATGTAAAGAAGGTCTCTATTAAGAATGCTTCTGCTACCATCTCTCTAGGTTCCTCTTGGAAATGGGCAGGTGGTTCTCAACCTACCGTCACTGCTCCTTCACTCCTTGTTCTTTCTTGGGATAATGACTGCGGTATTGCAATTCTACAAACCACGGCTTAACCCTTAGCATGGAGATGCAACCTATGAACAGTTTATTACATTCTCTCCGAGGGTTCAAGACAGCCATCCCGTTTACTTTTGACGAAAGCAACATGGGTTTTGACCAAGGTAAATGGGTAGAAGTAGAACAGGAGCCTCCAACTCCTCCTATACAAGGAGCTACTACTTTCCAAATTACCATTGGGCAATCAACTGACGGTAGTGAGAAGGGCTACAAAAAAGGTGAGTTTGGTAGCATAGATAATGAGTATGTACAGCTAGGTGACACTGCATACGAGATCGCACAATTTGTGGTCAGTTCAAGTGAAATCTCTTTAGTGCTGTCTTCTCCTTATAGTGGTTCTACTATCACCTATGACTATGCGCTTAAAATACCTGTTGCTGAGCTTTCGGGTATTACTTCCATTGAAGACGGTGGAAACAAGCTCATCTTCATGGAGGGTTTTGAAGCATCCATTTACTCAGGAAACATCAGTGTAGGGGATACGTCCACACTGACTTTGACCCTCCCCGTAATCAAACCTAAGACTTTCAAATTCATAGCGGCAACAGATTTTACGAATGCGAACTTATTCCCAAATGCTACATATTGGGAAGACCAGCCGTATGACTTTGAAAATGTCGTAGTTAAAATCAATGATGTAGTCGTTGAGCAAAAGGCTAATAGTATAACAGGTAAAGCGGGAGATACCGTTGAGTTTATTGCTGAAAATGGTGTATTTCCATTATTAGGAGGTAACAGGCATAGACCTAGTTCTAGTGCTGTTCCTGACATAATTGGAGAGATATTAACTCCTATGCCCGTTATGACTGCGCAACCCATATCAATTCCTAAAACAGATGAATATTTAGATGAAGATACAGGTATCCTTTCATGGCTATTTGCATATAAGGAAAATATTACAAAAATTCCGTCTGACTTCTTTAAGTATTATAGAAGCATAAGTAGTCTATACATGACATTCTACGGAGTACCTTTTGCTACGGATATTGACTTATATGATATATCTCTAAGTGATTCGTGCCCTGCTGATGAAGTAAAAGGTTGCTTTAGAACCTTTGACCATACAATAAATATTCATTGTGCACAGGATTCAAATACCTATAAAGTATTTTCTGAAGCAATAAAATATGCTGAGGATAATTCAACAGATTACTTCTCAGTACATGGAATTAACCTTGTAACTGAATAACATTAGGAAACAAAACAATGGCTACTAGATACCTATATAACAACGAAAAGTACACATCTTTGTACGCACTTCGTCAAGCAATCGGCAAGACCGAACGCCTTACTTATGGCACTCCGCAGACGCAGGAAGACTTCGATAAGCTTCCTCTGCAAAACAAGGTCACGGTCGAAGAGTACGACCCGCTAGACGAAATTGATCTTGAAGTGCTGCGTTCTCAGCGTATGCAGCAAATGAAGTCTGCGTTCAATGCCTACCGCAATAGCCCGCAGACTTCAATTGAATCCTCTCTCGGGTTCAAGGTCAACGCCAACATTGACGCTTTCGACAATGTGGAAGGCTGTATTGCTCAGATCGAACAAGGTGTTGTAAGACCGATTGCAGAAGAACAGGAAGCTACCATTGCTTTCATGGATTTCACGAATACTCCGCATGATCTCACTCTCGAACAGCTTAATGTGCTGAAGGCTGAAATCGCTCAGAATGGTTCCCGTGCCTATGCGAAGAAGTGGGAATATCGCACGCAGATTCAAGCTGCTGATCGTGAAACCCTCAAGACGATAACATCTTTTAGTTTTGAATAAAAGAAAAGGGACTTACCCGTAATAAGGTAAGTCCCTTCTTTTGCATTTATGGAGTGAAGGTAACAATATAAACGTTATGTCCTATAACTATAGGAACACTATTCAAAGTCACTTGTCTACCACTTTGCGCATAAAAGAAGGGGACTACCTCATGCCCGAAGCAGTCCCCCATTGTGACTCTATCAGATATTCTTATTAACAAAGTCAATGAAAGCGTTTTCCACTTTCTTATCTTCTAAGAGTCCGATTAGATGTTCTGTTTTCCTATCAAGCACTCCGTCGTCAAAGGCTTCTGTGATAAACTCTGCATCAATCTTAGATATATTCTTACTATATGCGTAGTCAGCAAAGTCGTTAGCAACACCAAGGTTGTCTAGCAACACAATACACGCTTTTACATACAAATCATACATACCTAAGACTTCTAGTGTTTGCGCAACCGCACCACTATAGTAGTCAAATGCCTCAGGATCACGTGCAACCTCCTCAAGCATATTAGCAAGATCGTTTACTTTTGACATATTTTCCTCTTAATACATTGCGACTAAACCTAGTGCGTTTTCCTTCACCTCCGTATGAGGAAGTATACCGTCCCAGATTTTGGCGTTAAATGCTTTCTTGACAACTACATGAACCCCAGCCTTTGTTTGAAGTATAGCAAGGATATTTTCTTCACCTATGGTTGTCAATATTGGGTATAACGTTGAGATGTCATGTGTATCCACATCAAACAACCAGCATTTACCTTCCTTACTATTACTCTCTTTAACCGAGGTTGCAGAGTTGACGAGTTTACTGAAACTCTTGCAGCTCACGTCCTTTTGACCTAATGCAATACCGTTGATTGCATCTCTCAAAATGGTGTCCGCGTACACTAGAGTCTTATACAAGTCTTTGCGATCAAGTGTCACATACAGTCTTGCCCTAAACAACTCTGTGTACTTGAGCATATCAGACAGCAACCGTTCGTAGTCCTTCATGGAAGAAATAAGCCATTGGTGTATGCACACTTCCCGCCTACCCTCTTTGTTTATGATGGGACACTCATCTTCAGGGTAGTCCTTCCTTCGCACAATTACAGCAAACTTGTAGTAGTATCGGCTACCGTCAAACTGTAGCACACTCTTGATTGTTTCAGTGTTGTCTACCAACATAGTAAAGTCCTCCTTACCTGTATATTTACTAGGTAAGGAGGATTTTCTTTGACTAGTTAATAGTCCTCGTCTTCGTCGTATTCCTCTTCGGGTTCAGGCTCCCAAAGGTCGTCTCTGATCTTCTCAGCAGTATCTTCGTGCTTAAACATGTCATCAATGTTTCTTTTCTTAAAGACTTCAGGTGACTTGTCAAAAATATCACGAGCTACTTGGCAAAGACGAATGAGACCACGTTCGTATGCAGAGTCATTAAGATCGTTGTAAACAAGGTATTCAACAGCGTCCTTAAGCCTGCTACCAAGAGGACCAAAAGAACGGTATTCGTCTAGTATGTATGCAGCTGCGGACGTTGCACTCGGAATGTCATACTGCCCATAGCCTTCATACAATTCCCAGCTACCTACGTTGTCACCGTCGTTAAAGTAACGGTAAGCAATACGTTCTACTGCTCTTGTCATTTCTCCACCGACGGTATCTGCCTTACCCATGTCAGGCATATACTCACTCAATGGTTCCATGAGCTTAATACATTTATCCCAAGCGCTCATTTGTTTACCGTCTGTTCAGATTGAACGGGGTCTTGCAGAGCAGGAGGCAACAGCTCTTCATTACCCGTCCAGTTAAAGAATACCACACCGCAGGCAATAAGAATACCAGCGAGTACCACGAAAAGGATAATAACTTTCATTAAGTTAGACATATTCAAATTTCCTTACTTAAAATACCCAAGCACCAATAACGAGACCGACTACCGCACAGCATCCCGAAATTCCCATCCAGAAAGTACGTAACTTGCGCCGTGCTTCGTCAGGGTCTTCAACTGCGAGCTGTGCCCATTGATCCTTCTTAGAGTCCATGAAAGCATCAACCTTGGTAGAGACGGACTCACCCGTCTGTTCCATAATAGCTGTAATAGCTTCCTTGACTAAAGACTGAATCTGATCGGTAAACTCAATACCTTCAGCAGTGAGCTTCTCCTTAATGGAGTCGATCATCTGCTGAATGGTAGCATTAGCCTGATCCTTAATGGTGTCCTTCACTGTATTCTTGATCTCGTCAATAATGGACTGAGTCTCAACAGTAGTCTTGACATCTTCTGTCATTTTAGACCTCCGCAATAAACAAAAACATGAACGTAAACCACAACACACCTAATGAGATGAGCAGGGTTGCGATGAAAAATTTTAGTGTATCCATAACTCTATAAAATTTTGTTGGAGTACATAGCATATGCTTGGTAAAAATATTCTTGTAGTCTCGGGGGGGGGGTGAAGAACTCACTTTGACTATAGTTTGGGACGGTAGATTAGGTAATGTGACTATGGGCGGTCAATTCTTATGTAGTGGTGACGCTGATACAACAGAAGACTTCATAATCCCATACGATACTATTGAAGACCTGACTGCCGAAATTAGAGCTTATAGAGACGGTTTATCAAGTGTAGTTACACCTGTAGAACCTGGCGGGTCTGTCACCGTAGACTCTATAAGCACAAAAGCTAGCAGTGTAAATATTGAATATTTAAGAAGCGAATCTGGTTTTGGTTATTCGTATCAATACTATAGAATTATTGACATCACAAAGTCAGCCGTATTAGTCTTGTAGTTTTAAGGATAAGGTGTTATAATGTTAAGAAAAGATTTATTCCTATCAGGGGGGGGGGGGGTCTGCTGAGTGGACCGTACTGTGAGTGGCAATATGGATCTGAGATTGTAGAAGGTAGCTTTGCTAACTACACAGGTCCAGTCACAAACGGCAACCGAGTGTACATGAAACAGTTTGATCGCTCTGCTTCCTACCATGGATATATTATGGTGGAAGGCAGCACGTATGACGGTGACTACGAAAATGTAGAGATATCTGCTACACCGTATAGCACCTTAGACGTGTTTACTAATTGGTACTTTCGTATCATAGATTTTACTAAAAACGCTTTTTTAAGGAATTGAAAAGCGCAATTTGTTTTGGTATAATTTATCAAAGTCCTAAGTTTTAACAAAGGAATACAACAAATGGAAATTTTCCCATCTACTTATAGCAAAGATGTTCCCAAAGTTCTTGAAAAAGAATATAGGAAAGCCCGCATACAAGTGAAAAATTCAAGCAGAGACTTTTTCAAAGTCTCAGGCTTAGTTAAAGAATGCTTTATAGACGGGGTATCAAAAATTGAACTCTCAGACCTAGGTTTTAGATCTGGAATGTTTATATACTATGAATGGCCTGATATGGTTTATACCGTCTCGGGTTATGAATATATAGAAGACGTAGTTAAAGGTATCATGGCTGAAGTGTATAAGAATATAATCTTAGCACTCAAACGAAATCAATATACCTTAGAAAAGACACAGACAGCTGACACAATGAATGTCCTTAATAAAAAGGGTGTAAAAGTAGGTGTCCTTACAAGAAAGATTAAAAAGTCATCTTACAGCTATTCCAACGGGTTCCTTCTTACACCTGTAAAGCAAGAAGCTAAAGATACAACTGTTGTAGACGATAAAGTCATTAAGCAGATGTTGACCCTTTGTGAAAAGGGCAACCGTGTGTTTCTAAATGCCGCAGATGAAGCACTAGAATTGCAAAACGCAATTGAGGATGGTGAAGCTTTTGATGATGACGGTGACGAGCTCTATGACATCTGCCTACCTGCAAACAAGTACATCAAACAGCTGTTTATTCTTTGCAGAAAGATTAAGAACCCTGAACTGAAAGAAGCTGTACTAAATTGTCTCGACGATGTCACGAATGGTGCAGAATGGGATGAAGTACTACAGTATTGGGCGGATGAGACCGGCTGGGATGCTGTTGGAGGTATTGACGAATGGGCTGAGGTCACCTTTGGTACATACTTAAAGACACATGACATCCACGTCTTCGACAGTGTACGTGAATACTACTAAAGTGGTCTTTACTTTTCTGCGGTTCTGTGTATAATAGTGACATAGAGTTAAACAACACACCGAGAGGTAAACACTATGTCGAACATTACACTCAGAACCGCTACCTTCAAGAAATGGGTCGCAGCCCACTTGCATAGCACAGTATCAGCTGGCTACGCATACGCAGAACTCCTCGAAGTCATCGAAAACGTAACCAAACGTTTCACTAAGGATTCCTTCGTAAAAGTGTTTGAAAACGTTGACGACGACATGCTTCGGTTGAATGTCGGAGTTTTCACCAACTTTGAAGACTTCAGCAAGAGCCTTCCTACCTTCATCAAGGAAATAAAGAAGCTTGAAGATGTGTGTTGCAAACGCAAAAAAGGTGCAGGGTACATCATTGCGGACGCAAACAGTGGTGAACTTTATGGGTCGATCAAGCTCGAAATGGTTCCTGTGAAAGGCGGCAGTCTACCAGTACTCACAATATACTTGGTTCCCGACGCAGGTAACTACTGTTAACTAAATAGAGAAGGGGGACGTTACTTTCAATGAGTAACGTCCCCTTTTTTCATTTAGTACGAAGTGATGCTCAATGTACGATTGGTGACCGAAGTCACAAGCCCTTGAGCGTTTACATTGATTTGTGGAACGCGCACCGTGACAGTATTGTTATTCAAAGTAGCATTGCCTGTCGCACCATAACTGCCTGCAGTCACCCCAGAAGCTGCGGTGATCGTACCAGCCGAATTTACTTTTGTAGCAGAGGCCGCTTTCCCAGTAGTAGTCGTTAGACTCGCGTCATTCGTCAATTCGCTTGTCTTTTTAGGGCTTTGAGTCGTTACTGAATTATTGATGATGTCGACTACATCCGCCCCCTCAATAATCAATTTTTTGGTGTAATCCGCCATTCTTTACCTCGATCAAATATCCTTGAGGGAAATCGTGCTGATTCGGCGATTATCCAGATAGACATCAAACATAGTCGGGTCGAGATTATCTACCGTAGTTGTAAGCGTAGCCGTTCGAACCGTACCTTTGCCATTTTGCAAAGCCATTGCTCCGTCGAAGATTACCCCAGCTCGCGGACGAATTTCCATAACCTGATCTGATGCATTCGTAAAGGAGAGTTCAATCGTATTGATACCACCCTCCGAAGAGACCTTGGTCGCATTCTGCAAAGAGATTGACTCAGAGATATAAACGTCAGCATAGTTGCTAATCGTCGTTCCGAGAAAGACCAACGGGTTGACTAGAATGTTGTGGCTCGTGGCTACGATACGCGAATATTGAGTAGGTTCAAGCCCACGCTTGTTTACAAACAGGCACAGTGCAGGTGAGATGTTTTTCATAACAAACCAGTTGCTATACTTGTCAAACGTGCCGCTTGCAAACTCACATTCTCGGTTAACGTCATAAATCGTGTGATGGTCATGCTCCATACCTAACACGATAAATGACCCATCGTTAATAAAGCTATAGTCAGACCCATACAAACGGTTATAGTTGACTACATAGTTGTAGCCATCCGTATGTTTGAACACCTGCATGGAACCTATCTGTGCATCACTGTATACGGTTTGAGCATCGATCGTCTCTGCTTCATTGGTATAGGAGCACAAACGAATACCAAACAAGTTCTCACCTACAACAGGTAGCATAAGCATAGAACCTGACTGGTTACCAGAAGCTGCAGGAATATTATAGTAGTTCATAAATATCACCATATTTATTTAACATGAGCTCTAACCCACCGAAATAGTCAACGTATTTATCATTGGGATAGTGCTTATATAGATATATAAACCTTGGGACTAGTTTATCTATATTATTTACAGTGTAATATCCTTTATTCGTTTTGTATTGCAAATGAGAAGTATCAATCCAATGTGATCCTTCAGAATACGAAATTGTTTTTGCTAAACCGTGAATCAAATTAGGATCAATACTGCTATTCTCGATTATGTATTTTTTCAAATGCGGTTTGTAGAGCTTGGGATAGCATTTGAAATAATTATGCGAAAGACATTCCCCTAAGTACTGATGCGCATTTTGAAAGTACCAACCATAGAAACGTTCGTCCCAGAAAAACGGAATACAGCCATCTGTGATCCAGTCTTGCAACTCGGTCTGCATCATCAAAAATTCGTTTTTCTGAGTCACCCCGATTAAAGAGTCAATCTGATAAATTCGCATCTTGGAAAAACCAAAAAGTGAAGCCCAGTGATTCACGGTTTCAATAGTAGGTTCTAGCTTATAGAGTTCCTTTTCAGTCAAGATGTTGGCATCCATTGCCAGTTGCCTGAAAGCATCCTCCCACGGTGCCAGAGCCAAAGTAGTGTCCATTCTCTTCCCGACACCAGTCATACCGATTTCCCCGACTACGTTTCCACCATGCCCCGTGATGTACAAATATTTTTCTTTGTCAATCGCTCGAACATCGTCCTCAAAATGATTTTGCGAGAGGTGAAAAAATTTTGTAGATTTACTAAGAAGATGGTAGAAGTAGGAAAAGATTTCAGGGGAGTCTTCGATACTCTTTTCTCCGAGGGCCAATGCAAACGGATACCCAGCCTTCATAAAAGCCAACAAAATGACAATGGAATCCACTCCACCACTATAGGCAATTAAGGGTAGTTTATTTTCTTTCCTGCAAAGCTCGATCAGGTTTTCTGTGCGGGAATCGATTAAATCGAAAAGGTTTACTTTCGTTTTTAGATCAGGCATAGGAATATGCTGATTGTACATTGCCACGGGACTAAATGGATTCATAAACCCATAGCGTTCATTTGAAAGGTGTTGTCCCATAACAGCTGACAAACACGAATGCGGGTCAAACAAATAGCTAGGAACCTTGACCTTTAATGCGTACTCAATTGCTTCTTCCATGAGACCCCCAAGATCGGAGTAAACACCGCAATCAGAGTGAAGATGAACAGATTGCTGTACCCAACACTATACGCCGCTACATAGCCACCTGCACCAAAAACGATTGCTGCGAGAGTAGCATAGAACAATCGTTGTTCACTGAATCTCTTTGTAAACACCCCGAGCAGAGTTGGAATAAAGGGAATTGCTCGAATCGTACCGTAGATCAGGAACAGATCGGTGATCGAAATATCCGTGATACAGAACAGAGTCGAAACGAAAATCAACAGACCGTAAATCGTGGTATTGCCCTCGATCTTGTATTTGTCAATACCAACGTAGCCCAGACTCTGAATCGCACAGAGATTCGAATCCACTGTGCTAATGATTGCACTGAACAATGCCAAGCCGAACAGGAAACTGAAAATGCCTACCGTACCTTGCGTAATTTCCCAACCTTCGACAAACCCTTGCGTCCGAGCCAGCACACCAATTGAGCCGAAGCAGAACGGGATGATAACAAAAAGCAAGGCGGATATTGAAAAGACCTTGAAAATATTTTCCTTAGCTAATGAGAACGCACGTTGCCAGTAGTTTTGATCTGCGTATAATGCAGTCAAATGACTTATCATGACTGTAATGAAAAATCCAGTTAGGTAGTCAAGGTCGTTCGCATCTAGGATTTTGATCTTCGAAACATCTGTGCTGGGGTCCATGAGAGTGTTTACTGCAATACTCAAACCACATAACACGATGATGAAGTATTTCCATTTATCACTAATGATGCTAGCCTTAATACCATATCGGAAAACGATTGCTAGGGAGATTCCAGAAACGATGAGAGCCGTCACAATTTTTGGTATCTCGAAGTACTGCAAAAGCCATAGATGCAAGCCAATATATTGCACCCACGTACAACAAATCAACAGCATTAGGCTTGCAACCAAGTGGAGTATTCTTTGTCGTACGCTTAAGGACTGAAGTGCATCCAGAAAAGTATACCTCTGAACCTTGTCATGCATGGCTAAGTATTGAACCACGAACCCGAAAATCATTAGAGTCAGAGCATTAAAAAAGGTCGTACAAAATACACCTGCATAACCATAGTTATAGCCCATGAAGCTGGTAGTGTAAAGGGTTGGTGCCCACGTCCAAGTGGCAGCAATGCTCGTGCTGTATTGAAGGGTTGACCCTTCTTTGTACAATATCACTTTTGAAACTCCTTCTGTATTTCAAAGCGCTTGCAAACCGTCAAATCGTGATTTTCACAATCAACTGTTTTGAATCCTGATTCCTCGGTTTCGTACCAAATTGTGCAGGTATTTTCGCTGATTGCGGGTAACCACGAACTTCGATACCCTTTATGCTGAACATACCCGTCATCATGTGTTACCGAGAAAATGTAGTCTCGCAAATCCTGTTTGGCAGGCTTGCCGACCTCATCATGAATCACAGGCACCTTATGCAACACGTAAGCTCGGAAACGATCGTCATCGTAAAAGAGCTGAGTTTTACGATGCAGAATATGATCTAAGTAGAAAAAGCTTCGACGAGTTTTGAAGTTGACGTAAATCAAATACCAGAGATTTGCGTAGAACGGCAAATCGACCTTTCTATACTGACCTAGGAATTGGTTAAATGCCTCCGTATTTTGATTTATGTCATCGATATGGTACCCCAATTCAATCAGGTGCTGACCGAATCCGAGCACCGCAGGCTCATATAGACATTTAACATGGGGAATTAAACGATGCATCCAATACGAACCTCCACCCATTCCAGAGCAGATGCAGTCGAAATCGTCCAGACTCAAATCCTTGAGGGATTCAAACTCAAAGAACTCAAAACGGAATCCTTGCTTTTTGAGTTTGAAATACAGATATGGATACTCGACCACACTGTCTTTCGTAATGAAAATAACCAAGGATTTCGGGTCAATTCCATTTTTCAAAAGTGCGGTCAGTACACCCGTACTGTCTAAACCCCCAGACCAGAACAGGGCAAAGTGCTTATACTTTTCTAGGAGTTCCCTTGCCTTAATGTCCATAACAGGGGGCAAGGGTCGGAGCCTCAAAGTCAGGATTCCATTTGTTGCGTTCTTTCTCTGTGAGCTGGTATCGGCTAAACTGATTCAAATAACCTGTACCATCAACTGATAGGAATTTTGAAACCAAGCAATTGATCATAGCATGAGGGTCGCTCATGCTACGATCTACATAGAAGTTGACGGCATTTATCAAGTGCTCAGTCATTTTTCGATTCGCTTGAAGTCCACTACATCGACGTTGTAAGTCGTTTTGAAGACCGCCTTGAACATACCGTAGTACAGCGGGAAATAGGAATTATGACAGGTCTTTTCATGCTCAATATCTGACTGGCGAACACATCCACCCGCACAGACTTGAAGCACTAAACAGTCCTTGCATTCTTTACGATAATGCCACGAAACGTTACCCTCACTCGGAATCTCGTTGATGTTTTCTAGTGTACCTGTCTTTTGAACACGAATCTTGCAGTTATACGTATTTCCTAGTAAGTCGCAAACTAGACCAATGTCTTGATTCAAGCAATAGAATCGACAAGAATCAGCACTAGAACACGTTAACAAGCGATGCTTGAAATCATGGAATGGTAGAATATGACGGAGCTTTTCAGGATTCGCTACAATCGCTTCACAGGCACTTTCCGTAATCGTTTTGCGTGTTTCATCATTAAAATCCTTACGGTCGATATTGACCATATTCCAACGCATCACTTCAGGACAGAGAATGACCTCACGACCGAACACCGAGTTGATATACTTTTGTTTCTCCGTAATGCTCGGAGAAGTATCGGTCAACACGGGCATGATTTTGAATCCAAAACCCATTTTCTCGGCAGCGTATTTCATAACCTCTAGGAGTCTAGGGTTTTGGAAAATATCCTTGTCACGATCGACTGCTCCTAGATAGGCGTCATGCGAGATGTTGATGTGACATTTATACTTATCCAGGGTATCGACAATTTCTTTTGTCAAAAGACTACCGTTCGAAGTAGTTGTAAAGAGAGCGTCAGGATACAGCTCACGAACCTTCGGTAAGAGCTGAGAAAAGACCTTCCAATATACTAAAGGCTCACCACCCCAAAACTTGATGTGGATGGGTTCTAGGCCATTTTCTTTTGCCTTCTTGAGTTTTTCAATAAAGGGATCAACGTCCTTGACCGAAGATGAGTGAATTTTGTCACGTGAAAACTTCTGCGGGCAGAACGTGCAATTGAAGTTACAATGCAAACCGAGGTTGATTTCAAGCTGCTTGATGTCCGAGAGTTTTTTATAGATTTTATCCGTTTTGTTAAACGGCTTGATTTCAATATCGGGCTTGATTTTTTGATTACTGTCTAGTGGGTTGATGTTACCAAAACGCTTAGAAACGATGTGGTTATTTTTCGTTTCGTATTGCCATTTATCAAGCGTGTTATCAGGCATTTTCACGGTCAATTCAAATAGCATGATTTTCTCCTTTTAACCGATTTTACTGTAACTTTGCAAATAGACTCCGAAGAGTGATGCCATTGCACCACGGAAGCACCCCCACCATAAAGCATAGAGATTGGGGCAAGCGAGTTCATTTGCTTTGTCGTCCGAAGAGGGACAACCACCTGCACAACCGTGAACAAGCAAGCATTCTCGACAACGACGTTTCGTTAGGGCGTGTACGTATCCCAGAGGATTCACGTTCGACAGATTACTCAGGTGACCAAAAACTTGTGTTTGAATTGGATGATTATGACATTGCAAAACATCGCCTTTGAGGTTGACCACAAGACCATGTTCAGAAGGCATTGGACACTCGGCTACAATAGTTGAAATATCGAATTTTCCAACCCAGCCTGTAATGAGCATGTCCATTTTCTTTTTGAGAGAATAGTCGTTCGGATTATGCTCCAACAGAACTTTGAAAACTCCGTCAGAGTATTCCTTGCGTTCTTCTTCCGTCAAGAGACTGGCTTTGGCACTTTCAGGTTCAAAACTATTATGGCAGCGCACCACATTGTGAGTGGACACGTTGACTTCATTGTTTACATTCTTTTTAAACCAACGGATGATCTTTTCAGGATTCGTATTGCCATGTGCAGGAGTTGCATTGAATGCGATTCGATCATGCGGCATCACTTGGTAGGCATAATCCAGAGCATCCTTCACGACAGGGTCTTTCAAAATATCGCCATGCTTTTCGTCTTCTCGCATTTCGTTTCCGCAACCATCATGTGAGATATAGAGATACATACCGTACTTGTTCAGAAAGTCTACCTTTTCACGAGTCAATAAAGAACCGTTACTCGGAGCAGAAATATGCGCTTCAGGGTAAAGTTTTCGCAGTTCAGGGACGAGCTTTTCAATCACCTTCCAATACACAAAAGGTTCACCACCCCAAAGCTGAATGCGAAAAGCCCGCTTCACATTTTCACGAAGCAGCTCGATAAATAGAGGAACATCTTCAGGTCGAGCACTGTATGCTGAATTTCGAAAAGCTGTTTGCGAGCAGTACTTGCAATGGAAATTGCACTTAGTTCCTAGGTGAATTTCCAATAGGGTGATGTCATCCGATTTCTCGATAGGATTGTCGTTTCGAGTAAATGGATAAGTGCTATTGACTCCAATTGTAGGGTACTCGGTTAACAACTCATTCTCATTTTCATCGTAGAACCGATTTGTGACGTTATTGTAAACCCAGGTCGTAGGTTTACCATCTTTCAAAATATTTAATCTGAATCTCATGGTTGACAGTTACACCGATTATAGTTACAGACAGTTCGACTACAATCACTACAATTATTACATCCACTTGTTTGATTGCAATGTCCGCAATTGCTGCATTTTGTAGTAATTGAAAGGGTTCGAGAAGTTGCCGAAGTAACGATACCTTGAGCATTAACTGTAAAATACGGGATTTTAATACTTCCCGTACCGACGTTAGCAACAGTCAAATTCCCAGTAGCCCCATAATTCCCAGCTGTTACACCAGAAGCATTTGTAATGGTAGTAGTATTCGTGGCACTTGTTACCGATGCAACAGAGCCAGAGGATGTTACGAATTTTGAGTCATTTTGAAGTTGACTCATTTTCGTTACTTTACTTGTTGAAGCATCCGCAACCTCATCAATCACATCCACTATATCTTTACCAGCGATAGTTAATAGATTACGCTCAGTCATACTTTCACTCCGCAGATATCATAATCGTGGTTGATCCAATACGGGTGTAATTATCCGTATTGATCTTGAGATCGATTTCAGTTCCAACAGGAACATGAGTTGTGAAAAGCTTGAAAGTGCAAACACCATTAACGGTTGTCAACTTCTTAATAGGTAAGTAACCAGCGGAGCTGTCCAAAATGATTTTCAGCTCTTTATCAAAGATCTCACCTGTTGGCAAGTAGGTGTGACTTTCATCGTCATATTGCGTCTTTCTCAACGTGACTGTAAATTCACCTTCACTGTCAGGTAGCATGGCTACCGGCCCTGAAACCGTAGCTAAAGGCAAATATGCTTTCGGGTTATTATTAACTCCGTTTTGGACATTTTCCTCTACATACTCATGCTCTGTGTCGGAGATGTTTTCAAAGAAAACATGACGATCTAAAACGAGAGTATTTTCATTTGAGGTCAACTCATCAGCTCTTGAAGGTGCATAAAGGGTAGCCAACAGACGAGTACCAGTGCTCACCATCTGCTTATTGAGCAAATTTTTGTTTAGATAAGTGTTTGGGAAAAGTGACTGCCAAGGAGTTAGAGTCATCGTGTACCCATTGAGACCCATCGTGTAGGCGGAATAGTCTTGACGACGTTCAATGTCTGTATACTGCAAAACACTACTGCCCAAATAGGCAAACGTTTTTCCTGCATAGTCCGTAGAAAAGACACTAGAGACCTCAGTTAAGTCAATCAGCTTATTGAGATACCCAGACTCAATGTTATAATTGTATTGTTGCGATTTAAGGTAATTGATAAATTGCTCCTTGATATCACCCGAAAGGATTCGATCTTTTTCCAGTTCAGGATCAATCGGAGTATTCGGCTGGAAGACCGAGATACGGATATAGTTATTGTTCGCCACAGCGTACACTGCAATAGTTTCAGGGGTCACTGGGCATTGATCGGATAGTAGTTTAATGACTTTCATAGTTTTTCAACACGATCTAAATAGACACCAAAAAGAGACGCAACTGCTGCACGGAAAACGCCAAAATACATAGCATACCAATTTGGACAACTCAAGGCATGCGAGGCATTATCCAGACCTGTGCATCCACCTTTACAACAATGTAAAACGATACAATTCGAACAGTCTGTGTCACGTCTTGAAAAATGCGTATGACCATAAGGGCGTGCTTCATTCAAATTTTGAATATTTTGACAATTTCCTTCTGGTTTTCCAAAATTGTGACAGCGGAGAATATTACCCTGCATATCTATAGCCAAGGTCGAACCGATTCCTAAAGAACACTCACCTACAATTTTTGAAGCGGGTGTGTGATTGATGAAAGATTCAATGAGCGAATTTTTAATCTCCCGCATTGAAAAATCAGGCACCGTTTCACGATTCAAAAGATCGAAGGTGTTCGCAGTCAACTCCCGTCGATCTTTCTCAGAAAGGTGACTTGATTCAATTGCTTCAAGTGAGGTCGAATCGTTACAGGTCACCACGTTGTTAGTTGAAGTGTTTGCCTTCGGAGATACTTTCCTTTTAAAGAACTCAATCACTTTTTCTTGGTTAACATTGCCTTGAGTCAAGGTCGTCTTGAAAGAAAAAGTGTGTGGAGGTAATATCGTATAGCCATAGTGCAAGGCATCCAGGACAATTAGATTTTTCAAAATATCGGGATGCTCTTCGACTTCTCTAGCTTCATTATGAGGACCATCATGGCTAATCCAAAACCGAAGGTGATACTTGGCAATGAAGTCGATTTTGTCTCGGGTTAGTAGTGAACCATTTGTTGGGAAGCTAATATCAACGTTATCACCATAGAGTCTGCGAAGCTCAGGTACTAACTCAGTGACCGTCTTCCAGTAAACGAGGGGTTCTCCACCCCAAAGTTGAACCGCTTTCGGCTTGATTCCAGCTTCTTTTAACCTAGCAATAAATGCACCTACATCACTCGGAGAGCCACTTTTCACTAAATGGCGGAAACTCTTTTGCGAACAGTAAGCGCAATTAAAGTTACAGTTCATGCCAAGGATAATTTCCAGCAGATCGAGGTCTTTTCCGTACTGATGCGGGTTTTCTTCACCTGCAAAAGGTTTGATCTCCAAAAATTCTTTTTTATAAGGTAGGTACTCAGCTAGCAGGTCATTTCCGTTTTCGTCACGGAAAATATTTTCCTGCGGGTCATACGTCCAAACCAGAGCTTGGCCATTTTTCAAAACATGCAGGTGGTACACAGTAAACTCTTACGGTTGACAGTTGCAGTTATTACAGTTATTGCAATTCGAGCATCCACTACTTCGAGAGCAGTTATTGCATTGGCTACATCCAGAGGTAACACTACAATTATTGCATCCGGTGGTAACTTTTAATGTTCGATTGACCATATTCGTGATTCGTCCTTGAGTATTGACTGTAAAATATGGAATCACAATCGAACCAGTTTGATTGTTATTTGCAATCGTGACGTTTGCACTTGGCCCGTAAGTACCAGCTGTGACCCCAGAGGCACCCGTCAGGTTTGTTGCAGTCGTTGCAGTATTTGCCGATGCTACCTTACCAGAGGTAGTGACATAACCTGAATCGTTTGTGAGTTGGCTTATTTTGGTAGGTATTTTTGCCTTGACTTGCTCATCAATTGAGGTGACCAAATCAACGCCTTTTAACTTAATTCCACTCATATATGTTTAGGTTAAAAAAGTTAAAAAGAAAAAAAACAGGGAGAGGAGTAATCTATACCCCCCCCCCCTAATACTAGCAAAATTAAATTTTTTGTTAAAAAATACTCAAGCAAAGACATTGTTGAGTATGATCTATGGTAAGGACAAACTTACCATGCTTCAGACTCTGCGGTAGGGTATCAACACTCTTATACAGCTGCTCACACTCTTTACAGATTGTAGTCTTGAGCGCAGGGTCATTTTGAAACTCACTCAATGGTTCTTTCTTTATATTTACGGAAAGGTTCTTCAGGTTGTCAAGTGTAACAACACCTCGGTCGTTTTCCAACAGTGCTCGCCACATGTATTGAACGAACATCCAATTGGCTTCAAACTGAACCTGCCAGCTGTTCTCTGTAATTCGTGTGACGCGCATAATAATGTGTTCCTTTGAGCTAATCACATAATTTATTCTAGTCACCTATATTAGGTAAACTTTTTAGAAAAAACTTATATATTTTTATTACTTGAGATTTATTAAATACGTATAACCCCTCAGATATGTTGGTATGTAGGATACTGTTTTTTAATATTATCTTCTTGTATAATATATAGTTTACCTGATTTATACCCCATATTTAAGCAATCGAAATAAAAGTCATGCTTACGCCCAAGGCGGTGGATCACTACTAGAAAGCCAAATAGGAATTTGCGTACCTACAATTATGTCCTGTGGAGAAAAGGGTATATTGTTATATGTACACAAAGATCCCCTATAAAAACTAGTAGTTTCATAATCCGTTCGTAGTATTCGTAAATCAGCTCTGCCAAAATACAACGGATATCCACGATCTGGAGTACCAAAGCCCTTCTCTCGTTGTAAGTACCAAGGTACTGTTTCAGGATTAGAACCTTCTTCATATATAAAATACATACGAGTGAGCGGAGAAAACTCAGGTTCGATACTACCTATTATATTAGTATCAGATTTCTTATAAAACCCATATATAATATTTCCAGGAGTGCTTGAATCAACAGTTTGGCCTATTGTTAAAATATAGTTATAATCTTCAGGTTTAACTATATTACCCCCATTGAGAGAGCTGCAAAGAAGTTTACTATCAAACATTTACTATTCCTTTATTTCATATGCTTGTGATGTAGTCTGTGACACCTTTCACAAACTAACACCATGTTTGTCATTGAATTGGTTCCACCTCTTGACAGTGGTACAATGTGATGCACTTGAGTAGCAGGAGCACCGCAGTAGAAACACTTGCCTTGCTCACGCTTGCGTACTCCAGCACTTGTCTTCCACCAACTGTTTTTAATACCCATTGAGTAAGTGTTTCGTTTTCTCATGTTATAATTACACTACCTAATATGTGACAAAAGGAGGAACCACACGTATGTCAAAAATCAAAGTGCTAGTGCTCACCCCTAGTAAAAGGAACCCTCAAGTCGTCCTCGGTAAGTTTACTTACATGGAACCTGACAGAGAAAAGGTCTATGCAGCCATAGGCGGCACAAGTCATTACCGTGAAAGGTTGGACACGAGTTTTGGAAATTTCCTAGTCATGTACAATGTAGACCTCACTGTAATAGCTCCAAGGTACACCTGTGCTTTTGTCAACCAATGGTTAGAATGGACTTGCATTGACGGCACAGTTGTCATAGCACGTTACACTGAAAAGGACGGTGACTACCAATTGCATAGCCTCGAACAAGAAGACAGTGCTAAACTTAGAGAGTACCTACGAGACCAATACTCGCAGTTCACAGGCGGCAAACATTGACACTTGAAAGGGGACGATATTCGTCCCCGTCCCTTTATTCCACAATATTTACGAGAAGTAGATCCTTCAACTCAGCCGCAGTAATCCGCTCCTTCGGGTTGAGCTTATTCCCTAGGAAACGATGCAACTTAGGAACCCACTCTTGACTACGTTGCGTGAGTAGCTTGTTTTGCTCGTTTGCGTTACCCCACTCTTGGCACATATCAAGGTTTTGTACATCCTCAAGTGCGAGCATGCTACTTTGTACTGAATCACCTTCCTTACCGTCCGCAACCACAAACGCAAGGAACATCATCGTGTGCCGGCGATCTGTAAGAGGGAAGTACTTACCCATTGGGTTCCAGAATTGGAAAATGCTCAGCAACCCTAGGCATTCCACTTTTCTACTGTCCACACCGATTTTATCAAGTCCAGCTCGTGGATCTAAAAAGAATCGCACAGGAACAACACTCACGTCATTGCTCGCAGCCAATTCCTTAATAGTAGGTACAAAAGCCTTGATCTTTCCTTGACGCTTTTGCTTTTCACGTGTAAAGTCAACAGCCTGATCGGTTTGAAACTTATGCTGCAATAACCCAGCAACAGGGTCTAACCCACAGTGTTTCATCCACTTCTGCCATGGCCCACTATGTCCAGGGACAGCTCTAACATTGAAAAGTCCTTGACCTAGAAACCAAGCTTCCCATCCTTCATAACCGTCCTTAGAGCTATTTCCTACTTCGAAAATGTTGTCAATCGTCCACACGGCCAAGTGACACATTTCGTGAAGAAGGGTTTGATGAAAAAACTCACTCTTTGTCCCATACAAATCCATCTTCACACAAAGAGTATTGTCAGCACATTTATAGAGTTCGTGGTTCATGTCAGCTCTGCGCAGTTCTTCATTGGGAATATCCTTTCGCAGAGGGTGACTCACATAGCCACCTACACCTTCTCTAGTCGTTACTTCAATTGAAACACCCTGCCCATCCTTGGGTAACTTTCCTCCGAAGAGCTTTCGATTCCAAAAGGCATAGCTCTTTTTCAGAAAAGGAAGAAAAGTTGACCGATTTGATAGGTCAACTTCCTCTTCCATATTTGGTGCTTCGTCTAAGAGTATTGCATAATCACTCATATTTGACACCATTTATACAATAAATTTAATACTTATAAAATTATTTTCAAAGTAGGTCTATTGATTACCTACGTTGATTTTATTGTTAAATGAGAGAATGTTAAATGACATTACAAGTTAAACACCTTTACTCTGAAACAGCGGGTAATCGTCCGCCAGCAGAGCAAGTTGACGTAGGCCAGCTATGGATCAACATGGGTGACTCGACCATTGGTACTAAAAAATCTGATGGTCAGCTAGCTACCTATGCGCAACTTACTGAAGCGGAGCGTGAAGCTGTACGTAATGCGATGCCCAAAACAGGGCAGGTTTCAGGTGTTACGGTAAGTCAAGTTGCTGCAGCTACAGAAACGGATGCAGCAACTATTGACGATAACAGTAGCACTGTCCTTGAGGGAACACTTACTGCGAATGAGTTCCACGTAACGATCAACAAGACTACAGCTCACAAGAATACGAAACTTGTGCTAAAGAAGCCTGCTGGGGTCACGGGTTCTGTTCGTTGGGATGGTGTTGACCTTTGGTTAATCGGTGATAGTGCTCCTGTCTTTGGTGACACCCAAGAAGAGCAAGAACTTGCCGTAGCCATTTTCACGTCTCCTACTAAGGTTGCCGTCAACGTTATCTACAACACGGAACACCCCGTTGAGATTGAAGCAACAGGTGGTGGTGAATGGGGCGAAATTGAAGGTACACTTTCCAATCAAACTGACCTCCAAACGGTGTTGGACAGTAAGGCAGATAAGACTCAGTTAAGCAGTTATGCTACAGTTACACAGTTAGAAACAGCTGAAGAAAATGCCTCCAACACTTTAGCACCGAAAGCAAACCCACAATTTACAGGTGGTGCAACAATCGACGGTAAGGCTGTAGCTACTACCGATCAGATTCCGGACGTTTCACACTTCGTCACGGATACCACTCTCGCGGGTTATGCTACTACAGAGACAGTGACCGCAGAGTTTGAATCGTATGACAAGACGATTAAGGCTCACGTGGAATCTGAACTAGGTGGCTACGTAACTGCTACAAAGTACGACGCGGATAAGGCTACTTTCCTTACGAAGAGTGAAGCTTCCACGACGTATGCAACCCCTGCCAATATTACGCAGGCTATTACTGATCTCAACATTAGTCAGTATGCAACAGACAACGACCTTTCTACGGCAGTAGCTGGTGTCAACGCAGAGGTTGCGAAAAAGGCTAGTTTAGCAGGTGCCGCCTTCACTGGTGCAGTTACCGTACAAGAACCAACTGCGGCTTCGAACCCTGCAACCAAACAGTACGTTGACAATGCGGTTGCTTCCGTATACAAGTACAAAGGCTCAGTAGCAAACCAAGCTGCATTACCAAAGTCTGGACAAATCACAGGTGATGTCTATAATGTAGAGGATACAGGTGACAACTTTGCGTGGGATGGCAGCAAATGGGACAAGCTTGCAGGTACGGTAGATCTTTCTGCGTACTTGACCAGTGCTACTGCGCAGTCCACTTACCTTACGCAGACTGATGCAAGCACCAACTACCTAGGTAAAACAGCTAAGGCTGCATCTGCAACGACTGCCGATAGGATTTCGGCAAACCGTACAATTTCCCTTACGGGTGACGTCACAGGTAGTGTTGCAACCAACTTAGGTAGTAACGCTTCGATTGCTGTTACACTCGCAAACTCAGGTGCTACGGCTGGTACGTATGGTCCAACTGCGGCTGTCACTTTAGGTTTTGGTGGAACTGTGAACGTACCGAGTATCACAGTTGATGCCAAGGGTCGTGTAACTGAATCTGCACACTATGCAATCAAGTTACCTGCTGCACCCACATCTGTTAGCGGCAATGCAGGCACGGCTACAAGACTGCAAACAGCTAGAACAATTGCTCTCAGTGGCGCTGTCACAGGCACAGCAACATCCTTCAATGGTAGTGCTAATATCACGATTCCGACTACTGCGGTTGACGGTACTAAGGTTAGTGTATTTGGTGCAGCCTCTGCTGATGCAGCTGGTACAATTGGTGCTGTTCCTGCTCCTGCGGCCGGCTATCAAAGTAGATTCCTACGGGGTGATGGTACGTGGCAAACACCTACTGATAACAAGATGCAGCAAAACGCATCTACTGCCAATGGTAACTACCCGTTGCTTGCGAAGTCTACTACAGCTACTGCAAACATCAATGGTCAGGCTATTTTCGATGCTGATACCACGATTAACCCAAGCACGGGTACAATTACTGCCAAAACTTTCAAGGGGGCTTTGAGTGGTAACGCAACTACAGCAACTACGCTTGCAACAGCACGCACGTTTACTACAAACCTTGCATCGACTACGGCAGGTTCCTTTAATGGTAGTGGAAACGTGACTCTCGGTGTTACGGGCACACTGCCTACCTCGCACGGCGGCACAGGTCGTACAGACGGTAAGGCTGTAAACGTTACACAAGTAATAACACTTTCTGCGGTTGGTCCGCTTGGTTACACCTCATCTAATGGTGGTTATGTAACAACTAGTGCGGCTATTGCATACTGGAATGGACGCTATAGCGGTACGTCTTCTAACTTACAGTATTGCAAGACGGGTACTATTATTGGCAGTAATGGTGGTACTATCACTGGCAACCTCACTGTCAATGGTTCGCTTTCGGGTGCTTCTCTCAATGCTACCTCAGACCGTAGACTCAAAGACGTTGTCAACACGGCAAGTGGTATTGACCTCAGCACGTTGATTCCATACCGTTACACCTTTAAGAAGGACGAAAAGAAAGATGTACACATTGGCTTAATTGCTCAGGAAGTACAAGCAGTCGTCCCCGAAGCCGTTAAGGTAATTGACGAAGAAGGTCACCTTGGTATTGAGTACAATGCTCTAGTTGCTATTCTCATTGACAAGGTTAACCAACTGGAAAGACGTTGTGCTCAACTTGAAGCTAACTTGCAAAGCAAGGCAACTTTCTAAGGAGATGTAAATGGCAACAATCGCAAGCGACCTAATTATTGCCAACGGTGTTGACGTTGGTGAAGAGATCAATGCAAAAATTCCTGTATCAGGTTCACGCGGCAAGCTTGCAGGCTATGAAAGTGGAACCTCTCAGAGTGGTGCCCTTACCGTGAGTGCTACTACTGCGGACAACATGCAGATTACAGGTGCTGTCCAGATTACCGTGAACAACGGTAGTGCCAATCAGTATTGGGTCAAGAAAATTTCCATCACCAATACAGGTGCAACTATTAGTCTTGGTAGCAGCTGGTCTTGGGTAGGCGGTTCGCAACCTACAATCACAAACCCATGCCTCCTTGTCCTTTCTTGGGACAACAATAAAGGGATGGCTTGTTTGAATACTACAGGGAGCTAAAATGCTAACAGAGGGTAATCTTTACGAGATTTTCCGGAACCTCCAAGATAAGTTTTTCACGTGTGATCTGCGTGACTTCTGCTACCACTTGGAAGAGGGTAGCAACGAAGTGTTGGATCGCTGGGAAGATGACACGGAGGGTTCGTATGCGGGCTTCAAGTACGGTTTAATTGATGGTAAGGTTACACTCACGGGTACACTCGAATACCGTCAAGGTCGTCCGCGCATCTGTTTGCACACTAACATCGACACAGTTCCATTTGAAGCAGTAAAAGACAAATACGAATACTGGGACGACTATTGGAGACACTTAGAAAACGACGTCAATGTAGCTTTCGGTAAGTATGTTGTGCCAGTTGTCCAGCAAGTTCATAGAGTCTTCCGTAATGGTGAAGAGTTTGACACGTTTGTAGTTCGCCATTGCTTTGCGGATGGAGATTATCGTACTGCACAAGATGCCAGCATGGTAGAGTTCAAACTTATAATTAGTTTAGACATCGACCAACTCATGGCTGAAGACTAATACCTACAAGCAAAAGAAAAGGGACGTAACTTGTTACGGTTACGTCCCTTCTTTTCGTTTAGGCTTCTTGCAAAATCAACCGATCCGCAGCATTTGCACAAGCCCAACAATATTTGAGGTAGTCAAGAAACTCTTTAATACCTTCTTCTGTGATTTCCGCAATGTCACCTTCCGCATTAGAGGTAGTTACAATGCAGTGTCCAACAATCACGTCTCGTACCTTTCCATTGTAAACTATGGGAATGCAGGGGAGCTTCATTGGATTCAGCAACTTACCTTCTTCGTCAAACCACAGGTCGTAGCGAGTACCTTTCAGGGTGCGCAGGGTAAAGTGTTCAAGAGTGCGGCATTCGAGCAATTCGTACATATCGTTCAGCTGAGTTCTGTAGTCAGGAGCGCCGTGTACCTGCTTCGTGCTGTACTGAATATCACCAAGGTCAAAAGGATCAGAAGCAACCTTAAGATAAAGGGTGTTGATGAGTTTAGACATAGTGTGTTACCTCTAAAGTAAACTAGTGGGTAACACAAGTATAACACCATCACTTAGTCTTTGTCAATACCTTTAGATACAATTTTCTCATATCTTCTGTCCAACCTTTCTTTGTCTCAATTACATGGTCAGCGTAGGAAAGCACGATAGGGCTATGCGTTGTGATGAGAATTTGCAGGTTAGGATTAACATTACACCAATTATGAAAGGTACGCATTATGGTGTCTATGGTGAGTGGGTCGTTGCTGTTTTCTACTTCATCCACACAAACAATCACATGCTTGCCGCTACCAATTGTTCCCTTATGTTGGTCAAACCAATGAGAAAAATACAGGCTAATACACTCAGCTTCACTACGTCTGTAGAGACCCAAACTTAACGCGTCTTCGATGTTGCTCTTATTGAAAAGTTCTTGTACAGCCTCTCCGTTGAACTTGGAATATTGCTGTGGTTCATACCACAAAATGAGGCTCCTGTCAATAGGTTCATCAAAAGCAACTTTGTACGTATACTCGCAATTGACGTAGGTAGGGATGATAACCTGCTCATAGCCACCCTTACCCTCTGAACTTGATTTCCACTTGAGCGTCTTCAACAGCACAGTCTTTCCGCTTGCATTGGGTCCAACTATGCAGTTGATACCCTTAGTGAAGGTGATGGTGTTTTTACCATCCATCACAGGGAAAAACACTTCCCTATTTTTTGTCTTCGGTAGAAAAATTTTCTTAAGCATATGCCTCTCCTTTTGGAGAGTATTTACGGGGTGTAGAGATATGACGAGGGTAGGTTCCACTATTGAAAACCTACCCTCTTTGCTTACACTATTTGACCTTTGTTACCGCTTACAACTACACGTGCGAGAGAATTTAGAACCCATTCAGGCACAGGAAATCCTTCAGTGGGAATGACCATATTGAAGTGATTTGCTGAAGCAACTTGTAGGTTCAACCCTAGGTCATCGTAGCCAGGAACCTGAAAATTAAGGTTGAACACGCAGTCAATTGCGTATAGAACTAGGTTATAGTTTGCTAGCTCGTAGAACAGTTGACCTAGCATTTTCACGTCTGTGAACTCAGGGTTAATCGACTTGAAAATGATATGCGTAGTTGGATACCACTTACCACCTTCCCATATTGGAGTTCCAATGCGTTCATCACCTTCAGGTAAAAACTCTTTGTAGTCTTGCGTCCAACAATTAACGATCATGAACTGCATGCCAGTACAAAAATTTACAAAATCCATGAAGGTGCTTGTACCCTTTTGCATCCAATACAGACCGATGAACCTGCAAAAGTTCATGAACGAGTATTCGTCGAACATCACTGTAGGTACACCGAGCTGTAGCCCAAGCATGTTCAACTGCTTCAAGACAATGTTCTGCTCAGGTACAGACCAGTCGCTTTGTGAAAGCATTTCCCCTGCTTGAATTTTCCGCTCCATATCGGAGTTACTTACCCACATATTGCGTAGGTTTTTCAGGATTTCAATCTTGTCCTCTACCCTTGAATCGAACAACTCGTCTGTAGCGTCCATCCAGTCTGAAAAGAAAGGGTTAAAGGATAGGTACGGAGGAAGTAGAATTTTCCTAGGTAGTCGATACCCTAAACGTTTGGCTAATTTTTGATCCTCTTGAAAGTCTGTTGTGTAGATCATAGTTAGCCTCTTACAGGTAAACTATTGTCAAGGCGCTGTTGACGTTCTGCATAACTACAAGTGACGGTCAGGTTTTCAATCACATTAAGAGAGTTATACTTGATGTCAACCTTTTTACCCAGAGAGAACTTGTCAGGGTCAGGTGTTACCGTACCGTTGTCAACCCACGTAGAAGTACCAGCCTTCACAGTAGCCATATACCCTGCCTCCTCTGCAATACGTCCATAAATGCGGTATTCCTTTGCATACGGGTCATCGTACCAATTAAGGGTGATTGTTGGATTTTCCATATCCTCGGTAATAAGAGGATGCACCCAATTGTCCTTGGTCGATTCTAGGTCGTCCTGATTCACCATTGTTACACAATACGCATACTGCTTTGCTTCAAAATTCTTCCCTCCCGCATCGTTATTGATTTTGAACGAAAGGAGAGGAGACGTCGGAGGTGTAACAATAAAATCAGTAGTAGGTTCTTCTAGGGTCACATACGAGATGTTTTCGTCACTCTTAAGTGCAGCATTGATAATGTCCGAACGATAAATGTTGGTCATCAGAATGCCAGGACGCGGTTTAAACAAGTTAAGTAGTGCCTGCTTTACATTGTTTTCTGCATCCGTAAGGACAGCAGAGTTAAAGCAATACACTCGCATTGAAATAGTACGAGGAACCTCCTCTGCGTCTACCCATACAAAACGAGTAGAGTACATGGACTGTGCTTCACACCATTTGCAAAACTCTTGTTTCTTCTTTGCGTCCCAAGGCTCGGTGGTAACACCCGTCACCCAAATGACGTTCATATACTGAAGGTCGCCCGGATTGATTTCACGTTGTGCCTGCGTAATAGTATCAATGACCCCTGGATAGGTATTCACAATTGCAGAGTACTGAGACTTAGTAACAGCAGAACCATACGTACCGAAAGAGCTCGCCGTGTTGTTTTTGTAAGTCAACGTTGACTTCTCTGCACAGCCGTATCGAGGATTCGTAAGAGCCGTACCTTCAACATCCTCGTAACCGTCAATACTGATCGTATTGTTAATGGTCACATAGTTGTTCCCGTTAGCACCTTCAGTAGTGCAGTAGGTAATAGTGACTTGGTCATTGATGGTAGGTACAGACCCATACGTGATGGGTTCCAACTCAATCAGGTCTGCACTATAACCAGATGTCATTTCATTGGAACCAAAATGGATAACAAGGCGACCTGTTGATGTAGTTAGATCTTGACATGCAGGTTGATCTTTGTAATTCCACAGCCCTGCATAAGACACGGGGATGTCCTCTCCGTTTATACTTACCTTAACGTCTTGATCTGACACCACAAAGTTGTCTTCGGGCGAGACCCAAGCCTGTAAGTTAGTACCATTACCAGTGATGTTGTAAATAATTACTTCACCCTGATACAGTGTTACGGTAAGGGTTACCGTATCACCTTCATCGTCAAGAAACTTAAAAGCTTCACGATTAAAGAAAGAGTAACCTGCACACTGGAATTGTGAATATGCAGGGATCACTAGACCACGGGGTGCTGTAATTTCTGCTTCAATTTGAGCAGGTAATCTACGCGTCATGCGTACACCTTGCATGACTGCACACGCACGAATTGCAGAATCTGACACTGCTGTTTCTGCGAAACAGTCCTGAAAGGCTCTGTTGATTTTCGTTTGGTCAAAAGTACCTAACGCAGCAACTAACTCAATGAGAGTTTGCCCAGTCATTGTCGTTAGGTTACCTTTCCAACTACCTTTTTTCTGTAGATAATTTTGAAAGTCCGACACAAACTGGTCAAAATCCATGCTCATGTCAGATATGATTAGTTGCTTACTCATGGTTATTGCTGCCTTACTGCAAAGTCAACACTTGCATACTGCTTGTTTAGTTTGAACGTACCACTAATACGAATACGGTATCCTGGCAAAGAGTAGTCAGGAGTGATTTGCGTATTGCGGTAATCCAAGTCAATTCGAGGTTCCCACCGACCAAAGATTTGCATGACTGCAAGACGCATTTTCTGTGCTGTGATCTCCGAAATAGATTCCTGCAAAAACCACATAAGGGAGGAACCATACTCGGGCTGGAAAATGCGACCCCGTGCTCCAATAGGGCAATTCATTAGGTTGAAAAACGAAGAGTAGAGCACGGAGTTCACGTCCGCAAACCTTTCAGGTTGAAGGTTATTGGTAAATTGGGGGTTGACGTCAAGCCAAGTACAATTAGTCAACCGCAGTTCATGCGGTGTGTACGTACTGTTAGCCATACCTAATTACTCCGTTTTACGTATACATCCTCTTAAATTTTCTTAAGATAGTTAATTTTCTGATTTGACGAACCGTACCACTTATGATCGACCTTGAGTTTTTCTACGAAAGGCCCATCAACGAGAACATCACAAAGGGAGAGAATGAACTCTCGACGTGGGTCTTTCTTCAATTCATGTAGGGTACGTCCACTCCAAATCCAGATGTCCTTTGTATTACCGAAACGGTTGCGAAACTCTTGACAGATGCCCATAACCACATCGAGGTTTTGTTCTTCAAAAGGATCACCTCCGAGGATACTCAAACCCTGTACATAAGGATCCTCTAGTGCCTTGAATAGCTTTCGATACGTCTCTAGGTCAAACTTGTTTCCTGCATTGAAGTCCCAAGATTCAGGGTTAAAGCACCCCTTACAATGAATTGTACAACCTGAGACGAAAAGAGACACACGAATGCCTGGACCATTCGCCGTATCGTAAGTAGAAAATCCGCAATAGTTCATATTATGCCCAGTTAAACGAAATAGAACTGGAACCAGTTACTACAAAATGATAGGAAAATGAATCGTAGCAAATACCAGATGACATAGATTTTAATGGTAAAGTTTCACTCGAACCACCATAGCCAGCTTTATAAAAAATACATAGGTCTCTATACGTATCTACTTCAACCTCAACAGTCACGGTGTCATCAGGTATAATCTCAGACTTATAGATAGTGAACCAATCATCTTCATTATTTTGGTCAGCATAGCACAGATAAAATGTGCTAGATACATCAATTGCTCTATTTGTTGCTACCCTAGTTCTTACTAACAATGAGATTGAAAGTTTTACTTTCTGACCAACCTTTTGGTTAAAAAGTTCAATAGGAAGGTGTTTACCTACGTATGGAGCAAACCCTTCAAACAAAGAAGGTTCACCCTCTATATATGGAGAAGAATAGAATATTACTCCGTTTTCTTCGGTTCGCTTGGCTAAATAAAGATACTTATTGGTAATCATATATACAGCCAATATAAGAGGGAGAACTGACGTTAGTAGAACTACCTAAAAAGGCTATACCACCAAAGTAGGTGTTAGTATATAGGGCTAAAATAGGATGATCTTCAAAGACCTTATCCACTATATCACCATAGCTCTTGTCAGTCCCTAAAGCATCTTCATACCCTGTAGGATTTACATAGCCGTATCCGGTATTCGAATATACTATGTCATTTTCTATTGTTTCAACAAAGAGGGAATTACTTACTTCATTCCCCCCCCCCCATGATAAGTAACTTATTCGAAATCATACAACAAATCTCTTAGTGTGGGCCAGTAGTTTCTGCGTATTCACCCTGAGCAGTATGCGTATGCGTATCAAGCACAATGCCATTGCTGCTGATCGTGCCACCCGTATTCCTAATACCACCGCTGATGGTAGCACCAGCACCACCAGCACCATAAGTATTGGCAATATTGCCAGTGAATACGGGGCATTGAAAGTGTGCGGAACTGGCCTTAACGTTAAAAGTAGAACACTGAAAGTCAGCATTCCCACTAGCTTGTACAGAGAGTTCACTACAGGTAAGATTGGCATTTCCTGAGATGTTCCCCGTAGCATTTCCCTGCACGGTTAAATTAGCGTTTCCGCCTACACTAATGTTGGCATTGCCTCCGATCTGTACATTCTCATCTTTCGGAACATTCACGTTGAAAGTACCGTCAGGATTGAGGACAAACTGAATGCCAGAGACATGAGTGTAGGTTAACGTTTTTGTGTTTGTGTCTACAAAGAGTTCCGATCCATTGGGATCAAGTACCCCATAGGTTCCTGGAACGTACTTTGCATTCACATTTTCCTCGGTGAGCATGAAGCCACGATACACGGGAAAGTTAGGATCATTCCCCTGTAACTCAACCAGAGCTATTGCTCCAATAGGAGGTGCTCCAAATTGACCGAATCCACTACCCTGTCCAAACATGCAGTATTTGACAGGGAGAATCCACGGAACCTCACCTAGTTCACTGTCGTACAGCTCAGGTATATGACATTTGATTCTATCGAGGTGCATTGGGTCATTGTTGTCAATGACCACACCTTTGTACAAAGTCAAGTCATGAACCGTAGGTTTTGGGAGCTGCGAATTTAGGTTAATGAAAGACATATTAGTTCACCCCCATACGACAAGCGGAAATTCTTTCTCCGTACTTGTTTCCTCGAATAATCATACACCGAGTGTCTACAATGTACGTGCCAGAGTTTTTAGTATCAATAGCACCCTCTGCATTGTATGCAGTAAGGGAGTACGGAGTGAGCAAAGTTAGTGGGGTAGGTGAATTGATGATCATATTGCAATTGACCGTATATAGACGAGAGTAACGGTCGTTTTGGTACACACCTTCCCACAGGTTCACGGCCTGCTCAGGGTTGAAATACGAGAACGTCACTTTGGATCGTTGTACCTCTGACACCACGTTTGTATCAATATTGACGTTACTCTCTTTCTTTTTCACGTCAAGTGTTTTGTACGTAGTATCATTCGCATTAGTGGTTTGCTTTCTCATAAGGGAGGCATAGCCACCCCCACCTCCATTGTTCAAGCCAGAGTTTGAACTCACACTGAAATCCGTAGCAATGAAGAACCCTTCCGATTCAGTGAAGGTTGCAACCTTTACCCCACTATCAGGTAAATTATTTACATTTTTGTAGACAAGGGATTGTGACAAAGTTAAACCACTCATCATGTAGCTTCCCTTGCCAGCAAACCCTTTCTGCGTAAGGTACTTCACAAACTCTGCATAGGTCATGTTTCCTTGCATCCACAATTGGGTATCTTGTGTAGCGTCGCAGTCTGCACCAAAACCGCATGTTGACGCTATTTGTTTAATGACCTGAGACGTGGAACCCTTGTACCCCATACAAGAGGATGTGAACCAATACTTGGGACAATTCAGGTAAGCATCAATAGTAACAGTTTGTCCCGTTGGAGTAAGCACTGTGTTGTGATTAAACACGCGGAACTCGACCTGCTGAAATACCTTGCTGTTAATGAGAATGGTTACACGGATGCGACAACCGTCAATGAAGGGAAACTTGGTAAAAAACCCAATACCGTCTTCAAGCTGTAGGTACAAAAGAGGAACATGGAATTTCACACTCTCCGTCATATTGAGTTCCGTCAGAGTACACATCTCTATGCAAGGAAATTCCATGAACCCGTCTTTTTCTACCTCAAACTCAAGCACCACCTCAAGCATGTTGTTGACATTGAATGCCATTGTAAACACTCCTTAAATGGTGATTGTAGTGCTCGCGGAAGAGCCGTCATCCAATGGTTTGGACAGTAAAGAAGCAACAGCGGATTTATCGGGTATATTGAGTGTCATCCCAATTTGTACGTCATTGATCGGGTCGTTGAGACCGTTGAACTCTAGGATCACTCTCCATAGTGCAACTGTGCCGTACACGTTAAAGGAAATTCCAGGAAGGTTTGCTACGTCGGCAGCCGTCACTTTATACGTACTGTAGTTCCGAATACGGTAACGAATATTTTTGTACAAAGAGTGAAACGAGTCATATCCATACGTCTCACTGTAGGGAGTGCAAAGGCTCCATGTTAGAGAACTACTCATAATAGGTTAACCTCCTGATGTTCCAAACATAGTAGCAAGGTCAGGTTGCGTGGGCAGGAACATTGGTTTGAACGTAATACTTACCGTAGCTTGCATAGGCCACCCACTCGGTCCAATCTGATTATGGAACTCACACTCAACATTAGTGATAACCACGGATGGGAAATAGATGTATTGCCCAATGGATATACTGATTTGATTTGTGAGAGAGTTTCTAATTGATTGATCCGCAGAAGCTACAGCCGTTGAGACAGCGTCTTCGCTCGGTGTACTACCTTCACTTTCTGACGTATTCAGAGCCTCACCTTGCTTAGCTGCTGGTTTATTTTTAGCAGCTGCCTGCTGATTTACCGTACCTGTTTTTTGTTCTGTAGCGGCCTGCGTACCTTCACCACTAGACGTACTTTGACTAGGTGCAAGCTCATTCACTATTGGAAAAATCTTTCTCAACTGATCCCATACTTTGCTTGGGTCTAAGTAAGGCCCAGGACTCAGCATTGAAGCTCCCCCATTGCCCAACCTAGGTGTTACCAACTTCAACAAATTCACAATAGGATCACGAATTTCCAATAACGGGTCAGTATCTGCAGCTAGTTCAACTGCAATACTCAATTCGGGTGTTTCAGAACCTGACCACAACTGCCCAGTCAATACAGGTGGCATGACTTTGACACCACCTAAAGAAAGCAAAGGAGCAAGCCCACTACCTACTACAGTCTGAAAAGGTGAGTCATACTGAGCTCCAGCATTATACGAAAATGACTCACTTAGCCAACCCGTAAACATTAGAGCACCGTTTTGGGCTTGAGTAGCCCTATCACCCCACTGTCCTGCTTGACTAGTTTGTTGGTAAATGACCACTGCATAGGCTAACGGAATAGCCTCAGCGGTTTTAGAATCACTTGATGAACTCATACCTTTTTAACCTTTACTAAACGACCTTCCTTGTTACGCACAAGTTCATAGTCATCCTCAATATCCTGTCCCAGTGCATACGTAGGCGACACAACTGTTTCATCCTGCGGCTGTACATTGTTTGTAGGCTTTACTGAAAAAGACTGCAAGGCTACTTTCTCACTATTGGTAAATGCAACCTTTGACTTTGCTAAACCAAACGTCTCTGCCAGAGTCTTAGGGGTTCCGTCCCTGTGGTAGAAAAACGTAGGGTTAGCATTGATCTGATCTTGTCCATAACTACGTTTGCTATGTACAGCAGCTGAGTACGCATTAGGATTCTTTGCATACTCTTTAATGAGAGAAGCCCCACCTGCTGGTCCAAATACGTAGAGCATGTATAGGTCAGCCGCAGTAGCATCCTCACCCTTTGCTTTTCTAACAATGGGGTTCAATACCTCTTTCACGTATGCTGCACTAAAAATTGCAGCACTCTCAGGATCGTTTGGATCGTTTTTAGGAATGTCGTATTTTTGTGCAAACTGCGGATAGTATTGCCTCCAAGTAGAAGGTAAAATCTGAAAGATACCTTGTGCAGATGATGCCGTGTTGCGAGTGAGTTGACCAAACGAAGATTCAGCTTTCACAATACCTAACATCAAGTTAGGATCAACACCTACGGCTTTAGCCCCCTCAACTACGGATCTAATAATGGAAGCCTTTTTGTAGATTGACTTCGTCATGTCCATGGGGTAGCTAGGAGTGTACTGCCTCGAATGATCCATCCATGAAAAAGGATTCCAGTCAAAGGAGGCTTTTTGCGCTTCCGTGTCTCCTTCTTCTTTTCCACCTGTAAGAAGTTTGTAAACTCCAACACCTGCCGCAGTGATACCCAATATTGCAAGACAGTAAGGGTTAGTCAGAATCAACCTACCAAGGAAAGCAGCTCCTGTCAATAGCATTTTCCCTAGTGAAACTACTAGGGAAAGAATGCCCGAAAGAACTAAGCCTAGGGCAGAGTTCTTGTTCATTGCGGCTACACTACCTTGAGCATCAACTACAAGACCAGCTTCCTGCCCTAACAACTGAGCTATTGAAGGAAAAATATTCGAGGAAGTATCTTCCCGTTGCCTTTTAAAATCATTGAAATACTCAACTGCATAGTCCATAGTTAAAAGTCTCTACCGTTAAGCAACCCTAGAGTCTCGTCCGCCTTATTGCCATTAGCACGAGTGGTTCTCAAGTTCATTGGGTCGTATTGGTACATCTTCAAAGGACTGGCTGTACCAACTAGACCACCCGTAGCTGTCTTTGTATCAACATTGGGAAGAGTCACTGTTTTTACACTTACGGGTTCCTGTACTATAGGTCTAGAAACAGCGGGTGCACGTCCACCTGTGCCGTCCTTCTTTGCCAGAGCCCTACGCATGATTTCCTCTTGCGTACCATCATACGTTGCACCTGGAACCGTAGTTGACTTTTTCGGAGGCACTTTGTATTCAGGGGGTGCATCTCGTACCGAAACACCTGTAAGGGCTCGTTGCTTTTCCTCTGCCTCTTTCTTTTCCTGTAAGCGCTTTTGGTAAATCTCTCGGAAGGCTGGATCTTTTAATTTACCTTCGTCGATGACCTCATCCATCACCTTTACACCGTTGTCAAATTCTTTATGACGAATTACCTGACCCGTTTCAGGATGGACATAATCTGTGTACTCACCGCTATCGTCAAACCCAATATCAGAAAGTGGACCTTGCTTTTGTACTTTGTACCCAGCATAGGGACCAGTTTGCATCACACGGGGATCATCGTCACTAGTTGACGTGGTTATGTTCCCATCCTTGTCCTTATGGACATTGTGGAATTTTCCAAACTCATCTTGTACTGTGAAAACTTGATTACCCTTTTCGTCTTCACCATAACCTTGACGAAGTCCATCGAGGGAAGGATCATTTTCACTATGGTAATCAGGTTGATTTTCAGGTGCAGACGGGTCTTCGTTGCGGTTTAGTCCGGGGAAAATAGCTTTGATGATTTTCGTACCTACCTTGCCCCAGTCAATATGCTTCAAAAGAACATTGTACAACACGTAGGCAAGAATACCACCCGTAAGAAGGGTACTGAAAATGTTGCCTGTTCTACTTGCAAACTTCTTGATAGCGTCTACTTTCTTTTCAAGTTTGTTATGAAAACCATCAACAAGATCTCTCACCCCCGCAAGATACTTAGCGCCTGTAGCAGAAGCAATAGCACTAACTGACTTTGAAAGTATGCTCTTGGTAGTACTACCAACATCAGAAAATCCTTTCTTAGTGCTAGCCTTGAGCTCTTTCAACTCTTGCCTAGTTTCTTTGAAAGAATCTATTAGTTGTTTCCATGCAGGAATTTTTTCAGCCTTAGCCTCGTCTGTTTCACCCCATACAGCAGCAAGGTCTTGTTGTGCTTGTCGACGGCGTCTTTCTCGCACGTCTTCATCAGCAATGTCAAGTCCAGGAATACTAAGTGCAAGTGGTTTCACATCCGTTTTTCTAAGGTCGTCAACGAAGTCCTTAATGTCCTGCTCCACTTCTTCCGAAGTGTGAGTCTTCATATAAAGGAAATCTTTAATACTCTTACCAACCCACGGAATGAACCCCTTCTTTGCCCAGTAGTTAGGGTCAATGTCTTTGGCTAACTTTTTCTCCAGCTTTTCAGGTACGGGAACTGTAGCATCATCAGCTGTCTCCCCACTCACGTCCTTGGCAATATTTCTATCACCAATGGAGTCTTTAATCTTGGGAAGCAAATCTTGAGCCACCTGCGTACTCACGTCCGTAGGTAAATCTACTATTGCCGTGCCCATATTGGCAAGTGAGTCATACACCTTTTGCATGAGTCCATCTGATTTGGAGGTATCAGCTTTAGGGTGTTCTGCAACCACTTGGTCATTTTTGACTTTTACAATAGGTGCTTTCCCGTAGAACTTTGCATAGTCGTTGTAGAAGCTCTTAGCTGTCTCTTGAAACTTCTTAACAACATCACTGTTGATGACCTCCTTGATTTTATCAACAATAGTTTTAATGTTGTTAGTGACGAGTTCCTTGTAAATGGCTTCAACTACAATACTAATATTCTTAGGAGAGACAGCCTCACCGATTTTAGCCAATTCCTGCTTCACAACAGGGATATAAGTTTTGGCTTGTTCAGAGAGTAGCTGAAGGTTTTGCTCAAATACTGTAGAAGCTAGTTTAGACTGTTTCTTAAGTAGTTGAGCCACCCTTGCTAAGTCTCTATTGGTAAAGTCACCACTTTCAATGTCATCAAATACGGGCTGGGTTTGCTTTACAATAGCATCCCATCTCCCTAGGGCAATAGTAGAATTTACACCGGCCATAGTTATGCAATCCAAACCATGTTATCTTTAGCCGCAGCTATTTTGTCATCGCGTTGTTTCTTAGCAGCACTTGACAAATAGAAAAAGTCATACAGATCACACTCACCGTCCATGTAAATCCCGTACTGCTGGGCAATGAGTACTGTGCGATCAAGCACTTCTTTTAAGGTTATGCTGGGGTAGAAAGGAGTGTGCGTTCAAGACTAGCTGAGTAGTCGTGACCGCACCACACCTCGGACATTTAGCTTTAATCGTCTGCGTAACACCAAATTCAGGGACTTCGTTTTTCACCTCTTGAAGTAGCATAACTGCTTCAGGGGAGAGTTCGTCCACAATGTCAAACCGTTCTTTTAGAGAAAGGGTCTTACCGTTTGCGTCTACAATGGTAAGCATTGAGGCGGGTACACCTGTCATGAACCACGCAAGACCCTCGTCATCGTTATCTCCTACTTCCTTTTCAGCAAGTTCCAGCAGCTGTAAGTAGTCTTCCATATAGGGAACGTGCATAGAGACTTGAGGAAACTTATCCTTAAGCTCTTCGGGAATATAGTCATCAAAACTATATTGCGCATCATCCTCAAGGTATGTCACGTCAAGTGTGGTTTTCGTAATAGCTTGAGGAAAGGCTAGAGAGCTTGCAGGGAGCTTTCCATCCTCCACCATTTTGATATGCTCAGGATTAGTACATTCCACCATCTGAGTATACTGGATATTCGGGAAGGAGTGAATACGTTCCCAATATTGCAGGTACGTGAAGTCCTCACGGCAAAGTCTAAACACTAAGTCTTTGTAACCCTTTTCACAAGCAATGCAGGAATTGATTACCTCTGCCATGTATCGTGCATTTTTGTTAGCCTGCCCTTGAATGAGTTTACGCAAATGCTTCTGCTTAAACGGTCTAATGTACAGGTGCTTAAAATCGTAGAACTTGTACCGAGAGGGAAGGTCAACTTCGACGTAGCTAGAGTCTAGTTCCTCTTGCATGTTGTGGGCTGGGATATTGGAGTTTTGCGGTTGAACTCCACCCCAAGACTGTGAAGTTGGACTACTCAAGGGAGTAGCGATAATTTGACTTTGCTGTGACATATAATACTCCTTTGTACAATGCAAAGTTAGTAGGCTTCAAAGTTACCAAACGTTCCTGGCTTAACTTCAAGGTGAGACGTGACCATTTCCGTTGCCTTACCCATGACTGCACCAGTGACCTTTTTCAAAGCACCAGAAGCCATGTTCATAAGCTCTTCCGTAAACGGGATGTAGTCAAACCCGTAAGTACACATGCTGTCCACACTGAAAGTGACGTCATACGTAAGGCGTTCACCCTCACCATCCAAACGCACTTCCGAAAATGACTTAGGCCAGCACCCATAGTAGTCAATGGAGTAGATGTCGTTTGAGTTCATATCCATTAGAGCTACCTGTATGGTTTTCTTGTAGATCGAAGGGGGTGCCCAGATACGTACATTGTTTGGTGCTTTCTGTGATGCAGGGGTTGATACCAACTGTAACCAGTTCATGATGTAACGGTAACTTTCATTGTCATTACCTACGTAGAAAGTTAACGTCAAATCACCTAGCGTCACGGAGGTATCGGGGTACTTGCGCATCACACCACCACGGAAAACTTCACGTGATGAATACTCGGGAAACACTAAACTAAGGGCTTCCACATATTCAGAGTCAAGCTTCACATGGGACACGGGATCGCCGCAAAAAGAGTTCACCTTTTCCGCAAGTTTCCCTGTTGCTGAAGACACTGCACCTGCTGCAGACTTAACACCTCCAGCAATCGAGCCGAGCACTCCACTACCTGCAAACTCACCGGCAAACTTACTAACAGTCCCAGCAGCGTCTACAATCATTCCTAGAGTACTTTGTTGCTCTTCATAAGTGGGAATGTCAGGCATTTGTACATCCCAATAACAGGACAACGCTGGGTCACTGCGTCCTTTCATTCTTTCTATTGTGGTATCAGAAAGACCTTTCAGAAAGGACGAGTTTGTGAACCCTAAAATATGCCGAGGATTTTTCAGTAAGCCTGTGCCTGTAGAGATGTAAGATTTTGCCTGACCAATAATACCTGTATTGAACATGATAAATCCTTACGCCTTTACAGGTCCCCACAACATAATGAGAGCAGGATCAGGAGGTGCAAACCCGTTCGGATGATTGTAAATTCGATTCAGATTTGAATACGAAATACGAGTATCATCCTTCAATGGATGACCCTGTGAGTGCTCTAAATATAAATTGTTAGGGTTCTTTTTTCTGACCTGTAGATTTCGTTGCACTTGAATACAGGGAGGAACCTGTGGGTAGTAGTCACCACTTTTGTACACTAGGTAGATATTAGGTAGGTCTAAACTACCAGACATTACCTCGATGCCCAGAGTGGCAAGTGCTCTACGAATTTCCTCTGCCTTGGGACTGCATACGAATAGCTCTTTATGGTAAGTATCAGCTACATTTTTGCAGGCCATAAGATCCTGCAACATACGTGCTCCAATACCATTAGAAAGCTTGTCATAGTCAACCCCTATATAGTAATAGTTAAGCATAATTAAAACCCCTTCAGTGTTCTATTACCACGCTTTGCATTAGCCTTAATAATGGCGTCTCTGTAGTTGGGGTCTTTGTTGTACTTAGAAATGACCTTAGCCATTTTGTAAAGTCTATCCTTGCGTGCTGCCTCTTGATGCACCTTGAGGTGACGTTTTCCATCCGTGGAAAGTTCCCACTCTGCATTGTCCTCATCAGAGAAAGCACGGGAGAGGATCGGTACACGACGAAGTTTTGCCCATTGAGACTTCATAGACTCGGTCGTCCAACTATTCATGTCATCCTTGTGATGACCCTGCGGAATTTGACCACCCTCAACCTGCGTAGCCGCAAACATTGAGTCCTCGTCTTCGCTCGGCTTTTGTTGATAAGGTTCCAGCTTCTTTTCGAGTTCCTTGGATTCCTCCAAGTCTTTAATGAGAGCTTCAATATCGAGACCAGCTGCGGCGATCCACGTAGTGATCGGTACAGGGATACCATGCTCAGCAACACGTTCCAACATCTCAAACTGGGATTGCTCGTCACGAGCTTCCAACTGTTTATGCCAGTGAATTTTCGGCATGCGCAGAGCCTGACGATTGTTCGCGTTGAATAGGAATTGCGTGATGTTATTCACATCCGGCTTCACAACCGAGTCACTTGTATACAATTCGTTCACTACTGCAATCAATGGGAAAAGCTTCTTATAGAAGACCTTATCCGTGAGGTGATTACGATAAGAGGCAACTGTCTCTACGAAAGTGGAATATGCACTTTCAGAAGCAGCATACGAAGCATCACCACTCAGGAAAGCGTCACTAATACCAAGCGAACGAAGCTTCATGGGTGTCAGTGATTCTGACGTTTCATACCACTTCCACATGTCACCTGCTGAACGGAACTCGGAAAGTTGAATGTTGTTTCGAGTAGCAATCCACGCACCTAACGGGTCACTTTCCGTAGATTGGAAAAGTACGGTAAGGTCATGGAGTTCATCGTCCGTAGGTGTCCATGTATCGTCACCCGCCTGAATATGAGTAGTTGCACGCTGACGGCGTTGTGCTTCAACCAAGGTGCCTCTGAACAAGACCTTTTCAATGAGGTAGCATGGTAGGAGACGCTGTAGATAGGAGGTGTACGCACGATCAGTCAATTGCCGTCTTGCAACAAACAGTGTAGAAACAGGATCGAGCTCAAACGCGTCTGCTCTCAACAAATCAATAAATTGCTGAGGCATGGTACGCAAGTATGCGTCTGTGTACTCACTGCTATTGTCAAGGAAAGCCTTTGTTTGACCGTTGGTATGCACAGTAATCTTCGGGTCAATGTTATGGAACGGAGACGGTTGAATTTCACAACTCAAAGCATCGTGAATCAACACGTCCATAAACTGTTTCGTGCTGTAGTCGAATATCAAAGATCCAGCAAAGAAGCCGTCTGTAAGGTACGCAACACTAATCAATGGAAAGAGTTCTTGTAAAGTAAGCCTTTCCAATGAGTCGTTGTAAATTTTCAAGTCCTCAGCTTTCAAACCACGTAGTTCCCAATCTGAAAACGGGAAGGACGATTGAATGTCAACTGCGGAACCAGCTACCGAATCATGCAGATACATATCGCGGTAGAAAAGTGCTAGAGCTTGAGAATCGGTCAAGTCAGGTGATGCAGGAATAAACCCTGTCATCATATACTGATAACTGGACTGCCAGAAAGAGTTAACTGACTTGTTTACAGCAGATCCATTTGCAAGTAGATCGGAACCCATAAGTGAGCCCTCGACTTTCTTCGCAGCTGCTGAGGCGTACCGATTATGGTAAGATGGTTGAACGTTCAACCTACCATTTTTTGCAACACCTAATATTTTTGAACGAGCAAACACTTAAGAGCTCCTTTACGTATTATCCGCGTTGATATTCGTAGTATGCGTAAGTCATGAAGACCCAATGGTACAGCATAGAAAATGCTCGCCATACAGCATCTACAATTCGTCTATCACTTGCGTCCAAACCCGATACAACACTTCGCACAAAGCGAGTGTGATTACCGTTTACGCAATGAGCAGCAACACCCAAAACCTTTACAAATACATCACGATTTGCCAATGCTGTATCGAGGTAGTCCTCAAGTACAGTCCACTCCTGCTCACTCACGTGGTAGTTACCTACAAGAGCAATTGCGATTTTATCAAGGAGTTCTCTGTTTTTGGAAGACGTAGTGATAGAGGTATAACCATTGTATACAGCTTGCGTCTCTCGTTTAACGTCATACCCTTCGTATAAAAGGGTTGTCAAAAAGTCAAAGTCTTCGTTCGTATCTACAAACCGAGGAGGGAGAACTCGACCTCCGTATGATAGGTTTAGTAAACCTGCAATATCCATATTACCGTTGAAGCGCCTTTCGGGCTTCCTCCTTTGCTGTTTCGTATGATCGTTGCATAGTATCAAGGATTTTAGATTGTGCTACAGAGAGAACCATTTTGTTAAAATCCTCAAATTTTTCATCCCCTAAAGCAACTTTAGCCTCCTTCCCGATGACACCTAACTGGAGAACCAGCGTAGTAGCCATCTCTAGGAAAAGAGGTCTGAGGATGTTATCAAGAATAGTTTCCGCAAGGCGTCCCCTGTCCATGCTCATTTGCAGATCAGTTAGATACTCTCTAATCGTCCCTGCAATGGCGTTGTAAGGGTAGGCAACTTTTGCAGTCTGCGTTGGGTCGTCCATGAGAGTTTCCAAACGACCAAGCATTTTATAAGAGGACTGAATGACACGTTTGTACAATAGCTGCGTTGCATTGTCTGTGTCATTCACCTCAAGCAGCTGGTACACAGTATCAAAACTTGAGTCAACCAACTCTCCAAAATGTTCGTCAGTAACAACTACCCCTGATGGCTCGTGAAGTACTAATGCAGTGGAAGGCTTTTTAGTGACCTTCTTTTTCTTACTGCGTTTGACTGTAGTCTTCTTTTCGTCCTCAGCAACGGGAACAACCTTTTTGGAACTACTCTTCTTTTTCAGCATCTGCGGTCTTTTGTGGTAAAACGATTCTACAATTCATACAGCACAAACAGTGAATGCCGTTAGCAAGCACAGGTTGCATAGGTTCCTTACACTCAGGACACAACCCTTTACCAGCAACGTCTTCACTCATGTCAATACGAGCAGTTACTTTTTTACCTGATGCGGCTACTGTGCTTCGTACTGCTTTATGTATTTGTGCCTGTGTCCACTCTCTAGGTAGCTTCATTTTCTTTTAACTCCGTTTAATGCGGTCTTCTTAACGTTTACAATTATGCGATCCAAGTCCAAGTCCAGCTTCGTCTTCAATGCGATCTCTAAACCAAAACATCCAATAAGAGAAGCATCAAGTTGATGCGGTGTTGTGGCAATCTCTTTGTACACGTCTCGCAAGTTCACATCAAACCGTTTCTGATATTGGTTTTTCCATGTAGCTGCTGTGATGAACAAAGTAGGTAGGTTGAATGTGCTCAAAATACCTAACATCATAGAGACGCACTCAACGGTAGCACCGCGAAGACCACGTGATTGGAAACGTTCCGCAACAATAGCCTTTGGTTGGAATTGTTCAATCCAGGACTTGACCTCGTTTACAAACTCCCGTTGCTGGGACATGAAACTCGGAATGTCATGTATGGGGTGCATCATTGTAGCATTAGCTACAACCCTAGGAGTACCATCCTTACGAACTTCAACTAGGGAAATTCCCATATTGACAGAGCCAGGATCGAAAGCAAGTATACACTTGCGCTTGGCTTTCAAGTTTGCATCTAGCTCGTATGCGTTAGATTTTGACATACTTCAAACTCCGAAAAGCCTTACGTCTAAACTTACCCCAATCCTCTAGCACACTATTGGTGATCCCCGTAGGGACGCACTGTTTGTTAATAGCGTCACGCAAGTCCTGTATGCGACTTCCCCAACGTTCAACCTTCTTGCTATCCAATGTTGAAGTAAACTTTTTCAACACCTTATTGGACTCAAGCTGTAGGTTGCGAATTGAGTCGATCATAAACCGTTGGTCAGAAACGTTATCAATTCGTAATTCGTTATCAATAAGGTACTGCAAAAAGTCGTCCTTTACTGGAACAACAAGGCACATTTGCAGGTTGATTTTTGACGGAATTTTGTATGCGTAGGAAAGTCCAACCTCGGGGTCGTTTACTAAACGCACATGCTTGAACAACCGCATGGGACAACACTCCGTCATCAACCCACGCAGTTTCTTTGGACTAAACAAAGCAGAGCTTTTGGCTTGAACCTTCATACTCTTTTAACTCAATAGGATTGCTTCAATCTTGTACACCTGCTGCAACTCTAAACCCCATGACATGAACTCACGAATTTCGTCATCGGTATACCGTTTAGATTCACCGCGAGAAACAAGATCGAAGACCATTTTGTTGCCAGTGACAGCACCTGTATACTTTGCACCCGTACCAAATAGCTTAGGAATACTCATATAGAGCTTCGTTTGCATACTTGGTTCTTTCATGCTGTATACCGTTGCCTCAATACGATCAGGTTCAATGGATAAACTACTAATCCTACCACGCAAAGTTACAACAGGCTCTGCCGTCTTTTGATCCTTCACCGCAATCCGTTCTTCCCTAATGAGGGAATCAACAACAGATGTAGCATCGGATGTAGACCCTAGTTTGATACTACCGTTGGTGAATAGTTCATCGGCAGGTTGCCAGTTATAAGTCAACGCAACATGTACGTCTGAATGGCTTGAGGAAGTATCAATAAGCCATAGCAACGTGATGTACGTTTTCGGCACAACCTCAAGTTCTTCATTCTGCGGCACGTTTCTTTCCAAATTACGCAACTCGATATAAGCTGCATACATGAGAGAATCGCCGTATGGGGTCAACGTGTAAGAGACCTTGTAACGGTTTTCCTCAATAGAAAGTAACTTGCTCAATGTTTGCGCAATAGAAAACACAAACTTGCTGAAGCTCGGAGGGAGTGCACCATTTGCTACCTCTTTCAAGAAAGAAACAACACTCTGTTTCTGAGCCTGCAACTTAGTACGAATCCCCTCAACTTTTGCAAGCACTTGAGGAAGGTCAACCGCATCAGCAAAGTTCAATTGCACATAAGTAGTGATACCCTTTACCTGACTTTCTAGGTCAAGTAACATGTCCATTAAACCGTAATTGGATATTAAATTTTCCAATCCCTTTTGGACTTGCAGAGGGTTTGCCTTACTTAGATCAATAGCGGTGTTGCGTTCAGGTTCCAAGTCTCCTTTCGGAAAAGTGAAGACCTCAGCCAATACCTTGAGCTTGTTTGTAAAGGACGCAGTAACCATACTCTTTTGCAACTGTAAAAGGTTGGCAATATCAGAGATGGTGTTTTCAATTTGTGTAAGTTGATTAACTGCGTCACCTAGATCTTTTACCTTAACATCCATATTACACCCGTCTCCCAATGTTGCCAATTACAGGGTTCACTGTCATATTGCGTGTCTTCGTTCTGTATCGTCTCGGTAGATGATTGAAAGCCTCTTGAGGTTGAACCACGCGCACGTTACATTCCCAGCCGAGCATTTGACGTTCTCTTGTATTCAGCCATGAAGTGTTTTGTACATAGTAGGCTTTCCCTAGCATGCAGTCACAAATTACATCTTCTTGATCTATGGTAGGAATATCAGGGGAAAGCAACAACTGAAAATCGTCCAACCGATCAATAATGTCCATGCGTTGGTTCTTACTCAACTTCGGGAACTCAAGGTAAGCACTCTTTTTGGAAAGGTTGACTTGGAACTCAAAATGAGTGAAGTTTGTAGGTTCCTTGAAGTGGTACGCAATGAGATGTTTCTTACCGTCACACTTTGCTCGAATCACAACGGGAGACATAGGTAAACCGTCAATGGTTCCCTGAGCAGGCACTACATCCCAATTGTTGAGAAGTCGACATGCGTCAATAGCAACTACACCTTTCGGGAGAGTGATTTCAAAAGAAAGCTGCTGAGAGGACGCAGAGTACGGAGAGGTCTCAACATTGAGGATGCCTGTACCTCCAATATTCATATCCTCACAGGGAACTACTTTTCTGTAACCGTTGTAAACAGAGTAACCGCCGACGTAGCCATGACCAAAGCAAATGGGACACGCATGGTCACCGAAGGTTGCGTAATCATAGTCAAATCCGTTGTACTCATCAACTAGATCGGTATTGCGATGGACACCGTCATCGCCAACTGCCTCTTCATCGAACTCGTTATTGCGAGCACTATTCCAAATAGTAGGTAGGTCAGAGGACATAGGATCGGCGCCCGAATACGCAAGCACATCTACGTCACTTTTCTCAGCTTCTTTTTGTGCTTGGAGGGGAGAGCCATCATAGTCACTCACACCAAACTGCCCACCTGTGAGTAGTTGGTTGATGAGACCAAAACTGGCTTTTCCATCCTTACCAAGACGCGCATTGAGCTTGTGCCCAGACGACTGACAACTACACTTCTTACCACTGTCAAGGTGATGGTACAAAATGCACTGTATACCCTGAACATGGAAAGCGGCATTGATTTTCTGTTGTTGTATCTTTGCAATACCTTCAACAGCCTTCGCAGCAACGTCCGATGCCCGTTGGTTAGGCGGTAACAGTTGATTGTTTGAAAGGTTAAGGACTGGCATAGTTGTTAGTCCTCTTTAGTCTCCACAATATCATCAGCAAAGTACTGAAAACGTACTTTGTACTGCGTGATGTTTGCGTAGTCGTCCATCGTCAAAGGTGCTTCTTTCACCTGCTGTTCCTGTAGAATCTGATCCACTAGAAAATGCAGTTCTGCATCTGATTCAACACCTTCCCGAGCTTCTTCAAGGATACGCATTAACAGAGGCATATCCATACAAATAATGTTCTTTTCCATAGTGAAAACTCACGTCACTTTATTCAAATCGTAATTATAAAATTTTATGAAAGCATGAGTTTTCGGAGAAAATCAATGTATTTATTCAGCAAAAATAGTGCTGAAATAAGTGAGTTCAAGTGTGACCTGAAAGAGATTCCCAACATCACGGAAGTGAAACTGATGGGAATTTACCCACAGACGGAAAGTATGCTGGACGTAAAGTACGCAATGCTCGACTGTTTGGTGTTGAACGTTTCAGGTGGACTGCCCAATACTGCCTACTCTGTAAAGTTCAAAGTGAGCTACTCCGAAGGTGAGAAAGTAGTAGAAGTGGTAATTGTGGTATGTGACGAGGAATTTGATCCACTTGTTGCTACAGCACCAGACGCGTTTATGGATCTAGTTGGTACAATGCGAGCAGGTGAAAGCACTGTATCAACTGTCGTTTTCAGTGTACCCTCGGACATAGACGTGACCAACGGGTACATCAATTGGGAACTTATTAACAATGCTGGCGAAACAATTAGCAGTGGTAATTCTTTCTCTTATGACTGGGATGGTAATGGTATCAGTAATTCCGTAAGTGGGCAATGCGTCATCGTTTGTCCCAGCTACTTGGAACCTACCAGTATTGAACAGCGGTATCAAATACGGTACTCACTAGTCTTGGATGACAATACTACGTACTATCAATATGAGACATTGAGAGTGGAAACGAACGTCACGGTTCCCCTCGGTGCTCCTGATATGGTAGAACTCGTAGGAAAGAAAGCCACTGTCAGTTTGGTGTTGCCAAGACTGTATGAACACTGCAAGGTAACTATTTATAGCAACAACACTGCTATTACAGAGGACAAAGTGTTGAAAGATCCACAACACGTGAGCAGTGGGTGGCTCTATTCTGCATGTCTAGACACTAGTGTTTTCCCTGTTAGTCTAGACAGCTATGATGTGGTGTTTGAGTTTTGGGACAAAGATTGTGAAGTGAATAGTGAGGCTTGCAAGCTATGGATCATTAACCCATCCATTAGAAGTGCGGCTGATGATATACTTGCAAAAATTCAAAAGGCAAGAGCCAGTTTGTACGGGGCAATGGACTTGATCTTTACCATGCCTACGGTACTGACTTGGATGCGGAGAGGCAGAGACCTTTTCAATGGGTGGCAAGGTATATTTACCAACTTCACGATGACTAATGCAAAGGGAATCATTCGTGAGTATTGGCTGCTCTGCTCAGAGATGGGAGCACTTGAAGCTCAGTTTATGGCTGAAGGGGAAAAGGCGTTTGACTTCTCAGGTGCAGCAATTAGTTTGAACGTAGACCGCACAGGTATGCTTCAAACTATGATTGACTCCATTAGAGGTAACTTGGATCAAAACCTGAAACCCATCAAACAGGTTATGACGCAGAAGGGTTACACTAGTGGTGATGGCTCGGGTACTGATGGCAATGGTGGCATTAGCACCTCTATTCGTTCCCTAGGAGCTATTGGTTTGAGTATCACCCCAGCTAGTGCGTGGGGCAGGTTCTATCCTGGCTACCTAGTTGGTCGGGCATGGGTGTAAGAGATGAACATACAAGAAGCCGCAAAACAATATTTTGGTGTCACTACCGACTATAAGGAAGCAGGGTACATCTTACCAGATGGCTCTATGCTAGATCTTTCGGGGAAGCATTGGGCGCATCCAAAAGACGCTAAATACCATAGACATGAGCGCACGGTAGACCACCGAGAGCTAGGGGGTGAGAACTATGACGGATTCTCACTCGAACCTTGGATTGGTACGGGTGACGGCGATGATCTAATGTGTAAGTTCATGCAAAAGGCTGGAGCAATGCGAGTAGACTTCAAGGCTCATATTGCATCCACTATTGTTATGCCAACTGCAAAGCAAATTCAAACTCTATACTATGGAGTACGTGGCAGTTGGCTAATGATGTCAACCATGACCAAGAACGGAGACCTCATTGAAGACGTTGAATTTGAATACTCCTCTGTAAAGAAAATTACAGAGTGGTTCAAAGACAATGTTGGGGGCAAGAGTTCAGGGATTCGGGCAAACGCACTATTTGCAGCTTTCGCAAAATAAGAAAAGGGGACGTAACCGTAATAAGTTACGTCCCCTTTTGCGTCTAAAGTTTTTCAAGACAGGTTCTCAGAGCATTCACGTGTTGTTTGAGTTCACCCAAAACGATCACATCACTGCGTTCAATATGCGGAATCACACAAATATGAAACATGCAGTGCTCTGCAAATTCAAGTGCGGCTTCGATTCTATCCTTTTCTGCATGCTTGAGTTCAGGTAAGTTCTCATCAACACAATGCCTCCAATAATGGTGAGTATTGATGTACTTGCGAAAAAGGTTTTCAAAGTCACCTTGATTGTCAAAGGCGTACACCTTTTTGACTTTTACTTCTTCAACCATAGATATCTCCTTTCGATTAGTGGAAGTTTGGTAAGTATATTATAACACAAATTTACTTACTTTTGCATCTCCTGCAACTTACGAATAGCAGAATAAGCAAAGGCAGAGAGCAAGGCATCTGCACCCACCCCAAACTGCATCACCTGAGCCTTACACTCGACCAACCGAGTATTGACCTCTGCCAACATACCGAGAGTGATTTTCTGCTTTTGAACTACGGAAAGAACCTGTCTATTGCTCTGCGTAGCCCATACCTTTGGGTGACGTTGACCCTTCAAAACAGTTGTGTTCACAAGGAAACTGCTCACGTAACCAAGTCTATTCACTAATCCTACATGATCTTGAGAGTTAAGAATAGCCAACTGGCAATGGGTGAAATTCAAACTGAACAATGCTGTCATGAAGTCAACTGCAAGTTTGTCCTCGGAGGATTCTACCGATGAGAGAACAGAGGAAAGATTCTTGACAGTAAGGAGTTCAGGTTTTTCATCAAGTCCATCATAATACTGTTGGCAAGCCTCCAGCAATTGTGCCAGTGTACGCATCTCATAGTTGGACGCCTTGACTACGGTCTTTAACAACTTCGTCTCTTCGTCCATCATATACGTCATCTTCTCACCCTTGCAAATACGCTTTGCCTGTTTGAGAAGATCATTGTTCGTGTGAGGCTCAAGATTGAATTGAACACAACGGTTAGCAATTGCCTTACCAATAGTTGTGGTCTTGAACTTCTCAGGATTCATCGAACAGAGAACCCACACTGTGTTAGGGGTCTCTTCGAGAGCCTTCAAAAGGGCATTAGCTGCAGCAGGTGTTGAAAGAATCCCTTGACACTCGTCACCCACAATGACCCTATACTTTGAAGTTTGAGGTTTGAACCGAGTGAGTTTGATCAGCTCACGAATGTCATCAATACCACGGGTATCCGAAAAGTTGATCTCTCGGTAATCGGGAGAATTTAGAAAGGCTTCACCTCGACCAGAGAGGTCACAGGCAAACGCACGTGCCAGAGTGGTTTTGCCTACCGAAGTTGGTCCCGTCAGGAGAATAGCTGAGGGAACCTTACCACTGTTAATGATCCCTTTCATGCGAGTAACTGCCTCTGCATGACCAATGAGTTTGTCCAAAGTTTTCGGACGATATTGAGTGTGTAACGGCATCAGTAGTTCCTATTCCAAATATCCAAAATCCATTGAGTACGATCACGGGGAGTGAAGTCAAACCATTCTTTGTAACTCTTCGTGTCATACAATGTATTTACGTCTAGAGCGCAATTAGAACAACACCCCGTGAGTTTTCTCCAAGGTAAGACCTTAACAATGTTGCCGCATATAGGGCATCTCACGTCTGTGATCTCATAGTTGTGCTCTTCTTTCAGAACTTGCTTTTCTTTGCGCTCTTCCTGTGACCCTGTATGAAAGGGAGACATAAACTCACGGTAAGAAGGTTCCAGTACTCCACGAAAGAGAAAGTCGGCTGTAGACTTAGGTCTCAACTCGGGCAAAGCACCCAACCTAAGAGCAAGAGTGTGCTCTTTGAAATCGAGACCGTGCTTTGTAAGGTCTGCGATCATTTACGAAAACACCTTCTTCAATACAGTCTTCACTTTACCGATCCAACCCTGCTTCGGAGAGACGCTGATATAAGGAATATTCTGCATGCTAGAGAACGCAACGACACCGTCAAAGTCCTTTTCCTTATGCGCAGTAAAGTAAGCTTCAAGTTCCTCCTTAGTGGTAGGGGTCACACTGTACTTCAGCGGCTTACGCTTCGCAAAGGTGGGATCGCTCAACATACGATCGAGGGTGAGATTGCAAAATTCATCTTCCCAATCACCTAGATAATAGAAACGATCACAGCAAAGTCTCTCATCCTGTTCAATGAAAACACCGAAGAGGATAGGGTCAGTAGACCGTTTTTCTGCGGCAATCCGCTTCTCCTCCTTACCCGTGTAATCCGTATAGAGGATGTAAAACTCATCGAAGATGCCCTTGACCTTTTCAATGGTGTCTACAATCTCGTCAGGAATTTCCCGAGGATACCGAGAGAGTTCAAGGATCTTAATGGGGTTAGTGTTTTTATTCCAGTGGTCAATGAAGAAGTCAATGTCATCACGGTAAATGAAACGGTTAATGCCGAGGTCAACAAGCTGCTTCTCTTTTTCAATCGTCTTCATTACGTAGAGAACCTTTTTGAGGGCATTCACCTGACCAGTACGTTTGTACTTAGCACCCATCTCAAGTGCGGCATCGTAGATGGCTTGCAAAGATTCGTAGGACGACTGCCCTTTCTTTTCCTTGAGCTGGTCAAAAACCTGTTGCGGTGTAAGTTCCTTAGTTTCAGACATAGCACTATACTCCTTAGTCTATATAGTATATTTACGTGATAAAGGGACTACAATTTTGTAGTCCCTTGCGGTGTTAGTTAGTATTCGTCCTCTTCGTCTTCCTCTTCAAAGAAAGCATCGAGGTCTTCAGGTGCGTCTGCATTCCAATCAACATCTGGGAAGTAAACAATCTTACTCAATCCCATATTATCGATGCAGGTGTTGGAGTAAAGGTCAATTGCGAGGTCATCGTAGCCGTCCATCCCAAGAGACATACTCATGGAACCAACGAGGCGGAAAGGATCTGACGTAACAATACCAAAGCACTGTTGACCGTACATGAAACGTCCCGAGTAGTCCGTCTGCACACTTTCAACAGCGTCGTCACAGTTTTCAAGTGCGCAACGAATAGCGTTTCGTTCAGAAGGTGTAAGTTTGCGAGACATAGTGTGTTCCTCTTTGTGAAGGTTAATACCTTGGTAATAACAGTATAACACAAAGAGGAACGTGCTGTCAATACTCTGCCTTAACTACTTTGGCAGTCGTCTTCTTTTTCAGCTTAGGAATCGGAGTTGCTTTCTTTGCATTGTTAGCCTCAGGTGCTTGGCTACTCAACTCGTCATACTTTTCGTATTCTCGCATGAGGATTTTATACAGCTTACCACTAATCTCTTTATACAAGGTAGGGATATGAGAAGAGTCAGGAACGTCATCCTCAGCCGAGATGCACACTCGGAGAGGTTCATACTGACGCACTTGAACCGTTTTTTCAAGTTCGATCTTCACTTTCATTTTCTATCTCCTTTACACATATCAATGAAGGTGTCAATTACTTTGTTGGTTTTCTCTTGCTCAGCTTGAGCTTCCTTTACAAAGTCTCTAATACATTTACCGTCAAAGGTGTCAAACTTTTGCTGTAGCAGTTTCTGTAAGTCCTCATCTGAATAAGCCTTGCCGCATACAGAGCAATACGGGTTACCGCATCTTTGGATACCTACGTTGTCCATGAACTCCTCATAGGAGCGGCAGTCAAGTAGAAAATTGAGGAGGTCACGTTGCTCAAGCAAAAGCCCATGAATATACTTAAGGTCTTTCGTAGTAATCTTTTTGCAGCCACCGAGCTTCATCACCGCAGGGTTGTCCCGAGAGATGTACGCAATGGCTCGACCTTTTACTTTAATCTTGTACTGAAGACGCAAAAGTAGGGCATAAGCAAGTGTTTGCAGATCGTAGTTTGAAGGTGTATTTTTTACCTTCTTGTCAATGGAAAAACCTGACGAGGTTTTGAAGTCAACTAACCAAATCTCGTCTTTGATTTTCACCATAAAGTCTACGTGACCAGCAAACCCTTTGTAACTAATAGGCACTTCTTCGTAGAAAAGAGGAGCACCACACCCATTCGGGCATTCCTCTTTTGACGTAGTGAGCTGAAAGATTTCCCCACACTCGTGACACACAAAGTTACCGAAAGCGTTTGGTGACTTTGAAAGGTAGTCCTGTACTACTCTATGAATTGTTGTACCTGTATTGAGGATTGCGTCAGAGATCATTTTTCGTGACCTCTCAAGTTTTATACTCGGTACAAAGTTGAGGATAAAAGACGTAGGGCAAATCGGAATCTGAGAAGGGTGTACCTCAAGAAGACGTGAAATGTCCACTGACTGAAAAAGCACTTCTTGCTGTGCCTCTTCCCACATCCTCTGAAATGCAGCCTTGAACTGTACTGTATTCATTGAAGGTTTCTCCAACAACATTTTGTTATAAGGTATTTACGTTATGATCAATGATAAACTTTTAGTAGCATCGGGGGGGGGAGTGATTCTACTATATTGACAATTGTGATGGAGGCCGTACCCTCTGACATAGCAATTCATGTTTACTTTTTAGACGGAACAGAGTATAGTGATTTTCCACAAGGTACTACTAAGGAATTTTCGATTAAGGACGTCTCTCATATAGATGCTATACACCCTAGTTCTCCAGCTATTGGACTTACTATTGAAACGGACAACCTATTACAAGAGAGTATAGGATCAAGATCTGATAGATATACTATAGATGACCCAGCCAAAAATGCGTACCTTAGAACATACTATAATTTTAATATTGTAGTACCAGAGGTATAAAGCAAAAGGGACTCTAGAACCAAATCTAGAGTCCCTTTCTTTTTCACTATGCGGCCATGCTCTATGGAATATACTTAACACCGCCTTCGTAGATTCCACCAACATCAACATCACTGCGCAAACTTCCAACCCTTCTCACGACTAACCCCACAACCACAGCGTCTAGAGCAAGGAGTCAATCTCTAGACACTGTAAGGGTTGAAGTTCCGTGGATGTCTCTAGTCGTCACGAGCATGGCCGCATAAACTGGCACAAGCTTACTTAACCTCAAAACCACCCAAATCAATATCCAATTCTGAACTCTTCAGGGGATTGATCTGATAGTATAACTTTGCATGAATATGATACTTACCTTTCGGAAGCGGAGGCACATAGTTGATGGTCTGCGTTACTTTAGTCATCATGCTTGCTTCAATCATATACGGATCATATCTGTACACAACCTTCCCAAGTTCATCAGCAATGAATTGGTTATACTGCATCCGCCCCGATCCCACAATGAGAAGCGAAGTGTCAAATACAGCACCGTCCTTCGTCATTACAACTTCCTTGTCCCGGAAGGGTCGAATTTGGTAATAGTAATCAGAACTAAGTAACCAGTAGACTGTTAAGAAAAGAAGACCAACTACGAAACACACAGACAACATACTGTATGTTATTTTCGTAATGTCTCGCACCCTGTAATAGTAAGTAGAGAATTTGTTCATTTTTTAGAGGCTGTGTAAGCATTTAGAATGTTGAAAATAATGTCTTTAATCTCATCTATAGCACGAACACCCATCACTCCAGCAATTACTACAGCAACGTTGGATAATGGGCCAATGAGATTAAAGTATTCGCAAATCCAAAACGCCATCAAACCAGACAGTATACCCGTGAACAAGTCTCTTAACAAAGCAAGAAACTTCATCTCACCTGTCTTTACACTGACATTTAAGAAACGAACAAACCCAGCAATGCTTGCTAAAATAATTACGAAGACATAGGTGTCAGTGCTATATACGAACGGATTGACTTGTGTAGCGTCAATCATATATAGCACCCTCCATATCTAATAGTATAAAATTAGAGGTTCCTAGAAAAATGAATATCTTTGTTTGCGTACTTCAGAAATGAGTTCATTCGTCACTTGTAGTGAATACACACAAAAGTTATGCAACAGGGTGTCCCCTCTCACTCCGAAACGTTCACAGGAAGTACCGTAGGTGTGGGCTAGATTGAAAAGACGTGTACCTTTGTTGTCCGCATCAGGAGTTCCAAGATCCTTAAGGCGATCTTCCTCCATACGTTCAACAACCTGAGTCACGTACCACAAAGTGTACAAAAGGGAGACTGGACCTTTGAGTTTAGCTTCCTCACTCTTACCTTGCTTGAGTAAGTCTTCTACTTCCTGTAAAGAGGTCACACAGCCTTTGATAAGGAAAAGGTAAGAAAGCTCACTATCGAGCAAAAAGTCCTTTCGTTCTCGGACATGACTGATCGAGAAGTAGGAAATAACTTTTTGGAAGAAACTTTCTGAGATCATCGTCTATGTCCTTTCGTCTAACTTTGAGTGTGGGAAGCTCAGGTAGTTCTACGTCTTTTCTAAGAGAAACAAGCTTCGCATTGAGCTTGAGCTTTTCGAGATGCGGTAGGAGTTCTTCTCGGTACTCTTTTGACTTCAATGCGGACTTGATTGTGGGGTAGGTTTTTAGAAGTTTCTTTGCACGGGAAGGATGCAACACTTGAGGGATGTTGTCGATTGCGTCCCCGACTAGACATTGGTATGCAGCCATCTGTGAAGCAAGTACACCTTTCAACTTAGGTACATCCTCAAAGGTAACTTCTCTCGGTTTTGGTTCTCCCTTCACTTTGAAAGAGGAATCATACAGAGAGACACTCTCATTGAGATATTGGTAAGCATCCTTGTCCTTGGTTCCGCAATAAACGTGATCAAACTCTTTGTAGAAAGAAGCGGCAGAGGCAAGTACATCATCAGCTTCAAACTTACGAGGTTGCACCCACGTGATACCAAGATCGGAAAGAGTTTGAAGGACGTAGGGAAGGTATTCGTATACGTCCTTAAACCCTTCACGAATACCAGCACCTTCCTTGGCTTCCGAACGGTTTGCCTTATACTGAGGATACAGTTTGTAGCGGAAAACTTCAGGACCATCAAAGGCTACTAGTAGATGGTTGCAACCTGTTTTGCCAGCGTCTTTGCAGATCATGGAAAGGAAAGAGTACACAAGCGCATCTTTCACTTCTCGGTACTTTGGGTTAATGGTATAGTAGGCTCGGTGTAAGTACCAATTCCCGTCCACTACAAAGAGCTTGTTTTTCATAGCTATCTTCGATTGTACTTAGCGACAAAAACATAGCTTAAACATAGCTAATCGTCACTTCCATATCAATGCGGATACCGTCAGGAGCTTCGTATTCGTTGGATCTATAGTAGTCAACGCGACTGCTCGTATCTACTCGATTGAGCTTAACTTCAGCACCTTCAACATATTCGTAAGAAAGGTCATTGACCGAATCCATAAACTTTTCTACAGGAATACGGAGATTCATTTCATCCGTATCCAAACTTTCCATATACCCTTCACGATCCATTTGTGCCCAAGTACGGGACTTACGTGCCATGAAAACACAGCAGAACTTGAACACTAAATGATCCTTACCAACAGGATAAAATTCAACTTCGAGTTCGGGAATACCTTCAACAAGGTTTTTACTTACCTTCTTTTTCCCTTTGAAAACTTCTTGAAACTTACCATCTACTAAGTCATCACGAAGCTTCGAAAATTCATCACCTAAGTGAATATCAAAGAAAGGTTCCGTATCTCTAAAGATACGTGCAATGTCTTTAATAGTTAAATACATAGTTAAATATCCGCAGCTAAATTAACTTGATGTTCTTTGTTGTCAACAGGTGCAGGATCACCAGCCTCAACAGAATTGTCAATTGATTCAACCTGCATTCTGTTCCAATTAAACTTAAGGCTAAACGGAAAAGGCTGCGAGTTACGGGACTTAATCTGCTCAATTCGAACGATGCCACTTTCCTTGTCTTCGTCTGAAGGAGTCCAAATCCATGCAGAGGTTGCATGCTCTTTGATTGCCCCTGCATAACGAATCTTACCGTCCTCGTTTACCTGACAGAGAAGAATGTTAACACGGTTTGTGATTTCCGCATTGACCTTAGCACGACGTGCAATGCTACCGAGACGCAACCATTGGTTTTCGTCATCAATACCTTTCAACAAAGAGATGTAGTCGATAATGCACACGTCACACTTGAGTGCTGAAACTGCTGCATACACCTCGTCAATGTCAAGGTCTTCCTCGGGACGAAAAATCGTGAAACGACCTCCATTGGTGTATACAGCCTTGCGCCAACGTCTATGCCTCTTGGTGAGCAAATCCTTTTCTCGTTCATCTAGCTTATGCCTACGAATTTTGGAAAGCTCCATGTTGCCAATGTTCGCAAGCAGCCTATTACCCATCTCCTTCTTAGACATTTCAAGGGGAACAAGCACAACCTTATACCCCATCTTTGCCATGTTCACGCAAAGCTGGGTTGCCAGTGTGGACTTACCACCGCCCGAGGTTGCACCCAATGCTACGAAGGAGCCGCGGTCGAATCCACCACTTAGTTCATCATACACCTGAAAACCAGTAGGGATGATGTCATCGGTATCCTCTCCATAAATAATGTCATTGAGAAGTTCTTTCGCGTTGTCATTCTTACCAAAATGCACGAAGCAGTCCTTGTTGGATTTAGTTGCTTGCGCAATATTGATCTGTGTGACAACATCATTCACTAGGTTGTCAATGTTGAGTTTCGGTTCTTCAAACGAGGTTCCAATATGTTTGGCAATCTCATAAAGGATTCTCGTTCTACGAAACTTATTGAGTAGTTGAACCGCTTTGGATGCCTCTTCGGGAGTGTCAACAACTACCGAAGCTCCGTCCTTAAGGTATTGTTTAGCGTCATCAGAAACTTCAGGGTCTTCCATGAGAAGACGAATTGAGGGAGGTTCTGCATTCTCTGCAAACTTCTCCTTGATGACGTTATACAATTCCTTGCTCAAAGGCTCATAAAAATATGACTCATCAATGAGGGAAAGTGTTGTACCAGCTACCTTCAGATTCTTGTTACATAATGCTTTGATTACAGCAATTTCTGCTCTCGGTGAGACGATTTTTACCTTCTTCATATTATTCTATTGTCGCTGTTTCAACATCAAGACCAGACTTAAAGTATACCATTTTATTTACAGGTATATGAAGACGCATCCCACCAAAACGCACAGGGTCAAGTCCACAACCCACAATGATCTTAGGTATGTCCCAATACTTCAAAGTCAAGTCCCTACACTTTTCAAAACGGATAGGAGAAGACTCGGTAGTGAGATTGGAAATGACTAAGAGAGAAGGTTTTGTGATCTCTTGTACCTGCTCTTTGAAAGACGAATTGAGCTGAACCCACAATGGGTTTCGACCACCCTTTTCAAGATGCCTTTGTAAAAGGTACGCAGCTAAGTAAAGAGCCTTCGAGTCGTCAAGATAACCTGTAATTATGTAGTTCTGCCCTCCAAATGGTTGCTCACAAAATTTGTTAAAGCCGGCCTCCTGAACACTTCTCGGGTACATAAGTTCCTGAGTTTCACCCTTGGTCAAAATGGAAAATCCTAGGGGGAGGAACTTGAAAGGAGCCTGCTGAAACACGTAGCCAGGAACGTACCGACGGAGTTCCCGAGTGCTCTTTACTTTGATTAACATAGTTAGTCCAAAAGTTCAGCACAATAGGCTGCTGTAATAACCGCATCTTCATCCTCAGCCATAGCCCTAACTAGGTCAAGCTCATAGTGAGTACAGATGCGGACAAGGTATAGAATAGGTTCACCACCTTCTATACCTTTACGAAAAAGGAAAAGGGAGTCACTGCCACGACCCCCTAAATGTGCTTCGAAAAGTCCACCCTTGTTTGGCAACTTATGCACCTTGTACCTACTAGGTATGCTTTGGTTATCATCACACAATAAGGAAACTAGGATTTGATAGTCTGTTACTATCACCCTAGCTTCCTTTTTGTTCTTTCCTTTTAGGTGTTTTTTGAAGGCGTTGTCAAACCCGTATTCCTTTTGTACTTTCCTCATTTGAAAAGTTCCTTAAACAGTTTTTCCGTATCGGACTTCAACTCTTCGAGAGTGACAACCTTATACTTACCGTTCTTAATGTTCTCATCCGATTCGCGCACGATTGCGTCAGCTACTCTTTTAAGATGAGGTGTAAGCCAGAGTTCTCGTGCGAGAGTAAAATTGATGCGAGCCTTGCGAGTACGAACCTTCATTGCTATCTCCTTGTTGAAGTTTTCTCACCGTTATTATAACACAAGACTCTATCAAAATCCACCTCGATTCCACATATTGTAGCGATCACGTTCCTTGAGGTAACCCGTAAGAATCGCTTCGGTCTTGTCATCAATGATCGGATCAAACTTTTTGATCGAGTTCCAATACTCATTGTTGAGACACGATCTTGCTACCTGAATGTCATCAAGGAAAAGTCGAATCATTGGAGCGGGTTTTCCTTCACACGGAGTAAGGATACGAGAAAAGCGCTGTTGACTTTGAGGAATGTTGCTGCTCAAAGTTGAGTTATAAATACAGCTACACCTCGGAATGTTGATCCCCGTGCCGAGCAAACGCATGTTCCCTACAATGATCTTAATTTTGTACTCTCGTGCCTTTTGAATGGTATCGTCTCGTACTTCCTTTTTCAAAGCGCCGTAGAAAGGGTAAGCAACTGTCTTACCTGCTTTCCGATTGATAGTTTCAATGCACTTGAGAATGGGCTTGACTTGTGTGAAGGGAATAATGATCATGTGCCCTGCGGCCATGTCCTTCAATGCCCACTCTGCAATCAAGTCCATACGAGCTTGGTTGCTTTCCACTTTGCGAACAATGTATGCCCACACACTCGACTTGGAGCCATCACTAAAATGAGTTCTCACACACCGAATAGTGGGACGAAGTCGCTCAACCTTTGCCTCATACAAAATGGGTCCAACCACTGCTTCCGTCAATACGTACTTACCATCCTTGCGGTCAGGTGTACCTGTTAGCCCAATCTTATACTTGCAGTTAAAACGTGAAATTTCCTGTATGTAACGGTTGGCAGAAGAAGTATGCACCTCGTCAATACCGACCAAGGTAAACTTGTCACGGAGCTTTTTCAAAAGTACCTGACCCGACTCGGAGTGAAACGTTTGCACGGTTGCAAGGCAAATGTCATACTTGTCAAAGTCGGTAAGTTTCTTGCAAAACCCAATCCGCGACTTGTCAATATCGGTGAGTGCCTTTTGCGTGTCAGAGCCTACAAAGGTTTCGTAGAACCCCATAAGCCAGTCTCGTTGTGACGCAATAATGAGAGACTTCACCGAGAGGTCACAGATCATTTTGGAAAGCATGATTGTTTTACCAGATCTCGGAGGGGCATACAGGACACCCTTTTCACCCTTGATACAGGCTTGTACTGCCTCCTCTTGATACCCTCTTGCCTCACCCGTAAACTTGATAGGTTTGATTTTGATGACAGGGTGCTTTTCAACTTTTCGAATATCCTCTGCGGTATACTTCTTAAGAATCTTACAAAGACCCTCGAAGTCACCCAAAGGAGTTGCCAAATATTGGTTCTCACCAACCTTGACCTTGGTAGCTAGCAGAGCTGAACCTCTATACGCAGCACAGGCTTCACACTCACCAAGCAAACCTTGCTGTCGACGCAGACCTACCCATTCACATTGATTGCAAGCACGTTCTTCGAAAAAGTGGAAAGTGTACTTGCTTTGAATAGCGTCTATGGCTTTCTTTGAAATATCCTTGATGCGTATAAAGTAACGCTCTCTAGCCCATACTTTCATTTTGCTACCGTCACATGAAAATTAGAATCAACATCATGGGTACGCAAATACCGAGCAATATTCTCACTACCCACTAAACGCATTTTACGTGTTTCAAAGTTCTTGTTCACGATCTCAAACGTGGCATTACAGGTGCAATCCTTAAACTGCTCACTGTGCTTGTGAATGAGAAAAAGATACTTTGAAATGTCACAAGTGCTCTTCTCCAACATCTTCAAAAAGTGTGAAAAGAACTCCTCTGTAACGTCCTCTTCCGTGAACCTACCTAGAGTGATTACATTGGTCGACTTATCCTTCACTGCGTAGATGAGTGGTACGGAAATGTCAACCATGATATCCTTAATAGGTGAGTAACTCTGCAATAAAATCATATCACTTTACCCTTCGTTTCGGAAAGCAGTTTCACACAGTCTACCATGTTGCGCATGGCAAATCCTGTTTGATCTATGTCCTTAATAAGTACTTGAATGAACTCAAGTGCGGCTTTCCCTTGGTCATACAGCTCGATGTACTGTTTAAGAACCCGACGTACAAACTTCTTTTGCCCGTCAATTGTCCTCACTCCAATATCCTTGCTGTACGTGTTAAGTATGTAGTTCTGTATGGCGTCCAAAGCTGACTCCAATTTGGAAAGACGCAATTGGAGGTTGGCTGCAATAAAGGACATACGAGACCGAGTAGAAAGGTCAATCGCGTTGGCATCAAAAAGTTGCTGCGGACTAAACTGACCTTTGTTATCCTTGATCTTCGTAGAAAGGCGTGCATTGTGAAGGATCTTACACTCTTCAACTGCAACGTCAATATCCAAGTCCTTTTGAATGCGTACCCAAATAGCCTTGAACTTTTTGTATTGAGGGTCTTTCCTAATGGTCTTAATAATAGGGGAAATCATAGTGCTTTACTGACCCTCTAGTATGTATGTGATACTCTCGTTTGTTTGTGGGTTGATTGCCAGTGTACCGCAATTAGGGTATTCAACTATAACCAAGTTATCGTCTGCAAACACTTTACTAGAATGCCGTGCAGCTCCTGACTTGGCAGGTGAATACCCCAATAGAAAAGTCCCTGTAGTTGTCACCTTGAACTGTGAAGTGAAGTAATAACCACAGGGTTCTTTCTCACCTTCTACACTTACAAAACGACCGCACAAAAACGAGTTCAAAAATTGTTGACCTAGAGAGACTACCTCACCTTCCTTCAACTTACGAATAGGGAGTAGCCATCCAGTACGAAAAGGGTAGAAAATACCTTTGTCATAATCACAGGTCAACTTCTCACTCATTGAGTGAAATAACGGTCGAACCATGATCTGTACCTACCAACAAAGAAGAATCACCAATAACCTTCAACGTGAGTTCTTCCGTGGAACTCTTTCGCACTGCTTCTTCAAGGTAGGTAAAGTCGATCCTAAATTCCGTCTCTGCAACTGATTCCGTAAGAGGAACCATTTGCTTCACGTTACCAGTTACAGTCTTCACCTGAAGCAACAGTTTCTTACCCTTCGCCTTTGCGGATAGCTCTGAGCGTTCTTTCGTTGCCACAGCCTTACAGGAATCCATAAAGTCAAGTAACTCGGTACGATTCATCTTGAGCAGGTGTCCCTTTTCCTTAACAGAAGACCCCGCAACCGAGAGCAACTCCGAAACATCCAAGTAGGCATCTGAAAGTGGCAGAGACAATGATACCTTAAGTAGCTTCGACTTGACAACTAGAGTTGACTCCGTAACTTCCATCCGGAAAGCATTCCCAGAGAAGGCATCAAACACGTTGGCAAGTAGTTCACACGGCATGGTCACATATAGATCACCCGTAATGTCATTTGAACGAATAAATGACATGTGACTACTGTCGTAACAAACTACGAAAGCACCCTTGTCCGTGACCTTAATGGTGAGTGGCATAAAGGGAAGGAGAGCTTCGACCACTTTCAGGTTGACTTCGTTTACTGCGGACTTGATCCATTTACCCTGCTCTGCGGTAAGTTTCCAAGTCTTGGGTTGCTCGTCACCCTGATTCAACAAAGCAGTGTTTTCAACTGCGTCTGCCGTTGCGAGTTCGGCATGGTAAGCTCCCTCTGTGACCGTAAGCATGGTGTTGACATACGCAAGTTCCACTTCCTTACGCTTTGACAACACGGTACGGAAAGCCTCGACCGAGACACCAAACATACACTCACCTTCCACGGAATCACATGGGACAATGGACTCATACGTGGCAAGGTCATTCATTGAGTACAGATACAGGTTATTTTTCTTGACTTGAATAGTGACATTCCCCGTCGACGGAGGAACCAATTTTGTAAGCACTCGCAACTGATTGAGAATAATCGTTGCACTTGTCTTAACCTTCATAATTTACCTAACTCCTTTGACAAAATGTAAACTTAGGGGTTATACTAGTATATTTACGATCTTATGCTAAGGGTGATCTGAAACAAATACCGATTTTTACCCATCACTTCCAGCACAAATTCATACGTGCCTACGTCAGGGAGTTCGCGGCTCACTCGCATAATTTGTAAGATGTACGGTACGGCAGAACTAGTGGTTGAATTGTAGCATAGGGTCTTAAACACGGTAGGAGACTGCACGGTTTGGACAGAGATGAAACATTGCTCCGTAATACCTACAGTTTCCAACTTTCTACGGAAGAGGTCAACCCAATTGAACTCAACAAAAGAGAACCGCTTGTTGAACTTGTACACCGAGACACCAATGTTTGCCTTGACCACTATGGTGTCTTTCTGCGTCTGTATGGTAGAGCTAACAGGTTTGTTCTCGTCCTTAGAGGTAGGATCAAGCTTGTTTGAGGTAAACAGTTTGAGCTCACCAATAGTGACGCGATTGTATCCGGGATTCATTACAGGAATTGCCCACACGGAAAAGTAACCCATCTTTTCTGCTGAAAGAAAGTTAGGTATCGCATTCCAAGGCTCGCGTCCTTTCGTGAGAGTCACAGGAAACACGGCACACATAAGCCGTCGTGTGACGTTTTCCCCAGTGAACTCCTTTGCCACTAAACTAATTTTCCGTGTAGGAAATTCGAGAGTGGCTGATGTACCTTGCCACTCGTTTACCCCTGTCTGAATGAGTCCGTGCAGAACACCATCTTCTGTCAACACGGGAATCAGGTTTTGTAGAATCGGTTGCTGTATATTGGTGTCTCGTACAATCATTTTTCGTCCTTCAACCTGTCATAGGAATTGTATATATAAAGGATCTCAAAAGTGTGAACCCCAAACTGTTTGCTCACCGTCTCTTCATCCTTTGTTTTCGTATACTCAAGCACAGCATTACGCATGTTCTTTGCCTCAGAAGAGGCTACAATCTTTTTCAAGGATTCCAGTTTGGTTGCCGTATTGAAAAACTTCATAATCTTTGTGTAAGGCATTTCCCCATACAAATAGGAAATGATGTACTTATGTACTTTCTTACGCAAGTCATACGGGTTAACCTTATTGACAAGGGTCTGTACGTCTGTCAAAATTGACTTCGTTGTGACCTTATCAATGACCTCTTGCAAAGTAGGTTCTTTTATGGTAAGTGTTTGAGGAGCACAAACACGTACAGCCTTCTTGAGAGCACCTAAGAACTTGCTCTTCGTATAGTGTGGAAAAAGGAGTTCATGGTCAACATTTGACGTAAGTAGTGCCGACTTTGCATCACATACAATGATTACACACGGTTGTCCAGTGGCAAGATGAGTAGCACGTGCAAGACCATCAACTACGTAGATCGGATATTGTGAGGTATGAATACTTTGAATACCCTTCGTCTGCGACAACTCCTTGCCAATGAGAGTATGCGTGTAACCAAGTTCTGACAACCCTCTTGACACACTTGTTAGGTCATATAAGTAAGAGCCAAAAATCATAAACCCGCCTCGCGTAATCGCTGTACGTACCACACCTGATTGATCTCTATGCGTTGTTGCCAGAGAGCATCCGCAATGATCCCATCCCAGTCAGGAGGGAGAATCAAGTAAGAGTACACGTCAAACAGACGGTTGATTTGTTCATACGTCTCTGCTGTGTAGATCTGCTGTAACAAAAGGAAAGCAAATACGTTAATGTCCAGATGCAAGTACGTCATTTGGCAACCCCTCAACAATGATTGATCCCTTCTTTGTACGAACTACCGTGTATGGTCTTGAGTCAGGGTAGACGTCATCCCTAGGAGTAATAATCACAATGGATGGGATCACCGTCTTCAAAACATCAAGTAGACGCATGAAAGCTTGAGTAGTTTCGGCACTAAAGTTAGCGGTAGGTTCATCGAGAATCATAATTGACGGACGACGCTTCGGAGGTACAAACGAGAGCAAGGAAAGAATCAAGATGAGAGTAAACAACTTGGATTCTGCACCACTCAATTTCCGCACGTCGGACGTCAATTCTTGAGAGCCTACCTTACGGGTACACAACAATTGCAGCTGCGTGTCCCACAATAAATTAAACTTGTAATCTTGGTCGAACACTACCTTGGCATACTTGTTTAACAGGGAACACAAAGTAGCTGAAATCTGAGTCACCATAGTCTTTTTCATGGTCTTGTCTGAGAAAATCTCAACCAATGCCTTTACGTATGGTTCCTCTTTCAACTGTGAATTGAGCTCACGCAAGCGATCTGTCATGGTAGAAAGTGCTTTGCGTGCCTCTGCATTTACAGTTAGCTTAGCCTCAATGCGAGCAATGTTCTCACCTACTTGATTGTAGGTAGTGTAGTCAAACTCCTTTACACCAGACCAACTGAGGTACTTTTGCAAGTCACTCACGTAGGGTTCAACCGCAGAAAGAGTAGTCAATTGCTTAGACACAACCTGTAGTTTTCTATCCAACTCTTCGGTCGTGTACTTAGGTTCTTTGACAGGTTCAGGTTCCTGCGGTAAGTTTGCAACCTCATGGTATGCTTCATAATAGGGCTTGAACTTTTCTACCTTTTGTGTTACTTCCTGCAACTGAGACTCAAGCTCATTTTTCTTACCTACATATTGTTCGTGTTGTTCTTTGTACGTACAATAGGCGTCATATGCTTTCAACTGGGCTATGGTCTCTGTAACTTGAGTAAGTTCCTTTTTAAGGGTCTTCACATTTACAGTATCAACGGGTTGACCGCAGGTGGGACAAACCCCAGACTTGAACTTTTCCGCATGTTCAATCTGATGCTTGAGTGATGCACGCTTGCCCAATAGGTCTTCAAGGGAACCCTCGATGGGGTCACACTTTTCTACCTCGTCAGGTTCCTCCAAGTGGTTCAGTTGAGAGGATACAGTGACGTACTTGGCTTTAGCCCTTTCATAGAAAATAGCACCCTTGTGAAGCTTCTCTCGACTGCACTTTTTTGCCAATGAAGAAAGCTCACTTACTAGGTCTTCATACTCCTGCTTCTGCTGAAGGTATAAGGAATATCTCAGAGCTTGTTTCTTAGCCCTCTCGATTTTTCCCTTTCTCTCGGAGAGAACTTCGATATGAATAGAGACCTCCGAAAGTTTACACGGCAGCTCCTTCAACCGAGAAGAAAAGGAGTCATAGGTAACCTTCAGCTTCTGATACTGTTGGTACTCGTCTACCAAAGTATCTAACCTAGCACGTTCACTGCGCAAGGACTCTAACTGTTGAGAAAGCTCTTCATAATCAGAGTCTTCCAACACCTGTTTACTTTGCAACTTGTAGGACTGCTTGAGCTCGTTGAATGCAGCCTTCGTTTCAGACAGCTTTCGCAACTCTCGCAAATACAACTTGCGTTCAGCATCAATGCGATCCAGTTTGAAAAAGTCATCAAAGAAGTGCTTACGATCCGTGGAACTACCCATGACAAGTGGGTGAGGCACTCGGGAATCGAGGTGTATGAACGTTTCAAACTCTGAACGAGAAACACCCCACTGACTTGCTATATATTCGTTAGCTTTAGTCTTAGTGAGGTGCTCAAGGGGAGTTCCATTCTCCAAAATTTTGACAGACTCTCTCTTGCCAGAGGTCTTAACAACTTGAATTGTGGTGCCGTCCTCTTTTTCAAGAATGAGAGCACGAGAACCACTTTTCATCTTGTCTTGCTTCAACCCTACAATAGGTTCATCATAGAGAAGCTCAGAAAGAGAGTTAAAGAAAAGTGACTTACCGACCCAATTGGAGTTCTTGCTATAACGACCACTTGTTTGATTTAGGCCGTAGATCACAGAGATCCCCGGCCTAAATTTGAAAGCTTGCTTCGTTATAAAGGGGCCGTAGTTCTTAACACACAGCGCCTTTACCTTCATATCAAGCCTTGTTCAGTGTATCTTCAATGTATTCGATATTATCATACATGGTGTTTTTCAAAAACGTCTGCATTCGCTTGGGTTCATTTTTCTTGCCGAGGTTATACTGATAATCTTCACCACGACGGCGCACAGAACTCTGCACAATAGATGCAGCAAGCTCTGCAAACTCTTTCGCACAAGGAATATCAAGACCCTGAATAACACCTTCAAAATACTTCCACTTACTAAAGATCTTAGCATACTTCTTTTTAGAAACAGTACGAACTTCCTTGAGCTTGAGGTGCTCAGCAAAGTCTTCTGCATACCACAAAGCCTTTTGCAGGTCTTCAATCTTGTTTCCCTTAAAGGGAGAACGTAAGACGTACTTAATGAAGTTACCTGCATCGAAGGGGAGGTGACGAGTAAGTTCAATCACCTCGTGCTCAAACTGCGTATAATGTGCAGGATGGTTAACATTATCCACCATTTTATGAACTCCTTTATGAACGACGACGGTTTTCTCCAGCTGCCATTTCAGATGCAAGCAATGGAGTGAGAATCCCATACGGACCTTTGTTGTAAAGCTGTACCGAACGTTCCCTGCTTCTCGCTTTTGCTTCTCGCAGAGTCTCGTCTTCAATAGCCTTGGCACAGGTAGTGAAACAACTCAAACTAGGAATATCCCTTGAACTATTCGTCACAGAGTAGTCAATCGAGAGGGGTTTTCTGCTCCTGTTGTGATACCTGCGTTTTGCAACTTGAGGTTCAAACTTTTCCTCATTTTCAATCCTTGCGGACATACCCTTGAAAAGGGCTTTCTTACCTAGTGTCTTAATCATACGTCTATTCCTGTTTTAACGTAAGGTTAATAGGGGGTAATATTATACCATGTATTTACTAGGTTAGAAGCTGCGACCCATGACCACAACACCTCGACCATAGGTGGATCGGGACGACTTCACAAACTTGCGGTTAGCGTCTACCAGTTCCATCACCTTTTCCTTGTTAATGGTTGCTACAGCCAAAACCCATGCACGTGCAATATCGTCAGTGAGTCCCTCCGCCTTGCCAGGACACAGTCCAGGACCAAGGTCATTTACTGTGATGAGTTGCATGAAAAAATGTTCGACTGGCCTACCAAAAAGGTCTCGTTTGTAGTCACCAATTTGTCCATCAAGAATTTTCTTTTGCCACTCTTTTGAAATGACTGGACACAAGACACTATGATTGCTCATAAGAGCACGCACAGCCTCAAAGTCTTTTACCTTGAGTGAATACTGCTTCACGTGCGTGATCGGTTTACCTTGACGCAGTCCACGGTCATTACGAATACGATGAAGGTGATCAACGGAGTTCCAACGGTCTGCAACCACTAGACATGTATTGAGCTGTTCACACAAGGGAAGGATTACAGCACGGTAAAGGTTTTCAAAGTTGACCATGTTGTTATCGTTAGCGATGACCTCCAATACACAAACAGTCTCCGTTTGATGCGTTTGCTCATTGTACCCTACAACGGCAATAGCAAAGGAGTTATTGACAAGACCTGCGTCCAATGCCATCACAGTAGGTCCATTGTATTGATTTACTCTACGGACAGTGCCCCATACAAAATGGTTGCGGTCATCATATTGATATTGCAGAGTGTGTGAATTGGGTCTACCCGTAAAGCAGCTCACTACCACGTCTTCAGGGAAATAGGGTGCAGCACCTTCAGCAGGTTGGGCACCGAAGTCACGCAATGCCTTTCTTTCGGAGGTTTTGAAAGCCGAGGCAATAGGTCCAGACGTAATCTCTAAGTGTGGGTTAACCTGCCACGTTGCCATACGTGCAGCAAAAATGTAGGGATTCGTTTTACTCTCTGCATACAGTCGCATCACCTTGTCCCGTCTTGAAACGGGAGATGAAACGGAAAGCATAAGGCAAGGGGGAGCATCGTTGAACCCTCGGTGAATAAGTTCATTGCGTGCTGCTTCCACGGTTGTCAACGAGTTAGTAAGGGAGGTATATGCTTCGTCCGCAGATGCTCGCCTGTTGGTATCGTTTTCATCAACCACTTCGTCTGCTTTGGGCAACGGGAATAGACCCAATTCGTCCAGAATGGTCATGATTGCAGTGTTACCACGAAGTCTCGAAGCAGTAGGTCCAACAGGATAGCACTTAATATTTTTGTTTGCAAACGAGATTACCGACTCACCCTTTGTGTACAACTCTTTACCGTACTGATCCTTATACTGATCCAATAGTTGGAAGTATGCTTTGAACCACTGCGCAGTATTGACAATGTTTTTAAAAGGTGTCCAAAGAACGTCATACGCCTTTTGGTACGTAAGAGAGCAGAAAATGAAAACCAGTTCAGTTGACGCCTGCATAGAGTCTGTCATAGAGGACAGAATAGGGTACATCAAGTACCTATGTAACACGTAGGACGCCATAATTGCCGCAGTGGTTGACTTGCCAGAACGCTGACCGAGAATGAAAACAGCTTGGTCATAATTGGGCAGTTCATTGTTCTCTAAGATTTCCTTACGAGTAGCACCACAACGGGGACATACACCGTGCTCCAAAAAGGTCATTCTCTTTTTGGAGTTTAAGTCCTTGGAGGACATTTTCTTGTCAATTTGAAAAACGTCCATATACTTAGGGTTAGTACACCGAGGGCACACTTCACCGAGTGCCATAGATGCCAACCACATCTGTACAGCCCAAGGCGGATGGATGTCTGACCCTAGAATTCTATAACAGTAATCGTAGAAGTTTTTAGCCTCGGGGAGGGAGCGAGTATCAACCAACTCTCGCATCTTTCCCGTTTTGGAATCAATGGAAGACTTGACTAGGTTCTTAAGGTCAAAGTCAACACCCGTAGACAGAATTTCCTTTGTACTAGGAACATCAGCCGAATGAGTGTCGTCAGCTACCTTTTTAGTAGTAGCGACCTTTTTGACCTTGCGTTTAGTCTTGATCTTTTTCTTTTCGTCAGAAGTCAATAGAGACGGAAAGAGTTTATCCGCCTTTATTTTCTGTAGTATGTCTAGTTTCTCTTGGTCTAGCTTCATACTTACTTCCTTCCATAGGAACAGGCACAACTACCTCTCGTTGCTTCGGAGGTAGAATTTTCGCAACTAGGTCTTCCACGGCAGTGTCAGAAAGATCAAAGTACCCTTTGATGAAAGCACCTAGTTTGAGCTTTACTGCCTCTCTCGTTAAAAGTTCGAGAGCGGTAAACGGGTATTGATCCACGTCTGAAATAGTGTTTTGAATAACCGACCTAGCTTGCGTCACCCCACCGTCCAACCCTAATAGCAAAGGGGTGATTTCATTGAGAATGAAATCAGAAACAATGTCAATGTTGGCTTTAACAGGGTCACCTACCTGATCTTTGTAGGTCTCTGTTTTCGCTACAATCTCAACATTAAAAGGTTCCTCGGGGAGTGACTGTATACCCGTACTATTCTTATTAGCCTCTGCAAAATCGTCCGGAAGTACAAAGAAGGGAGGAGCCGAAAAAAGGTCATCCTCTTTTTGTACTTCAGGTTCTTTTTGAGGTGTAGGAACAGCATACGCAAGTTGTCCTATACGGTTGAGTATGGCATTTCTTGCATCCTGCTGTTGCGTTGTTGCACCTATAAGTGGGTTCTCTTCTTTTTCTTTTGGAACAATAGGAGAACCCACAGGCGAAACAACTACACCTTGCTTACTACTCTTCAGAATCGTCTTCCGCTGACGAGCTTTGAGCATGTTCAATGTAGAGCTTTTCACCGATACCCTTCTTTAGTTGATTAAAGCAAAACTTACGAAGGCAGAACTTTTGCTTGTAGCCGAACTTCTCACACATTTCTACTTTTGTAGCTCGATCGCCAAGAATCCACCGTTTGAGGTCGATCCAAGTGACAGAGGGTTCAACGTCTGTTTTGTTCAGCTTGAGCTTCATGGACTTGCGACCACGACCTACCAATTGCCCAGTGACGTAGAGGTAGTAAAGGGTATCAAACACAGGGTCATAACCACGTGCGGAGCCCTCACCATCATTTGCCCAAATACGAATCCAACCAACACGATTAGGCACAGAGAGTTTGTTCTTAATCGTCTTCAAGTGGATGTAACGGTAAGAGTCTCGACCCTTTTCAAACTCAACGGAAGGCTCAATTTCCCATCCCGTTTCCTTGTCAAAGTTCTTTGGCCAAAGGGGTTGACCAGACGAACGAGGTGTGAACTTGCAACGGCAATCGGCATTGAACTTGAGAGCCTGACCCCCTGGCTCGTTTTCCTTCGGGCCATACATAACCATAGGTGCGTCACGCAGTTGATTCGTACCGATGACGGCTACCATCTTCTGCATTAAACGTCCCTTGACACGAGGGAGTTGCTTGGAGAACATGCGGGCTTGCAATGCCAGAGAGTTGTCCGTCTCCTCTTCGTCATTTGAAGCAGGGTTCATTGCAGGGTAGGAATCTACAATGAATAGAGCCTGTAGTTCACCGTTAGGTGCCGGAACCCAAAGACCCGGACCATACCGCTTGCTCATTGAGGGATCGGCAAACTCACCAACACGAGCCTTGTTCTTTTTGTTGTCCTCATAAATGAGCCACCACCTACCGTTGATCATTTTCTTGTCAGGTAGCTCACGGAGAACGTTTGCGAGAAAGTCAAAAAACTTTTCTGCAACAGACTCAACATGGAAACGAATGATCGGGGGAGTGATCCACTTGCCAGAATCGTGATCCTTTGTGCCGAACACTTGCGCAATCGTTTTGTCAATACCCGTAGTATTGAGAATGCTCTGGATGTAGGGCATACTATTAGCACTCGATCCCTCATAGTCAAAGAAGGTAATAAGAGGAACCTTTTCCTTAATAGCATTGGCGGCAATTACAAGAGCACCAGTAGTCTTAGAAGACTGCTCTTTACCAAAGTGTGTATACCAGCCAGGACGAATACCACCCCCATACAGTAGGTCTAAGGTAAGCATACCCGTAGACATTGGAGTGGCTGATTCAATAGGGTCAGAATCGTAGTTGAGACGCTGAGCAACTGCGTCTACGGTCTCGGTAAGAAAGCCCGTGTAGTCGAATTGAACAGCATCATCAGTTGCAGTTTGTTTTTTAGTTTTTGCCATATATGTGAACTGTGAAAAGAAAAGGGGTTAGGAAATATTACATCCTAACCCCTATTTACAGTAGTCAGTTAAAAGTCTTCGTCATCGTCTTCAAATTCGTCATCGTCATCTTCGACAACTTTCTTAGACTTTTTGACGGGCTTCTTCTTGGGTGACTTCTTTACGGGTTTAGGTTCTTCCTCTTCATCCTCGTCATCGAAGTCGTCTTCATCGTCTTCCTCTTCGACTACCTTTTTCTTTGAAGGCTTCTTTTTAGGAGTGGGTTCCTCGTCTTCGTCATCGTCGAAGTCGTCATCGGAATCGTCATCCTCAAAGTCATCTTCGTCCTCTACGGGCTTCTTCTTAGATGTCTTTTTCTTAGGAGTAGGTTCCTCTTCGTCTTCATCATCAAAGTCGTCTTCAGAGTCCTCATCGAGGTCATCCTCGTCTTCCTCTTCAACTACTTTCTTAGACTTCTTTGCAGGCTTCTTTTTGGGAGCTTCGTCTTCCTCGTCATCCTCAAAATCGTCCTCGGAATCGTCTTCTTCGAAATCGTCTTCCTCAACTTCAGGTTTCTTACTCACCTTCTTCTTGAGTTTCGGAGTGCTACGTTCTTCCTCAAAGTCATCCGTATCGTCGTCATCCTCATCCACTTCAGGTTCTTCAACCTTACGCTTCGTGAGACCCATGCGACGTGCCCAACTTTCGAAGTCACGTTTCACTTCTGCTTCAGACTGCTCGGGAGCATAAATGGTATTCATGTCCCAAGTCAAGTAAGCCTTTTCTTCTTCAGTGAGAGGGGTGCGACCCGAATCAACTGCAAGCTTCACCTGATAAATATCGCCAGGGGCAACACCCGGACTCATGTCCTTTTTGATCATAATGTCACGACCAAACTTTTCATCCGTAACATTATAAGCCTTGCGAGTGCCCGACTTCAGCTTAACAACATTGTCTTCTTTCATGTCTTGAATTGCAGAAAGAATCTTCGGGGTAAGCTGAACAACTACAACGGGGGTGTAGCTATCAGAATCAGGGTCTTTAAAACCCGTCTTCTTTTCCTGAGCAGTAATGCGATTCTTTGCAGGCATGTTATCCTGCAACTTTCTCACAATTGCCTGCATGTAGAAGTAACGGGAATATTGCAGAAGGCGATCCTTGCGATCAATGTTCTCGTCACATTCTCTACGGTATTCGTCATACCAAGGATCATACTTTTCAGGAACACACTGATGTGTGTCGGGATCGTAACAACGGCACGGAGCACGGAAAGACTTATTTGATCCCTGCTTTGCTTTTGCCCAGAAAAACGCATCCGAGTACACAGGTCCAAAAAGTCGAATTGTCACCCATCCTGCCTTACCATTCTTAGTCGGGTATTCTAACATGTTGACCACGTCAGACATACGAAAGTTGTTACTCGACCCACGAATAGTGACCGCATCCAAATCAGTACCACGTGGCATATATTGACTCCTTTTAGTACTTAAGGGTTTCATAAGTTTTCCTTACAATGGTTATTTACTAGATTGCTTCTGCTTTACTAGGGCAACAAACTGATCTATTGAAGCACACACTCTCTGCAATTGAGCACGTTCTTCTGCATTAGCCCCCTGCAACCGAGAGAGCACAGCAGAGGAGGTCTCAAGTAGGTGCAATGCGTTGATCCCTACAATATTCATATAGTCCTTGGAAAGGTCTCGCATGATCCTCATATACTGAGCAATTTGTTCATCCGAAAACTGACCCTGAACCATTAACCCAGCCTTACGAAGCTCTTCGGAAGCTCGGTTGATATTCTCAAGCACCCCGCGATCAAAAGTCAACTCCATGCGTCCTCCAGAAGTTTTCTATTTTGTACAGACATGAATTGAGGTATTTTGTACTTGATGCGTAGACACCCAGTAGTGTCTACTTTTTGTGCTACGTAGGAAAGCTCCTGCAAGGCATCAAACGAATTGTCGAAAAGAGTAACACCAACATCAGCCGAGTCCCCGTACTCTTCAATAAGTCCTTCATAGGAGGTTGAGTGCTGCTTAGTTTGAACCATGCGCTGTACAATCGCTTTTGCGGATTTCAACCATGATTGAATGAAGGTAGTGAGTACACCAAAACGGGAGTCACAGCGATCAATCGCCTTACTCATAATCTGAAGATAGATTTGAGTAACGTCATCCAAGTCGATCTCATGGTTATATTCAACGTAGGCTTTCTGTGCTTGCAAAATCGTCATGCGTACATACTTTTGCATAATCTTACTTTTGAAGTCCTGAGCCTTGTTGAACCAATATGCAACCTGTTTGTAGTTTGCATAATAGAGACGAGCGTCTGTGATGGACAACTCATTTGCTATTGCGTGCATCCTCTCGGGTGCGTCTTCGGCTGTATTGAAAGGAGACCGTAGCTGGAAATACTCGTTTGATCGAGACAACCAATAGGAAATTATGCCAAAGTAAAGACCCCTATTGAGGTAGAGCTTCTTGACCCATTCTACATCCCCTGTAGTCACATAATTGTAGAAGTTATTGGTGATGGTTTCTCGGGACTCAGAACTCAACTTTGACATTGAGTGAACCTGTTGATAGGCAATTACCTTGGACAGATAACACGTGAAAAAGGTAGGGCTAATGTTGATTAAAAACCGTAAGCTATTCCATAGGTAGTAGTCAAGGATTTGCAGATACTGAAGACTAGTAAGGTTGATTTTTATGTCTTCTTCGATAGCCTTAACTTCGGCAAATACTTCAGAATGTTTATACCTTCTAGCCATGTAATGTCAATCCTTTATGCGTCACCGATTCTAGCCTTCAATTCAGCACTAGGAGTAAACAGAGAGGGATACTCCTTAGAGAGGAATTGATAAAACCGCAAGCAATGCTTACAGCAGGTACGACGGAGTCTCGGGTTTGTTATCTTTGGTCTACGAGCGTTTGAGTACTTAAAGAAAGAACCACCATGTAGGGTCAGAGCAACTTCATGACGGTACTTAAAGTCAGGACAACTGCAAGACATGACAATGGTAGACTGACGCTGATACCCTTTATTCCGTTTATAGTGTCTAACCATAATGAACGTGTCATAGTAAGTAGGCATCTTCTTGGACACCCACATACCACGTCGTTTGTCAAATACTTTTGTGGAATAGGTTATGGCATATGCGTAGTATCTACCATCCTGATCCTTGCGAATACCCTTGAACTCTTTGATGCGAGCAAAAGCCGCATTGGTGAGCTGCGTAGGTGCATATCTCAGCACCTGCAGCATAATTTGTTTAAACTTCAGTGTAGCCATTTATCTACCTCAGAAACATAGGTCTGAAGCATTAAATTTTCTTAATACGGGCTACCTACACGACCAGACTTAACGAGGGAATAGAACTTCTGCTCCATACCTTCATTAAGAAAGCTACCACGGAGTTCACACACCATAGTCTTAGCATTTTCCTCAACACCACGATGACACATACAGTTGTGTACACCGACTAGGAGAACGGCAGAGCCATCGGATTCGAGTGCTGGAAAACGGAAAGGAAGACGCTTGAGAGTGCCGTCCATGTTACCAGTATCTTCCATAGGTGCGCAGAGTACGTCTGCAATATCAGCAGCAAGCTGTTCTTGAAGTACGGGGCGCTTACCCAAAATCTTAGCAATACGAGCCAACTTGGAAAGACCCAACACGTTACCATCCTTCGGGATGTACGCAACATAGGCTTCATACCGAACAGGATACAAATGATGGGGGCAAGAGGAGTTCACCGTAATTGGTCCCTGACAAATAATACCTGCCTTGTTAAGGGACATCACATTTTGGTGATCGGTTGCATTGGAACCCATTGGAAACTGGCGATTTATAATCTTAGAGAGTTCCTGCGTAATCTCGTCATCGGTCTTGCACGTCTCCATGAGAGCACGCACACAACGGTCTTCAGACCCCGTGAAGTTTTCACGGGCTGCATCATCATTGGTATTTTCACGAAGCACATCGAGGATCATACCATAAGCCGTCTTCAGCTTCTTGTAAGAGTTTTCGTTATACATATTCAATCCTTTATGGGAGAGCAGTAAACAAGTGCGTCTGCAAGCTCAATTGGTACTGCTTAGGCATACCTAAAACAATCTTTGCCGCATACGCATAGTTTTTACGTGTTGCTTCTTGATCGATGAGTTCCTGATCGAAAATGCAAGCCACTTCACCGTCAGGAGCTTTCTTGTATACGGAAATAGGAGACACGTAATACTTCTTATCGTTGTACACTGCAACGTCACTTGCACCGTATGAAGTGATCAAGTCAAGTAAAGTAGGAATCTGATGGTATGGAGAGTCAGGATCAGCACTCACCAAGAACTTAAAGGCTTGCACGTTTTGCACTACAACAGGACTGATCTTAAGGTACTTCTTTGTAACCTCGTTGACCTTGGGACTGCAAACTACGTAGACCATACCTTTGATCTTTGTCCACGAGGCATCCTCATAGAAAGATGGGATACTACCGTTGGTCTCAATCTGTACGAAACTTTCAAGACTACTACTCTTTATGGAAATCACAGTCAACCAGTCAAACAGGAACTCCTTAAGGAGTGGCTGTAGTGTGGGTTCTCCACCTGTTACCACAAGACTATAGCAATCGTGCTGTTCTGCAATTGCTTCAATCTCTTTACGGAGTTCTTCAACCGTGTACTGTGATGCGTTTTTCAATTGAAAAGCCGTATCACATTGTATACACACGTTGGTCTTAGAGCCATAGTTGCACCCTGCGAGTCTCAGAAAAATACAGGGGCAACCTGTAAAGGGACCTTCACCTTGAATGGTGTAAAAGATTGAGGTCACAAACAAAACCTTGCTTTCCTCAAACTCTTTCAACCGTGCATTGATATCGACGTTAATGGGGATCATGATGCGTACCTCAAAACAGTTTTCTCACTGCGTCTACTCACGTCATAATACGTGATGAAGTCATAATGAGCCTCCCTAACTTTGGGAGCTTTCTTTGGTCTCATGTAACTAGGTACTTTCCATTTACACTGTTTGGGCTTTGACGGGGTGATGCGGTGAAACACCCCTGTGTCAAACCGAGCATCCACAATAGGAATATTACAAATAACCAACTGATCGGGGGTGCCCATTATGTAACAATCAGAAGGACATCCGGCTTCAAGCCATTCGTGAAAAGTATAATAGGTGAGATTTGGATGCCTAAACAAAAGACCACCTAGTTTAGAGGAACCGCGTTTGATAATACTTTTCATAGTTCTTAATAATTTTGTCTACAATCTTTATGTCTTCAGGACTAATTTTCTTAGCAACCTTTTTGCTAGCAAAAAGGTTATTCCTTCGACGCTTAAGTTCTTTAAACTTCCCTGTAGCCTTAAACTCACTTGCATAGTCAATACACCTTTGCACTACGTCAGGAGCTGTTGTCAAATTGGTAAGGGATAAGAACTCAGGAATTTTGATGTCTCCGTTCAACAAAAGATTCGTAAGGTGTACAATATAGTTCTTCTGCTCGTTTCGATTGTACAAAGCATGTGCCTTTCCAAGATATCCATTTAACAAACGGTAGTCATGCAAAGTAGTACATATTGGACATGAACACGACGGGAGAACCGTAGTGTGAAAATTCTTTGGAACCTTAATATTGCCCCACGGGTAAAGAGAAAACAACTGTCCGGACGCAATATTGAGGACGTGCGAAACAGAGTCCCCTCCAATGTTTTTTACAATACCTAAGTGATCCAGCAAGGCATACACGAAACTGGCCATTGTGGAAGTAGAACCCAAGCAGTGTATGTACTTCGTCTTTTTGTACCGAGATACGGTGAGAAGTAGTTGTTCAATGCAAAGTAGTTCAAGTGGGATGTCCGTAGTATACATCCGCAATAGGCCAGCTACGGAAATAAACTCGGAATCCTCACGCCCAATTACATCCATCCACATTTTTCGTTCATCAAGGCTTCTACCATGAAGTACGGTAACCATGTGAACCTTGCTATTCAAGTGTTCTGATATTCTTTCGTAATTAGCATTTTGGATTTTCGCAAGAGCAACGATCTGCTCATTCGGTATACCAATTCTCGGAGGAATATCCAAGTCCATACCTAGGGTTGCCACCGAGTTATATGACTTTGCCAACTCAACAGGATCAATGAAGTCCAGTTTATTCGTAACCAGCTGAAAACCACCAGAGTCCGCAATCACTTGCAACCCTGCATCACGGTAGGACGCAGGCATTGCCGATGACTTGTTATGTGGGTTAACAAGGCACATCTTAATGTTGTTCAACTTGAGATATGCCGCACCCATGACAGGTACACACACGTCATAGGTGTCATCGGGAAGTACCGTTCGACCAAAACCGTTGCAGATATATTCAGACTTTCGATACTCCGACTTCCATACTCTATGGGTGTCAATAAAGTCTGAAGTTTCTTTTTCGTGAGGTTCCACTTTTGAATATGCTGTGCTCTGCATATTCACAAGCATCTCACTTGAAGCTGGGACATAAAAAACACTCATTCTACCCTCTTATAAACGTAATACAGCTATTGTTTTCTCTATCAACCTATTTACGTCCTTTGGGAGCTTCATCCCCAGAAGGTAGAACGCAAAGGACTCAGCAAACAACTCGTGATAGTTTTTAGTTGCGTACTCTGACACCAACGTTTCGTAGTTCACTTTGAGGGTAGAAGTGGGGAACTTGGAAATAACCACTTCCTGGTTCTCTTCGTAAAGGAGCTGCAACTGTTTCGGGTTCAGCTTAAAGCACTTTTGCAAATGCTTCTGAACCAACTTGAAATAGGTTTGCTCAGGTTCGTCAAGCTCTTTTCGAAACTCAACAAAGGATAGACCAGAGTGTACAAAGTTGTCACGCAGAGCCTTCATGTCTCGAGACGTGAAACGATCCATTTGCACGTAAGTGGCATAGAGGTTCACCCACTTGAACTGCCAATCGTCATCCAACTTGTTGAAGTAGAAATGCCCAATTTCGTGAAGTATGCAATGAGGCAAATCCTCAATAGTAGTTCTACTAGGATCAAGTTCTACGCGGTGTGGGATTTTCTTTTCATCATTCCCGATGTAGTACATACCTGCACTGCGCATGGAACGGATAGAGTAATTCACCTGCTCGTCAAATATGGTATACAGCTTTGCACTTTCCAACTTCTTTGCCGCAATTGCAAAAGCACTCTTTAATGCTTTCCGTACTGACTTCTCAGGTGCCCAGTAGTAATGCAAAATACCGAACTTGTCCAATGGGACAGAGGTCCGGTATATATTGGAAAGGTCGACGCCATATACGTGACCAGACGTAGGTTTTGGTCCAACCACGCAGAGGATGTTCTTTCGAGACGTCTCAACGGTAGGTTGATTCCCAAAAAGGTCAGGTTGAAGTTTGACGAGCAGAGGATTCACTTTCTCGACTTTACCTAACAAGTTATGTTTCTTGTCAATATTGTCGTCGTGAAAAATGATGTAATCCTCTGCTTTCATTTTTTAGACCTTACTTATTTTGGTTAGAAAGAATCTGCTTTGCGAGTGTAGTTGCCAACTGCGCACGGAGAGTATGCGGTGTGTCTTCGTCTGCCGTAATCACAGTAGCTTCCTCAACTCGCGGTTCAGTACCTTGTTCATTCTCAAGGACGTCAGCCGCAGAGCTTTCCATAGCAGTGGTTGCAGGTTCCATCACAAGGTCATTGTCATCAAGGTTGAGGTCTTCACCCTGAGACTCGATCACTTGCTGTGCAGCAGGTTCAGAAGCAGTAATAGTTACTGTTGCTTCGTCAACTACTTCAATGGGAGCTTCCGTAGGTAGTTCTTCCTGAACCACTTGCGGTTGAACCTCGGTGACGGTTTCAACTACAGGTTCTTCCGTAGCAGGTTCACCTTCAACTTTGGGTTCTTCTGCAACGGGTTGCTCAGGATTTTCAACACTGCCTTCAACCTTATCTGATGCCGCAACATGAGCTTCAAGGCGAGCAAGTTCGTCTTCAAGGGAAGCTTCCTTTTCAGGTTCATCTTCAACCACGGGTTCGGCTTCGCTCAAGTCTGCGAGAATAAGAGCAATGAAGCTTTCTTGATTGATGACCTCAAGGGAAAGTCCACAGTACGTATTCCACGCAATTTCGTCCTTAACACCAAGGTCACTTTCGATAGTGAACTTCTGATAGGTGTTTTCCTCTTCTCCGTACACTTCAGGGTTGAAGGTAGCATTCAGAGTAGAATGGTTCACCACGTGATTCGTTGCAAAAACAAACTTGTAGAAGCGGTTGCCAGTACTGTCCAAACTTACAGAGTAAGAGGTAAGTGCTTCAGCAAGGGCTTCAGAGGTAAGCATGGGCTTCACCTCTTCCGAAGTCGGAAGGAACTTAATGTTGTACTTAGCACCCAACATCTGCTGAGCAAGCGTTGTGCCAGTTTCTTCGTTTCTTGCGGAAACCTGCTTCTTTTGTTCTTCTTCGATCTTCTTACGATCGACAGGTCCAAGTTCACCAACATTGGCCGCATACACTTGGCTCATGTAATTGTCAACAACTTCATCATTGTAGACAAAATCGTAAGCCTTAAGGAAAGACTCAGCGTTGCAGGAAAAGATATCGTTTTCCTCATTAAGAAAAACGACGGACAACGGGAAAAGTTCACGACGGCGCTTCGGTGCGTTTTCATCCGTGGCAACTGTCAAATTAGTGACAGCAAGCACAGTGAAACGAGAACCGCGAAGAGATTCCCAAACAGAACCAGGACTCAGATGTTGAGCCTTGTTTTCAAGGTTAGACATGTTTACTCCTTAATACGTATTAAAGTAGGTCAGTTAAACCATCTCTCATAAATTATTTACGAGATTAGTCATGCAAATAGTCCTCAATAAAGCGGACAGTTTCGGCATGTTTATATTGACACTTTTGGTAGAGGGAAATCCACTCCGTCAAAAGGTCAACAACCTCACCCTGATTATAACACGATTTAGTTAACTTTGGCAAATCGGGGCAGGGACTAACTAAATTCTGTTGTAATACGGGACGCTTAGGGGGTGTGACCTCAACGGTATAGGTAGGTTCCACAGAAGCACACCCCGTAAGTCCTAAGGTTAGCGCGGTGAAGAGTAGGAGTCCAATATCTCGTTTATACGATCTACCGTTGCTGGGACGAGGGCTTCTTTTTGAGCGTCCCCTGTCTGTGCTTTCCATTTTTCATTTTCCTGTTGCACCTTAGTAAAGGATGAACTCAATTGCTCATACTTTTGCGATGCTTCAAATAATTGTTGCTCCAATGCGGAAACACGTTTCTGCTCTTCCGCTTGTGACTGTTTCAGTTTTTCCAATTGGGACAGGTAGTAGGTTTCAGATGCAGAGTAGCCCTTTTCATATCCATAGTTGTACACGTGGTAAGTGAGAAAAACGACTGCAAGTAAGACAAGACCCACAACACCTATCCCAAAATAGAGTTTGAAATTGCTTGACATAGTTACTTGAGCTTACCAAAAAGTTCCTTCTTCACACCCTGCATGACTCGACGAATTACCTCGATGTCATCGGAGGTGTCGATTTGAAAAGCCACACCCTTGCCGCGTGACCACTCGGAGTCACCTTTCTTTTTATACATGCGAGTGATAGACAAGTAAGAGTGCCCTTCGTATTCGTATTTGCTAACACTGTATGCCTTATTTTCAGAGCATTCAATAATGGTAGTCATAGTATGTACCTCTCTTTAATTCGATCAATAATCCATTGCGGGCAATTGCCAGGATCCCACAAATCAACCCCAGCTTCTTTTGCTTCGGAGCTTGTTTTATACTTGATGTATGGGGAACCTTTCATTGCCCAGAGCTTCAACACTTTGCATTCCAGAAACTCGCTCAGTATGGAATACACCTTGCGAGTTCCTTCCTTACCTGCGTCATCTCCATCCATGAGAATCACGCAACGGTCTACACCGTGCATTGCCAGCAATCGACACTTGGATTCACTAAACGACTGCGTACCCATGATACACATTGCCGGCACACCGTTGGCAAGTAAACGAAGTGCATCTCGTTGCCCTTCCACAAGAACTACGGTTTTGGTATGGGTCATCATCCCTATTGCATAGTCAAAGGGAAACAAACCATGAGTCTTCACCCATGAACCTCGAAGGTTGATATAACTTGTTTGTCCTTCCACCTTGTGCATTCGGCCTTTTGTGTAGCCAACGGTTTCACCGTCTATTATGACAGGCAGGTATAGGAATTTGTCCTTACTCAAATTGCCGTCTGCGTACTTGATTCTGCATACCTTGCACCCTATTTTCTTGAGTAGGTTTGTGCTTACACCTCGCCACAGCTTGTGAGCAGGTAACTCGGAAAGAATCAACTTCTCAGGTGCGTCTTCAAGTTCCTTGTCAATTTGAAAGTTTCGAGTCTCTGCGTACCTGACTCTAGGGTTATTAGAGAATGGCTCGCACCCTATTAGAGGTGCAAGTTCATCCCACGATGCTGTTTTGCCACAACCGTAGCAACGGAAAAATCCAGGATTCTTTGTAGTCTCAGAATGATATATGGAACCACTAGGGTTCAAGTCATCGTGAAACGGGCAACGAATCATGGTGTAATTTTTGTGATGCTTTGCTCCTGCTATCCCCCTACACTGATCCCTAACAAACTGCAACTTGTCCGTAAGAGTCGTATATTGCTGAGGCATTTTCGCATCCAAATTCCTTTTTCAAGTTTTCCCAAGTGTCTGCGTCATCTTCTTGAATACACTCCAACATGTCAGAAAGCATACCCCGTTTGAACATTGGAGTTGCCGCATAAAATGATTGAGTGTACACGGGTTGAGACGCATTGACAACACGGGCTACATAGTCGTCATCCTCACCATCACCTTCTTCACCAACATAAATAGCTGTCTTGTAGATGGTAGCTCGGTACTGGCAGGGCTTTCCCGTTACAGGAAAGCACAGCAGCACAAATACATCCCCAAGCTCCGTCTCAATGAGGCATCGGTCGAGTTCCTCCTCAACCGAGCTTTCAGGATCTACCAATATTCTGTTCACACTGTTTCGCGCAGTCATAAATCTTTTTCGCTAAGTGTACGTTAAGCAACGGGTACTTTTCATCTAAGTACTTTACTACTTTTTTATTGAGCCACGGTGCCAGGATGCGACGCTTTACCTCGTCTCCATCCTCAATGATACCGAGCTCAACACCTTGGTCTACATTGGTCATTAAATTCTGAAGTAGATTGGGAATGTCCCAGCTCCACGTGGCACCCATATCGTCTCGCACAGCAGTCTCAAATTCCACCTCTGGCTCAATGTTGCAAGTTAGGTTGAACTGCTCTTTGAGAGCTTTCGCAATACCATAAGTGGCCGTATACTGCGTGATTTGAATGAAGGGAAGAACCATGTCATAAGGAACGGCATAGTATGAGGCATCGTGTACCATGCGACTGCTCTCAACTTTCATCTTCCATTCAGTAGTGTCCAACCCCATCATTTCAATGAGCTTCGGTAACTCATCATAATACGTTTCCAAAGTGATACGAGATGCCTTCACCGCAATCTCAGAGGCAAACCCTTGAATCGGTGCGTTGGAACCACGACGTACCTGACGTCCAATGAGCTTCTTGTCCTTTGGGTTGATCAACACCGTGGACATAAGGTGACGTACTCGACCGAGTGGTGAATAGACATAACCGTTTTTCTTTGCACACTCCGTCATGCGCACTGTCCACCTGTGCCCGTTCTTGTAAGTGGAAAACATCTTGTCCATGATGTTCTGCGCGTACTCGGAGCGGTCTTCCTCTTGCACCTCTTTAATCTTCTTTTTGAGTTCTGCAATTTCCTTACGGAGCTTGCTGTTACTCTCATCCTTCAGATACTCGTGATACTTTTCATTAAGGGTGGATCGCATCTCACCCACTTCCGCAGTCTTCGTATCATTGCCGAGTGTTGCGGGTCCCTTACCATACAAAACCCCGAAGACTACGGACTTGACTGCCTGACGCAACGGGTCTTTCTTGTCAACCCATTTTCCGAAAAAGCGATGAGCATTCTGAATATGAATGTCACCCTCGGTTTTCATACGTTTCAGCACTTCATCGGTCGGGTTCTTAATCCACTCTTGACGAAGTTTTTGGCCTGCACGGAAAGCATCTGCCAAGTGATCGTCACCCGAAACAATTGCCCACCCTCGGACTTCATGCGCAGAATAGTCATACCGAACAAGAATAAATCCAGGGGGTGCAACGAAAGCACGTTTCAGAATCTTTGCCGATTTCGAATGTTGAGGGATAACCTGTAGGGATGGGTTACGAGAGGAAAGTCTTCCCGTGTCAACTCCGAAAAACCCATAAGAGGGACGCAGGTGGGCATCGTAGCTACCGTCTGAATCCGTGGTCAACAGCTTGTACCAACCCTTGATGTAAGACGTGTAGATTTTGTTGACCTCTTGATACTTTGCATAGAGCTCAACTACCTCATTCGAATCCTTGTACTCCTTAATGAAAACCTTACCAATGGAAGGTGCCCCAGTCATTGTCTTTTCTACACTCTTCAACCCCAGCACATCCAAAAAGAGTTTCACTCGGTGATCTGCTTTACCTAGGTTGAACACCCACTTGTCATTTTTCTTGCTCGCAAAGAGACCCTTTGACTTGAATCCAGCTGCTCCTAAAAGTTCCTTGTTTGCCTGTTGCGTTGCAGGGTGTGCAAAAATGTCCGATTTGATCTCATTGAGTTCCTGCACGAAAGGAGAGTTCTTCGATGCAAGTAACTTCATGTACTCCATGTCAATGTATGAGCCAAACTCATTGAGATGGGAAATGACGTGCGCAGTGTCAGACATCTCATACAACATGTGCCGCTTAAAAAGAGGTTCATAGTTCTTTCCTGCAATGTCCATATAGGATGCCCGCTTGCACTGCATCTTCATAATGGGAATCATGCAGCACACGTCCATGGCCGCATACTTGAGAAAGTCAGGGTCATCAGGTTTTGTGTCTCCCGTTGTACCTCGGTCTTCCTTTGTGAACTTTGCTCGGTAATAGAAGTCATTTTGATACGAACAAAGGATGGCTCGCAAGTTACCGAAGCTCGTACCGTTGAAGTGGTTGCGCCAGCTGTCTAGTGTTTCGTTTAGAAGATGTTCCCCTGCCGTGATTTCCCACACTCGCTTACGAATAATGGGGAGACGCAATGCGCGACGAATTACTCGGAGGTCAAACATCCCGTTCATGGTGACGAGTGTAGGTCCATCACTCGTCGAGAAAAACTTCTTGAGTTTGACCTTGAAGTACCTGATCTGTTTCGCAGTCCACGGAGTTTGTGGGTGATCGAGAACCAGCACATACCCTTTGTCATTCAAGTCAGAGGAAAGCTGAATAGTATAAATGGCATTATCGTTTACCGTTAGGTTCCTCGTCTCAGTGTCCAACCCCACAAACTTACTCTTTTCTAAGAGAGTCATAAGGGAGTCAAACTTCTCTTTCGTGTCCACGTACACAGGATGCGGCTTTACGTAAGAGAGGTCGAAGGGGAACTCCGAATTGAGCAAATAGGAAAGGTGATAAATGAGACTGCCCAAGTTGTTTGCCGCAGCCCCGTCCTTTTCCAGCAAACGGTATAGGTCAAAGGTGAAAGTCGTATAGCATTCGTGAGTGCCAAACTGATTGCGTTCCACCCATCCCACACGGTTCATTGGGTAGGCACAGGGGACGCAATTTGTGTATGCAGCAGGTCCGCAAAAGAGCACGTGCGTCGGTTTCATCTTTTCAATAGCCTCGACCGTGCGTACTCCAAACTCCTTCTCCTTTGCTACAATCTGATCATTGGAGAGGTGCAAGTGCTTTTCCGAACGGAAGTTGAACACGCGGAAAGCAGGTGTAATAGCCTTCCCGTACTTCTTTACTTCTCTCAAAGCATACTTGATCACGTTCACCATTGGTGCATGAGTATCATCTGTACTCATCAACTCATGGTTCTGCAAGTCAGGGGTTAGTATGTGCTCAACCACAATGAGCACACGCATCTTCGAGGTCTTCCAATTAGGGTCAGTTTTGAGTTTGAGATTGAACCCAGTGTTGTCATAAGAATAGGTACTGTCTAACATGGTATTTCCACACGTGTATAAGTTATGCGAGGTATTTACTATCCAGCAAGTGCGTCAAAACCAAGACACCTTTTGAAAGGAGTAAAAACCGTCAGAATGACGTCACTTGAGAAGTTTTGAGGCACAAATGTTACAAAATGCAAAATGCTCAGCATGAAAGTGGTACAAAACAACTAGCAGAACCCTAGGTTTTCAATAGTCAGTAATATGGCAAAATTGCGTTTCTAGCGGGTATCAACTAGTTTTCTAGTTAGAAAGTGCTTTTTACAAGGATTGTAACAGGTAGTTACAATTTTCTTTCCTCAATCACGGATTTTGATCTGTTTGTAAAATAAGAATAACGTAAAGATAAAGTAATGGGGGTATATCCTATTAGTGTCCTCTAACGCAGTTAACATAAAACACGTTAGGATAACAAAACCAAAGCGAAAAAAAAAAAAAAAAAAAAAAAAAAAAAAAAAAAAAAAAAAAAAAAAAAACAAATAGGATTTGATAGAAAATGAGAAAGAATGAAGTTGATTTTCAAAAACTTGATATTAACAAGAAAAGAGTTGATTTAGAACATTTGATGAGGATGTGTGCTCAACTCGAATATAAGTTGAAGGAGAGGAATGATCCTTTGTACAAGATAGCTCTAAAGGCTCATAAGCTAGCAAAGGACATATATGATAGTGAAAGTATCGAAAAGAAGGTAGGAATTGAAGTTCCTGTGCTGGCTAAAGGCTATGGTGTTAAGCCAGGTCAGTTGAGAAAAATTCTACGTAGCTTTGGTGTTTTTGATAAAAACAATCGACCTACGGATAAGTTCAGTCGCTGGTTCATTAGGGAAAATTACGTCTATTACTCCATAAACGGGTGCAGATGCGTGACACAAAAAACGTACATCAAAAAGAGCAAGTTGGTGTATCTTGAGCGATTCCTTAAAAAGGAGGGAGGAGATTTGCTCAGATGGTTAAGACTGTAAATAATATGGGTATGGACAACGGAGTGAGAGAAAATGGAGTTTGTAGGAATTGGTGATTTGCACCTGAGCAGTCAAAACGGTCACGGAGGGTTTTCCCGTTTCGTGGATGATTCCGATGGATACATTCTCAGCGAGGTTCAACGAGTTATTGATCTTGCTGTTGAAAAGGGTATCGAGAAGGCAATCATTTATGGAGACGTATGTGATGCGGTGCGCATGAGTTACCGAGCACACTTGCAACTGGTCGATTTTTTCCGTCGGAACAAGGACATCGACTTTCACGTGATTTTGGGAAATCACGACAAGTTTGCGAAGGACTCTCATTTGGGGCATTCCTGCGAGGTGCTGCAGCAGTTTCGGTTGAAGAACCTCACTGTGTATGATCAACCGAAGACGGTGAAGTTTGCGGACGGTAGCCGAGTCAACTTTCTCCCTTTTCCGTTTTCCAATTTTAAAAAGTGCCTAAACGTGTGTCACCTCGATTTAGCAGGGGCTCCTATGGACAACGGAAAGCCCACTAAGTCTGAAGTCACCTCCAAGGGCTATCATGTTGTCAGTGGTCACATTCACTCTTCATCCTCTTTCCGCAATACGTATTACAGTGGCACTCTGTATCAACTCAATTTCGGTGAGGATGTTGACCGCAAAGGTTTTCACTTCATTGAATGCGACGCAACGGATGCTGAAGTTACCTATGTCCCTTTCCTACCTAGGTATCAACTGCGGACGGTGATTGTGGAAAACCCAGCCATCCTAGAAACACTTCAACGAGAGAACATCTTTTACCGTTTGCTTGTTCCCGAGGATGCAGACGAGGTTGATGCCTCTCTGTATGCTTCACTCAATGTGGTAGACGTTAAAAGATGGGGTAGTAAAACGGAACTCGCCGATCTACAGTCTCTTACCTTAGAGTTTGAGGAACTGAACTTGGACGTGAATGCCGTCCTAAAAACTATCCTTTCATCTCAGTACAAGGATGACGCAAAGAGGATTTTGAAAGTACGTTCTCGTATCCTATCTCGTACATAGTAAATAAAGAGTAGAAAATGGCACATTGTGCAATTTTGAAAAAGAAGGTAGGTGAGATTTGCATTTTGCCACGTTCTGCATGTATGTGGCAAGACCGCATAACAAATGCTTGCAAATATGACCCTATCACTTGTCGCAATCTTACTGTCGAACAATATTGTCATTTGGTAAATCAAGTACAGCCGAGTGACGAGGAACTTGAAAGGCAAAAACAAATTCTTATCAACGAGGTTAAAAATGAAATCAGTGTCTCTTAATGAACTTCGTGAGTACCCTGCTTCTCGCTCGGTGTGGGTGCTCAACACTACTACGTCTTCCCCCACTATGCAGCGAAACATTGACCCTGAGACGGGAAAGTGGAAACAGGAACGTGCTGACGTAGTGATTCAGATTAACTCTGCCGTCGGTGACGAACGTGAAACGGTCGTCATTCCGCAGAGCTTCCTCCCTGTTGACGTCACCGAGTATGCTTCTCTCCGTGACCTCCTCGAAAGTGGCTCTTTCCGAAAGGCTCTCCGTGAGGGTCTTATTACTGTGATCGACGAAGACTCGGCTGATGAACTCTTTAATGCTCCTGGCGCCGATGTTGAACGCAAGCGTTTGCGTGAGCAGGAAATCAAGATTCGCAACTTGAGTGCCGCACGTGCTATTACGAAGACGGAAGTTATCAATGTTTCCAATCCCTCGGAAAATGATAACCACGTGCCGTACAGTGAAGTTCGCCCCGTGCATGAGATTCCGCATACTGAAGAAGACGACTTTGATCCTTCCTTTGTTGCCAACGTCATGCGTTGGTCTCAGATGGATTCAATCTCCGTTCTTAATGAGATGCGCGTTTCGGGTAAGTTCTCTCGTCGTGAACTTTCCTACGTAATGTCCAAACTTGATCCTGTCAAGCAGAAGGACGTTATTGAACACATTAAGTCCAAGATCAACCTTAAGAAAAAGAAGGTGTTGAAGTGAGCAAAGAAAACGTCGAGAGTGTGTCTTCTCAAGCCTTAGGTCAACTTTGGAATCCTCATAACACAGATCTTAAAGTTACACCCGGAACCTTCAAGCCTGCACGCATGGTACGAGTAAAGAAACTAGACCCCAAAGCTAAACTTCCTACTTATGGTAGCGAAGGGGCTGCTTGTTTCGACTTTTATGCTTGCCTTGAGGGAGATTCCATTGTTGTGCCCCCACACGGTACAGTCAAGGTAGGTACGGGTCTTGCGTTTGGACTTGACTTTGGCAATGTACTTCTTATGTATAGCCGTTCAGGTCATGGGTTCAAGCACGGGCTTCGTTTTGTGAACTGTGTTGGAGTAATTGATTCGGACTACCGTGGTGAAGTTATGGTAGGTATTCACAATGACTCTGACATTGAGTACGTTATCAAGGACGGTGAACGTATTGCTCAAGGTATCGTGCAGTCCTACATCCCCTGTAACTTCGTTCTTATGGATGATTTGGACGAAACGGAACGTGGCACGGGTGGCTTCGGTTCTACTGGCAAGTAACTATGCAACAGCAAGACGTGTTTGCTCAGGTCTCACGAGAGCTTGAAAAGTACGAAAGGTTCCTTTCTGACATCGACCATGTAATGGTCATGTATGAAAAACCTTTCTCGCAGCTTGTCAAGGAAATTCGAGAGTTAAGAGTAAATAGAGTGAAACAGGCACAAAAGGTAGTGCTTGAGATTGACCCTAATTTTACTGACCCGTTTCAGGATTTAGGAACTCAGCAACTGCTCAAAAAGACGTGGCGAAGCATTGCGCAGAAAACCCATCCTGACCTCGGAGGTGATCCGCGCATTTTTGTGTATGCCCGTGTGTTATATAAGTCCGGTGACTTGAAAGCTCTGAACTCTCTCCTAGAGGCAATCAACAACGGGGACTTCAGCTCCTACCTGAGCTTTGTTGTGCGAAAACTTCAAGCCCTGTATGAAGCAAACAAGGCTACTCTAGGTTATCGCATCCTTTGTCTTCACAGACTTGGACGCATTGATGAAGCAAAACTCCTTATGGAAAATGAGCTTAAGGCACTACACTTGCGTCTATCCACTTCACTAGAGTAAATAAAGTGTGTTATTATAATAGTGAGCACACGTGAAGTGCTCACGGTAGTTCTTTATAGGAATAGTAAAATGGTCATGAAAAAGAAAGTGGCTTCTACCAAGAAGCCCACTGTTACGGAGAAACCCAAGAAGGAACTCTCTCCTGCTTTGCAAAAGGCACTCGCAGCCCGCCGCAACGGTACGGCTACACCGCGTGTTAAGAAACCCGTACCAACGTGGCAAGCTCCTGCTGATTTTAAGCCCCACTTTCTTGAAGTGCTTGTTCGAGTTGACAAGGACGGTTTGCTTTGCCCCGACTGCAAGGTAATCCGTTACAAGGGTCGTTACGATCCGGAAGTTGACGAACGTAAAAAGTTTTTGGTTAACTCCTACGATCCTAGAACCGTGCAGGGCATCCTCTCTCGTCTCTCTATGGTGACATTTATTAACAGTGTTCCCAAGCGGTTCCCTGCTGGTAAAACCTTCCGTCTCATTTTCCGTGTAGGTAAGAAAAAGGACGGTGCTCTGACCGTAGGGTATAAGGGCATCAGCATGGTTACCAAGCTCAAGAGTGGGCGTGTAAAGGAGGTTGCTCTTGAAAAGAAAGACCCCATTTACCGTCGATTCCGCAAGGCTGGTCGCCTGCTCCCCGCCGCTTTCTCTAAGGTACTTATGCCACCAAAGGTTGAGCGTAGATCCAAGAAAGCAGAAGAGTAACCTAAATTGCTTGACAACGTAAATTTTTTGTGTTAAACTCCCACTGTAGACTAGCAAAACTTGCTCTACAGTGGAACAACTTTGCTGTGAAACCCCACAGCCTCTTTTATAAAGGAACTAAACTATGCGTAAGATTTCCAAGACCGCCAAGATCGTTGCTTCCAAGAAGACGAAGACCGTTAAGGCTCCCGTGAAGAAGGTTGCAAAGAAGCCCGTTGCTAAGACCCCTGTTACGCAGGTCGTTGAAAAGATGGTTAGCTCTCTTGCTATCAAGAGCACTCAGTCCATTACTGGCAAGGTTAAGTACCTGAAGGACGCCGTGATGGTTGGTGACACCCTCGTACCGATGACTGCTATTCTCGCGGTTGCCAACAATACGGTATTTTACACCAAGTTCTCCAAGGTTGGCACGATTGCTGCGGTTGAACAGAAGAATGGCCTCGTTGCCTACAAGCTCGAAAACGGTGCAATTGTTGCGGTTGTTGATCCCTCTGCTGTTCAGGTGATGGTTGAAACTGTGAAGGAAGAAGTTCCTGTTGCGGCTGAAGAAGAACCTGAAGAGGAAGACGAGGAAGAGGAAGAAGACGACGTCGAAGACGAAGACGAAGAGGACGAAGAAGAGGAAGACGATTCCGAAGAAGACTCCGATGATGAAGAGGAGGACGAAGAGGAAGAAGACGACTCTGAAGATGAGGAAGAGGAAGAGGAGGACGAAGAAGACGAAGACTCCGATGACGATTCCGAAGATGAAGAGGAAGACGAAGAAGAGTACGACGAGGACGAAGAAGACGAAGAGGAAGATGACGAGGACGAAGAAGAAGACGATGATGACGCCTTCGAAATGTAATCGTTGACTCTAACGTGAAAATCGTCTAAGGTGAAGGGAGGGGAGCAGTTTTGTAAAAGAGACTGCTCCCCATTTTGCTAACATGGAAACGCGAATGATACACTACTTGGAATTGCCGTATTCGCGGTGCAAAAGATGCAAGCACTTTGATCCAACAAGTGCTAAAGCATATGCTAAATGTTTTCATGATGCGGAATGCCCAGCCAAGTACGTTCAGTTGGTCATTCGTGATTCTGTAAATACTTTAGCGAAAAAGTACATTGAAGCATCGAAGGCATCTGACTTCGATGTTCTGCGTGAAATCCTTTCCGAAGCACAGTCGCGTGGCAGGGGTTTTGAGTATAAGTTCAAACGTGAGGTACAAACACTATGGCAAAAAGAGCAGCAGCCAGTGAAGAGAAAAAAGTCACCTTCGCTCGGCACGGTCGTTGGTTGATTCCCGTAAGTGAACGTGACATGAAAGTTCTCACTAAGTTTAATCTGCGGTTAACAAAGTGGGACGCAGACTACGTGGGAACTATGCGGTTGATTCTTTCTAAGAAGAACTACTCGGTTGAGATTGTTCCTTTTGGGTCAACCATTCTTGATCCCACAATGGAAAGGCTTGAAAAGTTTTGGTGTCGCGGCAAGAACAAGTTTTTGATTTCCAAAGGACAAATCAAGTTGCTTGGACCGAATGAACCGAGCAATGTTCAGAAGTTGAGAACCATTGAAAGCAAGGTACGCATCTTCTTTGATCGTTGGGGGTTTGACGTTGAGGTTACCTCGAATGAGACGAAAACAAGGTGTGGACTTACTTTTGACTACTCCTTCAGCAGAGATCGTGATCCTGTAATTACACTCGGTAACGAAGAGCATATACCTGATTTTGATCCTGCCATTTTGGAGATGGACAACTATCGACTTGTTTTAAGTCGTCACGGTGAGCACTATGGGTTTTCCTTTGAAGAGAAGATTCATGGTGAGTGGACACCGATCAAACACAGTTCAAGTATGTCATACAGTAAGCTTAAGTCTTCCCGTATGATTTCCACTTTGTTTGAGATGTTCAATATGGGATGAAACACGTAAAGGGTAAGAGAGTAGCACAGGGACTTTCTTACCCTGCTTTACACTTTAGGTGACTTATGGCTTATAACTCTTCCTCAATTGATACTTTGCGCTTTCCCGAGAGTGTCCGGAAGTCAGCCGCAATGTACCTTGGTTCTACGGATGAACATGGTAGGTGGCTGATTGCTCGTGAACTACTTGACAACGGTTTGGACGAACACCTTGCAGGACGCAACCGTGGTGTGATTCTCGTAGAATGCAAGGATGGTAGTTACTGGGCAATTGACCTTGGTGCTGGCATTCCTCAAGGGTTCAAAACGTTTGATGTCAATGTAAACGGTAAGGTCATCAAAAACAAGATGCCTACCATGCAGGCTATTTTCTCCGAGCTTCATACCTCTGGCAAGTTTCGGTCTGAAGCATACAAGGTGTCAGTAGGTACTCATGGAATTGGTGCAAAAGGGACGAATGCTACCTCTGACTTCTTTGATGTTTATACCAAGTTTGAGGGTCAATGGTACTCGATCAAGTTTGAAAAGGGTATTTTGACTCAGCCTGTTAAGAAAATCAAGACGCCGAAGGGTCCGACTGGAAAACCACTCAAGCGCGGCACGGCTATTCACTTCAAGCCCGATGCTACCATCTTCAGTGGGAAGTCCAACATTGACTTGAAGTTTGCTCACCAATGGGCAGAGATTACCTCATACCTGAATCCTGGCTTTACCGTGATGATTCTTGACAAAAACGGTAAGTCAAAAAAGTACATCTCTCAGGATGGCCCAGTTGAGTACGTTGACAAAATTCTTACTGATCTCAAGGCTAATACTGAAGAGAGTAAGTTTGTTTTCCATAATGACCTTTGTGATGCAGTGGTTGCTTTCTCCAATGCCGAAGGTCTCAATGTTCGTGGTTACACCAATGGACTTTTCAACAGTCAGGGTGGCAAGCATGTTGACTCCATTTGCAACGCCATTGTCAACACACTGAAAACGTATGCCAAGAAAAAGCAAACGATTTCAGCATATGACGTGAAAGAAGGTCTTGTCGGCATCGTCAACATGAAGCTGCACAAGGCAGAGTTCTCCTCGCAAGATAAGTCGCGGTTAACTGACTTGCGTGCTGGGAAAGACTTTGAAGAGCTCATGACAAAAGAGTTTGACACCTTCTTCAAAAAGAACAAAGCACTTGCTCTTAGACTTTGTGAAAAGGCGTCGAAACTCTCTGAACTTCGCTCGCAGTTTAAGGCGTCAAAGAAAGTAGTACAAGCGCTCAATGCTGTGAAGCGCAAAGGTATGCCTGCCAAGTACTCTCCGTATGATTCCAAGACGAAGGTGGAGGACAGGGAACTTTTGATTGTGGAAGGTGAATCGGCTTCAGGTGGTCTTCGAGAAAAGCGCAAACCGTGGCAGGCTCTTTGCCCGTTGCGTGGTAAAATCATCAATGCTATGAAGACAGGAGACAAGGTTCTTGAATCAGAAGAAGTGGTGATGATTTTGGGTGCTCTCGGTTTTGATCCCAAGGCTGAAGACCCAATGAAAAAACTACAGATCAGTAAGGTGATTTGCCTTGCCGACCCTGACCCTGATGGCCTACATATTAACTCCCTCTTACTTGCTCTATTCTATAAATACCTACCTGAACTCTTCAATGAGGGTAGAATTTTTGTAGCTGACGTACCTGAACTCTATGCTCAGTATAAGGACAAGTTGGTGTTGGGTGATACACTTTCGGAGGTGCAAAATAAGTTGCGTGACCTAGGTGCTCCTAAGAGCACAGCCATCCACCATATTAAGGGATGGGGTGAAATTGACGCTTCCCTCATGGAAGTGCTTGCAGTGAATAAGGATACCCGACGCCTTATTCAGATTGAACCCCTAACTGCTCGTGACGCTACAGATTTTGTTTCTTGTATGAATGACGATGTTGCTTTCCGCAAACGTATGTTGAACCTTCCGTGACCTTATAAAGGGTAGGTGACCTTGATGGTGACCTACCCTTTTCTTGTCTCCTTGCTGTCATGCTCTCGCAATACCGTATTTGCCAATCACGGGTAGTTGAAAAAAGATTGTAAATTTTTTGCTAAAAGACTTGCATCTTGTTTTTAGATGGTTTATAATAGTGTTAACAAAAGAGTAGAAAATAACAAACCTACTCGAAACCCACTCCAAACGAAATTAACCAAAGAGGTAACACTATGTCGAACACCATCACCAATACCATCAAGACTCTCGTTTCGAACGTCGTCGAAGTTGAACGCAAGCACGAAGCCCTCGTGAAGAAGAACGAAGAACTCAAGGCTAAGCTCGAAGAACTCCGCGCTGAACTCGCAGCGAACAAGGAAGCCGAACGCGAAGCCCGCAAGGAACTCCTCGCACAGAAACACGCAGCCGCTGAAGAACGTCGCAAGGCTCGTGAGGAAAAGGCCAAGGAACGCGAGGAAGCTCGCAAGGCCAAGGAAGAACTCCGCGCCAAACTCTTCGCAGAACGTGAAGCTCGCATCCTGGAACGTGCGAAACGTGCAGAGGAAAAGGCTGCAGCTCTCAAGGCAAAGGCAGAAGCGCTCAAGGCCAAGAAGGAAGAACGCGCGAAGGCCAAGGAAGAAGCCCGCAAGGTTAAGAAGGCAAAGCCCGAGGTTGTTCTTGAAGCCTCCACTCCGGACCTCACCGCATTCGAACTCTAACCTAAAGTAAATAAGGGTAGGTAACACAAAAGTTACCTACCCTTTCTTTTTGCCTATGGAGACTGTAGGAAAATGCAAAACTATTTGAACCTATTACGTGACGTTAAGGAAAACGGGATACAGAGCATGGATCGCACGGGGACGGGGACACTCTCGGTGTTCGGACGCCAAATGCGGTTTGACCTCACCAAGGGTTTTCCGATTATGACAACTAAGAAGGTACATTGGCGCTCGGTAGTGTACGAGTTGCTATGGTTCATTAAGGGTGACACAAATATTGGTTACCTGCATGACCACAAGGTGACGATATGGGACGAGTGGGCTGATGAAAATGGAAACCTCGGCCCAGTGTACGGGCATGAATGGAGATCGTTTTCCGATCCTGACGAACGTTTCACGGTTGACCAGTTGCAGGACGTTTTGTGGTCGCTCCAACAGAACCCCTTCTCACGCCGTCACATTGTGTGTGCTTGGAACCCGTTGCGTACCAACGAAATGGCTCTCCCTCCGTGCCACTGCCTCTTTCAATTCTACGTGCGTGACAACAAACTCAGTTGTCAACTCTATCAGCGTTCCGTTGATTGTTTTCTCGGTTTACCTTTTAACATCTCCTCCTATTCGTTGCTCACTCATATTATGGCAAAACTCTGTAACTATGACGTAGGTGAGTTCGTATGGACGGGCGGAGACACCCATATTTATCTCAATCACTTGGAGCAGGTTGAGACACAACTCAGCAGAACTCCTCGTGCTCTTCCGAAGCTCCATTTAAGTGATCGCGTAACGTGGGGAAACCTGAATGCTGGAAAGTGTGAGCTTGAAGACTTTGCGCTTGAGGGTTACGATCCCTACCCTGTGATTAAGGCTCCGATTGCAGTATGACCCTAGGTATTGTAGCTGTTTCCCGAAACGGTGTTATCGGGGCAGGTGGAACTATTCCTTGGTGCTGTAAAGAAGACATGCGGTTTTTCCGCAAGATGACTATGGGCTTTCCCTGCATCATGGGACGCACTACGTATGAGAGTCTCCCGTGTCCACTTGCAGGACGTCTAAACGTGGTAGTGTCTCACCGAAGCACCATGAGCTCCACACCTAATGTAGTGTGGGTCAAGAGCTTACATGAAGCATTGGAAAAGTTTCCACATAGCTTCGTCATCGGTGGAGCTTCCGTGTATGAGCAAGCTATGCCGTACCTTTCTGGTATCTACGTGTCAACGGTACAGCGAGAGGTGACGGGGGATACTTTCTTTGTGCCTCCCTCTAAACCCTATAGGGTAGTGACGGAGTCTCCACAAGTGACTATAAAGTACTACGATTTGACTTGAAAATACAGCCATTTTGTGGTATAATATGGTTAGGGAACAACTGTCCCTGTAAAGTTTGTTGAACCTTAATAAGGAGTTAAGAAATGGCCAAGTGTGGTCTCAATAAAAAGCAGCGTCGTGCTATGCGAGTTTTCCTTACGAGCACTCGCAATGCTCAGAGCTTCGTCCTTTACCTCGGCATCGTGCAAGCCTATTTGCAGGGTATGATCGATGCAGGTGTGAAGTGCAAACCGATTGAAGTTCTCGCACACATGGAAACTGAAGTACCTGATGAGTGTGCGGCCAACCTTCACAGTTACATCCGTGACATTTATGAAGGACATGCACCTGCTCTTTCTCTCAAGAACTGCTTGAGTGAAAAGATCAATAAGAGTGTGAAGTAACACGCGCAAGAAAGGTTCTCTGTGGAAACACGGAGAACCTTTTTCGTTAAGAGTTTTATATTTTGTAGAATTCTTAACGAAAATCATGTAAAGAGTTCACTTTCTATAGGACTTATAAAATGGAAAAGCTAACGCAAAAGTATGACCTGAGCACGGAAGTGCGTGCGGCAGGTGTCAATCGTATCCTTCAATGGTGGTCAATGTATGACTGCGGCACAATCTCTGCATGCCGTACATATGACAGTTCTTTGTTTAAGGAGTATGGACTTGAAGAAGTTTCTCGTCTTCCCGAGTCTGTAAAAAAGGAATTTCTCGTATCGAACAAAGTCAACATGTATAACAGCAGAACCCTTCGTATGAAGATTAAACGTATGGGGTATGCTTATATTCAAATTGACGGCGTCTACAAAGAAGCTGGAACTGGTAGAGTACGTAAGGAACTTTCGTATTTTGTCTTTGATAACAAGAGACGCGGTACTCTGAAACGTGATCTTATTGCTTTAGGATTTTTCTTTCATCAGGACACCATCACCTACGCCGATGCTGGTCAAGATTTTTCAATTTACGTGTCAACTCCTTTCTATGAAGATCAAGGAGGAATGCGTGAGCACCCTACTGGTAAAAAGGAAGCCTTCTTTACAGGTAAATCCATAAAGAGATTAAATGATGCTAATAAGTGGAAAGAGTATCAGGACGCTTATGAATTGGCTCTTGAACGTAAGAAGCATGATCCTAGTGTTGAACTACCTCCAAAACCTGAGTCACAGTTCTTCTCCGAAGAGGATATTTATTCGATGATTCGCGGCAAAGGGTTTGCTTGGTCCAACTACACACCTGTCCAAGTAGAAAGCTCTGCCCCTGATCAATTGGATGCTCGAAATTATACCCCTACTGAACTTCTTTCGTTTTTTGCTAGGACAGATACAAGACCTCTATGTACTGAAGATAACTATGATGTTTTGATGGAACGCTAAATAGTAAATAGAGAGTGTGGGAAGGGTTGTAACTTCTTCCCACAATTTGTAGGAGATAGAATAAATGCCGATCAAGACTGAGTCTCTTTCGGATTTTGGTATTCGTAACATCTCAGGCTATGCCACGGAAGTGAACCTTGACCGTGCTATTCCTGAATTGTATGATGGCTTGAAGCCTGTGCTTCGTCGTGTTGCATGGTCGATGAACTCGTTCAAAGGAGGTGAGGCAGTTAAGTCAGCGAAGGTAGTAGGGCATTGCATTGGCTCTTACCATCCTCACGGTGACGCTGCCGCTTATGGTGCAATGCAAACAATGGTTCATCACAATGTTCCATTACTTGAAGGTGTTGGAAATTGGGGTGGACTGCTTGACCCTGCGGCTGCTCAACGCTATACCAACGTGAAGTTGTCGAAGATGGGTGCCTCAGTGTTTGAGTCAGATTACCTTGCAGTAACTGACATGGTTCCCAACTATGATGACACTGCAAAGGAACCTGTCGTACTTCCTGTCCGCCTTCCTATGCTCGTTCTCAATGGTGCGGACGGTATTGGTGTTGGCATTACGTGTTCTATTCCTACCTTCACAGTTGAATCCGTTGTTGAAGTACTCAAGCAACTTTTCAGTGGTGTGAAGTTGGAACCTAAAGACTATGCACGCATCCTCAAACCAAAGCAACATTGGGGTGGGCACCTTGTAAAGTCGGCCGCAAATAAAAAGGCTTGGCTTGAACTCATGGAAACTGGCAAGGCAAAGGTTCAGTTCGAATCCACTCTAGTTGTTGACGAAGCAAAGAAGTCCATTACCATCTCGGAGTGGCCTAATGGACTTTCGGTTGACAAGTTTGTGCAGAAGGTGAGACTCTTTCCTGAATGTCAACGTTGCTACAATTCAAAAGGCTCCACTACCTTCACCATCGAGTGTAAGAAGGCGTATAACCTTACGCAGTTCAACACCTTTGTGGAAAAGGTTCAAAAACTTACCCGTGTGGCAACCGCGTATAAGCTCAATGTTACCCATAGAGTGAGTGAAACCAAAGATGGGGTAACCCGTTATAAAACCGAGTTCCTTGCTTTGAGTGTAGCGGAGTTCTTCTTACGGTGGTGCCGCCTACGGTTACAGCTGGAAAAACGGTGTCTTGAGTACCGTATGGCTCGGCAGCAGGGGTTAATTGACTACTCGAAACTCCTTATATTCGCCTGCAGCAAGCTCCCTGTAATCTTTAAGTCCCTCAAGGTTAAGGATTCGGCTCAGTACCTTGTGGATAACTTAGGTATAACCCTGACCCAAGCCAACCAAATTCTGGACCTTAAGGTACGGGCTCTCTCCAAACTTGACCAGGACGCCCTGAAAACCAAGCTCCGAGAGCAGGAAAGGGTGCTTAAGGTGTTGCAAAAGACATACAGGAAGCCAAAACCTGCCCTCATTGCAGAGCTACCTACCCTGCTTGACCTCATTAAGGTTGACAAACAGGTTAAGAATAAGCGGTTCAACCAACAGTTGACCGTGCATTGAGAAAATTTTGTAAATTTTTCGAGGTTTAACTTGACTTTCTCGTAAATACTTGGTATAATAACAGTAAGAAAAGGTATACGAGATCTGGGTCAGTTAAACCTCTCTCGTAAAGGCTCTCCTCGGATACCTCTTTCGGTTAGGGTATCCGAGGGGAACCCTCTAAATAAAAACTTTTAACAAACTTTATAGGTGAAAATTATGTCAGTAGTTGCTGCTCAGATCAAGACTGTTGTTGGACAGGTTGCCAAGCTCGAACGTGAAAACGCGAAGCTCGAAAAGGTTAACGCGAAGCTCGAAGCGAAGATCGCCAAGCTCTCTGGTAAGGAAGCTCCGGCCAAGCCTACCAAGGCTCCTGCCAAGAAGGCTCCCGTGGCTAAGAAGCCCGTTGCCAAGAAGGCTCCCGTGGCTAAGAAGCCCGTTGCCAAGAAGGCTCCTGCAAAGAAGGTTGCCGCCCCGAAGGGTAAGACGATTGCAAAGAAGGCTCCTGCCAAGAAGGCGGACATGGACGAATTTGCAATCTAAGATCGCAAACTAGTTCAGACACAAAATGGAGGAGGACGTAACAAACTAGCAATGTTACGTCCTCCTTTTGCTACATGGGTATGGATTTGAAAGGTGAAGTAATGGAACAGGACACCCGAAACATACATGCTCTTGAAGTTAGAGTGCCGATTGCTCAGGACTTTCTCAAGTTCGTCACAAACGTGGAACGCTACGTTGGAGAGCTTCCCGAGTACACTAACAAAAAGAGACTTGCTTTTACCAACGCAGTCTTGAAGAGACTGGACGAAGTGAAGGTTCCGATTGGTTTGAAGCTTTACGTGACGAAGTTTCAAAACGAGATTGAATCTGCGCGAGACGCATTTCAGACGGGAGACATTCCTTTTGAAGACATCTCCTTCGACTCTGTAAAAGAGCTAAAGAAAATTACAGAGACGTTGATTGACTCGCTCAACACTCGCATAACGGACTTGAAAGAGAACGGAGTTGACCTCTCATACGTGAGAGACGAGACGAAGGCTGTAGAGGACACTTTACAGAATGCGAACAAGGAGATGCAGCGACTTGCAAGAATCAAGAACAAGCCCTACTTAGTGTGTAAGGCACCTGTAATCCCTGTACCTCACAATGCCTACTTCATTATGGAGAACCTGAAGAGGTGGTTCAGAATTTCGGCAATCGGTGGATATCCAATTTTACATGACCAGTTAGTTGTTGGTGTCAACCGAAGTGTTACGAAACAGAACTCAACTGAGACAACTTTGCGAGAAGTAATCAAAAAGTTGGAAACTCGGAAGGGTGTGAAGTACATAAAGATCGCGGCACACGGGGCATCTGCGGCAGTAGCTGGACGTGGAATTGTATGGTATTGGTTAATGCCAGAAGACAGTGCAGAGCTTTTCCGCAAGTGCTTCCGCAACTATGGGGCAGCAGGTGTAGTTGGAACCAAAACTCTCGGTCTTCAAGGTATTGCCATCAGAGACTGGGGTTTTGCAGATGGTTCTTAACGAAGTTGTAGTTTTTCCAAGCGATGACACCCTCGACTATTTGTTGAGGGTGTTTCGCAACTGTCCATTTACTTTTGACGAGACGAAGTGGTATGTCACTTTGAATGAATGCGTTGACCCATGTGCGGTTGACCCTTCTCGTACTTATGTAGCAAAAGCTAAATCTTTGGGTTATTGGTACAATGACGAGGTGGAGACGAGTTCTCTCATTATGCCATTGGAGAGTGATGACCTTATCAACCGCATGGTTGAACTGCGGTTGAAAAATGACGCTGTCTATCATCCAACACCTTTAGCCTTTATGCCACTTGTACCGATGATGCCTCCGTTGACGCATCGCTACCGTGCATTCGTCAACTCGGTGTCCGAGATTTTGTTGTCGTCGGAAGAGCCACTCATCTTTACAGGTGAAGTTCAAAGGGTGCGGAACTTTGAAGCCTCTCCCTATGAACTCTATTACCGTGACCATGACTTGGTATGAAGTCCATCATTCAAGACCACTGCTGGGTTTGTGGTGAGAGGTTCACTAATGCAATACCGCCAGGACGTGCTAATGAGGAGCGTCATCATGTGCTCCCTCGGGCTCTCGGTGGTACGGATGGACCCGTGGTAAGTTTGTGTGACTCCTGCCATGCAAAGGTGCACAAACTCTCCTACGATCCCTCCAAGGTGCCTACCCTATGTAAGGGTATGTCCCTAGAAAGCATTAACAAACTACAGTATCTTTGTGGTATAATATATAAGGGTAAACGTTTATTGGAACAAGACCCTAATAAACTTTTGCCTATGACGTTTAAGATTACGAAAGGAGACGCAGAGAAACTTGATAGACTGAAAAGTGTGCTCAATGTAAAATCGAGAGCTGCGGTGTATGCTGTAGCACTCAACCGTTTGTATCATCAACATTTTAGTGCCCAATAATATCATGTTGAAAAGAAAATTAACCTTGAAAGAAGCATCTCCTATGAGATGTTCGGAATGCCTATTTTTTAAATGCCAACGGAAACCCGGACACAATTGCCCGTGTTCAAAGACGGGAGTGAAGGCGTATGCAACAGCTCCTGCTTGTTTCTTTCCTGACATTTCTCAATTGACAGGAACCGTTGAATCGTTCGGAGCACTCATGTCTGTGTTCTCTGCGTACAGTCCGAAGCAACGTCGTATTCTCCTCGCGTTGCTGAAGACCAGTGGTAAGGCTAAAAAGAAAGAACACAAGTTCGGCACCAAGGTGTACATCCCTATTCGTAATGAAGGGAAGTACTTGAGTGACTGGGCAGCTGCGTATGTTTTGGGGTATACCTCTGACGGTAAAATCGTTATCTCGGGGTCTCCTGAAAGGCGTAGCATCGGTAGGTCGTTTACCGCGTATCTCTACCCTGACTCTGTTTTCTCTGCGGTTGACTTTGCAAAGAAAAAGAAGGTCATGGTTGCTGAGGGTCGAATCAATAACCCGAAGATCGAGAAGACGAAACGAATTGCTACCGTGGATGACTATGAACCGCAAGTACCCACAATGGATACGGCACCGCGTTCGTGGTTCACTAAGAAGGATGACGTTGATTCGTCTGTAAAGAAAAACATGTCCAAGGTGACGCGAGACTCGTATGATCGTATTGTAAGAGTCTTAACAATGTGACCAACCCCTTCCCTCTCTTTGCGAAAGGAGAAACAGAATATGCTTAACGCATTAACTGGCACGAGCGGGAGAGCGAAGGGGCAAATGCTCCAGCTCTACTTTGACTACCTTTTTGGTAACATCACAAAGAATGAGATGAAGGAGAGTTTTCGTTACGCGGACTTAGACGTAACAAAAATTGACTTGGTACAGCATGGCTACCTCTGTAGAAACTGCAAACTGTTTGTGTATGCACTGGCTACAGGGAAGGCACTTGAAGCCAAGCACTACGGTGTTGAGCGAAAGGATACAAAGGCTCTCACGTGGGTAGCACACCATGTAGACATAGATACCTCATGGTGTGACCCGTGGAATTTGGCTCGCCTTGAGAAAAACGAAAATGCCATAGTGTATGGTCTTAAAACTTACATAGGTAAGTTCGTTACAAAGAAGATGACCTTTCTTATTAAGAGCTACGGTCTACATAGGCATGACATTGAAACTGAATTGTACTGTGCCGGACTGTGGGCTCTGCACAAAAAGTATCCTTTCTTTGAGACCTCCCTACATGCAATCAACACGGTGAAAACCGCGATACATAATAGGGGTATGGACATCATTGCAAAGAACACTCGGGAAAAGAATCAACGGTTGATTCGCAACAAAGACGGTACGTTTGAATCGGTCAACGTTGATGTTTCGGTGTTGAATAGCCTGCAAGCTCCTGAACCGTTTGAAATGCGGTATCGTGACGAACGTGAGGGTCTAAAGTCTCTGCAAAAGGTTATGAATGACCGAGGTGCTTTGTACATATCTCTTGCCCGAGGTGAGTACAACGCTGACTTTTCTGACTACATTGGGTTGAACAACACCGAAGCGGCAGAGGAGAACTATGACTCCTACCTTAGAAAGATTGATCGTTTTCTGAAGGTAACACCTGAAGAGCGAGAAAGATTTTTCGGTAAGCTTCGTAGGGTTCTTTAACATAACGTAAATACTCTATATGGTAGAGCAGGTGTTTGAGAAAGCACCTGTGATGCAGTCCTGTTTTTCAAGGTCATGACATGGGCACGTCGTGGGGTTACAATTCCGACAGAGCTGCATCACAAGTGTTTTCTCGCGCCGATACAGAATGAGGTCAATAAGGTTCAGGGTAACCTGAACCTGTCGGTTCCATTTCCTATTGAAGGTGTAGATGTTGGAATTGATCGGGTAAACCTCCAAGAACTGCTGAGTTAACATAGTGACCTAGAAACCTACATTGTATCAGTGCAGAAAGCACACCCACAATTTATAAGGAGATAGAAAATGATTATTGCCCATCGCTTTCACGAGTTTTCGTATGGTCATCGCGTGGTTGGACAAGGTGGTAAGTGTGAGCATCTTCATGGTCATAACGGCGTTGTTACTTTCCATGTTGTTGCTGATGGACTTGACTCTGTTGGTCGTGTCATTGATTTTTCGTTTATCAAAACGTTGCTCTGCAATTGGATCGAAGACAATTGGGATCACCGTTTCCTCGTCTGGGAAAAAGACCCATTGAAGGATGCTCTCTGTGCCTTGGACGAGAAGGTGGTAGTTGTTCCCTTTAACCCGACAGCTGAAAACTTGGGCTCCTACCTCATCAACGAAATTGCACCTAAACTGCTTCCTGAAGGTGTTACCCTTGTTAAGGTGAATTTCCAAGAGACCACTAAGTGTGGTGCTTGCGTGGTATTGCCTAAGTATTTTGCTCAAGGTGCTGCGTAAACTTTCTGTGATTCCATCTACGGAAACGAAGCCGAAGAATAACTTCTAGTCAGTGTGAAAGGAGATAGCAATGAAACTCACACTCGATCAAGCTAAGGCTAAGTACATTGAGGCCAAGGACGCCTATTACAAAGGGTCACCCATCATGAGTGACCCTACGTTTGATAGGCTTGAGGCTTGGATCAAAACCAAGGATCCAAAATGGAAAGGTCTTCATCAAACAGGTGTTAAGGTAGGTAAGAAAGTCGAAGTTGAGCTTCCCTACTTTATGCCATCTCTTGACAAACGGTACACTACCATTGACGAGTGGTTTACAAAGAACCCTCGTTACCGTTGGGCTTACATGGCTAAGCTCGACGGGTGCTCGGTATTGCTTGAGTACGTCAATGGTAGACCTTCCCGTTTGATTACCCGTGGTGACGGTGAGCATGGTAAGGACATCTCTTACTTTCTCCCTTACCTCAATCTCCCTAAAAAGATCAAACATAAAAAACCTATCTGCTTCCGTTGTGAAGCCATCCTTACGAAAGAGGACTATGCACACAAGTGGGCTTCTACTTTTGACAGCCCTCGCAACATGGTGTCTGGTATTTTCAATCGTCAGGATGCGCATCCTGCTTTGAAGGACGTACACTTGGTAGTGCTTGGAGTGTTTGGACTTCCCCAATACAAAGGTCTCATGGCCGCGTTTAAGGCAGGCTTCGAGACTGTGTACTGTAAGTTAGATTCTCCTAGGATGCAGGTCAAACACTTTGACTACATTCGCGGTGGCAAGTATGAAGCTGACGGTGTGGTGATTTGTAACCCTGATTGGGTCTACAAATACGACACTCCTAGTAAACCAAAACATGACATCATCGCGTACAAGGAAAACGTCGAGTTCAAGGACACTACCGTTACCAAGGTTATCTATCAAATCAGCGTCAACGGTCGTTTGATTCCGAAAATCGAGGTTGAACCTGTTGTGCTTGCAGGGGCTAGTATTACTTACTGCACCTCTCATAATGCAAAGTGGATGGTTGACCACGGCATTGGTGTTGGTGCCAAAGTACGTATTACTAGATCAGGAGATGTTATTCCAAAGATCATTGACGTGATCGAAAAGGCTGAAGTCACCTACCCTGATATTCCTTACAAGTTGAAGGGTGTACACTTTGTGGCTGATGGTATAACGGAGGAGCAACGTATCAAGTGGGTATCCCGTTTCATCACAGCCCTCGGTATTGAGACTGTGAAGGGTAAGACGGTGGATGCACTGTATAAGAAACTGGACATCACCTCTGTAAGGCGTCTCTTACTAGCTATTCATCACCCACACTTTCTACCGAGACTGCGTCAGCTGTTCGGTGTGAAAAAAGGTAAGCTCATTTATGACGCTCTCCAACCAATTGTCACCACGAGGTTCCCTATTGCTACTCTCATGATTGCAAGTGGGTCATTTGATGCAGGGGTTGGTCACAAGCGTCTTGAGTCCTTGCAGGAACAGGACTTTGATCTTTTGGTGCTTTCCTCTTGGAGTGAGAGTGCTATTAAGCAGAGCATCCTCGGTCCTGGCATTGGTGAAGCTACTGCGGAACTCATTGCAAATGGTCTGGTCGCATTCCACAAGTTTTGGAATAGAAACAAAGACCTGATGCAGGAACCTTTACCATACGTAAAACGTAAAGTAAAGGTAGTGGAAGGCCCGTTGACTGGAGTCAACGTAACCTTCACGGGTTATAGGTCTTCCGAGCAGGAGAACTTGATTACCTCTCTGGGTGGTAACATTGTTAACTTCTCAAGTAAGACAACGGTGTTGCTTTACATGGAAGGCGGTCGAAAGTCCTCCAAGGTTGAAAAGGCTGGTGACAAGGCTATGACCTTTTCTCAATTCAAAACTAAGTATCATATCTAAAATGCAAACGAAACTTGTTGACGTCAAGGTCAAGAACGGTAAGGTTCAACTTTTTGTTAAGGGTCAGGAGGCTCAATTAAAGGAGTTCACCAATACCAATGGAAAGGAAGTTACTGAAGTTAAGGCTCGGTACTCCCTTACGGATTCAGAGTATATGATGGCTTGTTTTGAAATCCGTAGAAGCCTACATGAATAAAGAAAGGAGATAGTGAGAATGGCAGAAGGTGTTATTTTACTCGACATGGACTCAACCTTGAGTAACCCTCAACACCGAGTCAAGTACGTCCTCAAAAAGGACTATGAGAATTGGGACAAGGAAGCTAAAAACGATCCTCCTAACCTTCCTGTTGTTCTCACTGTCAAGGCTCTTTTTCAAGCCTACAAAGAAGACTTTGAGTTCATTATTTTTACAGGTCGTCCTGAATCCCTACGCAGGGACACAACGCAGTGGCTTAAAAAGTATATGGGGAAGGACTTCGTAAATAGAATGACAATGGTTATGAGACCAAATGGTGACTGGACTCCTGACCATGTGCTCAAGTTGAAGTGGTTGAATCAGCTGTGCCTACCTGTAGTGCTTGCAATTGATGACCGTTCGAGTGTGGTAAAGATGTACCGTTCGAAGGGTATCACCGTTTTGCAGTGTGCAGATGGTAACTACTAAGGTGAGTCAAATGCCTTCTCCTCTTTACTCCGTACTCATCTGTGATACTCCTTTACAGTTGGTCTCCTGTCTTAATGCTCTTACGCAGATGCGGTCTTCCAACTTTGATATTCTCTGCGCAGGAGACCTCATTAGGGAACCGTGTACACGACTCAAGGAATTGCCTTTTTTCAAAGAGCACATTGTGTTCGTACCGTCGAAGGACGTTACCACGGTTCCAACACAAGTCAAGTGTAAAGCATATGAGGCAAGTATCACACAAGTACTTTCCTTCTACCCTACACCATTGACGATGAGTGTAGTTAACTTTGACAAGTACTCAACGGCATTGTACCTTTTGGAGGATGGCGTCTTTTCCTATCTACCATTCTATACGCAGTCTTTCATAGAGCAGTGTAACTTTGTAACAGGACTTACGGTATATGAACCGAAGCTAATGACGTATCAAGCTCCTTGTCCTGTACTTAGGTTCAAACCCTTAGTGGAAGGCTCTACCTGTTTGGACTGGCTTCGTGTTGCATACTCTACACCTGAAAGACCCGTGTATGACAATGAGTGGTTGTGGGTTGACTGCAATTTCAAACACTCGCACTATGTTGAATGCGTAGTGGATAGCTTTAGACGTGAGTGTGAACGGCAAGGTGGAACGTTTGTTCGACGACTTCACCCTAAGCAAGATCCTACTTTGTACAAGTCTGAAGGTGTACACCTTGAGCTCAGCAATGGGGTTCCCCTTGAGGTTGAGTTCCTTTTAGGAAGACCACTCCCGAAAAGGTTTGGCACTCTTTCTAGTAGTTCGGCTATCTACTATGCTCTTATGTGTAGAAAGGAAGTAGTACCCACAGACTTTTACATTGAGTGTGTAACTGGTCACTTGCATGAACTTGTTGAACCTTGGTTCAACGTTGACACACTGCAAGCTGTCACTAAGTTTATTCGCAGCTACTGTGACTTATACCCTGAAACACTTACCTATCATACCTCTATCTCGTAAATACCTATAGTAGGTGGAACGGTATTTGGTGTGCCGTTCCTTTACTGACCACTCTTTGAGTTGCTAGGCATCATCAACAAAGCACATATCCCTCCCCTTTAGCTGCTTTGTTGGTTGATCTGTTTAGTTCCTGTTCCATCTCTCAGAGAGTGGTCAGTAAAGGTTCTCTCCTATTAAATGAGTGCTTTGTATTAGATGGGTTCTTGCTTGCTATCTCCTGTATTCATCTTTTATAGAGCACTCATTTAATAGGGAGCAACAATAGCATTTTTCTAGCGACGTTGGATGCTATGGCCTGAGAACCTGTTGTTCCCTATCTCCCTTTAACATCATTCTAGGTATAAACACTATGCTTGGACGCAATCCCTACTTGAAGTACTTTTCAAAAGAAGGCTTCCGCGAGTATATTGAGACAGTAGACTCTGAACTTTCGTTGGAAGTAGCACAGCTGAAAGAAAGATTTTCAATTGTAAGAGGAATTGTTTTCCAAGTTGGGGATGATCAAGCTAGTGATACCTATATTCGCAGTAAAATGAAGCTGTGTGAGAAGTTTGGTATTGAGTTGTCTCATATCAAAACCTCCTGTCGAACAAAAGATGTTCTGAACACACTTGTCAATTCATTCGGTACTACTCAGCCGATGATGATACAGTTTCCCTTACCTTGGAAGGGGGTTACAGCAAATTCATTTAACTTGGGCAAAATGGATATTGATGGATTACACTCTTCTTCCGTAGTTGACCCATGCACACCTGCTGGGATTTTACGTCATCTAAAGTATGTGTACGATAAGGAAGGCGTAAATATCGAAGGTAAAAACATACTTATCATTAGTCGCTCTCAGTTGGTCGGTATGCCGATGGCTCGTATGGCTGTACAAGCTGGAATGAATGTTATGCAAATTCATTCCAAGACCAGTAAAAGAGATAGAGAATGGTTCTATGGAATGGCGGATGTAATTGTGTGTGGTGTTGGTAAACCTAACTTCATCACCCTAGGAGACGCAGATGACTTTATGCGTTCTGATGTGATGATTTATGACGTTGGTATCAACCGTGCTGAAGATGGTACGTTGGCAGGAGATTGCAGTCCAGATCTAATTGCTAAGGGTTACGCAGTTTCGCCAGTTCCAGGCGGTGTTGGGCTTCTCACTACTCGGATGTTTGTACAAAACATTTTGACTATCACACGCAAAATGTGGGATTTTTAAAAGCTTACTTGCCTCTGTAGCTTAATTGGTAAAGAGATCGGCTTATACCCGATTAGAGCTCTGCCTAGATAAGGCAGATGTTGCAGGTTCGAGTCCTGCCAGAGGCACCATTTCCCGTCCGTAGTTCAATTGGATAGAGCAATGGTCTTCTACACCATCTGTTGTAGGTTCGAATCCTACCGGACGGGCCACACTCAACCATAAGGAGATAGCAATGAGTGTTACCGTTTATTTTCTCAGACTCAATCACATGCGTAGTTCGTGTGAAAGTGGTCAAATCCTTGCGGCTTCGTTTGATAGAGACAAGTTGTTTCAGTTTTTACATTCTGAACGTGTAGAGCCTTACGTAGATGATCCTGGCATTGAAGATGACTACGGTAATGTTCATGCCTACAATAAGGTCTTTAGAAAGGATGGACCACTTGAGTGGTTCAATGACGTGCCGTACCCTGATGCCTCACCTGATTTGTTTGGACATGGTATTGTGTCTGAGGTAGTGGAATTTGCTAGGGAAGAGGACCTGCCCCGTATTGTGCAACACGTAGAATCGCACGGTGTGATGTTTCTTGCGTAATTGATACGGTGCCCGAATGATGTAATCGGTAGCCGTAGCAGACTTAAAATCTGCTGTCCTTTCGGACGTGTGGGTTCGAGTCCCACTTCGGGCACCAACTACTTAGGAGATAGCAAATGGGAACAGACTACCATGTCGATGTATATGTGAAGAGGAGCGACAATACAGATTTTGCTCAAGACTACTCGGAACTTCCTAATCGGTATATACCTGTAATTGATCACTATTGGACAGGTGAAGATAGGAACTGTGTAGCGTTAGGACGTATCTTTACACAGCTTCTCCAAAAGAAAAGAGGAGACGAATCCTTTGCATTTGTAAAGAGTTATGTAAGGTTTCAACTAGAAGACTTTGATTTTCTTTTTGATAAACTTGCAGAACTGCCTGAGTCTGATTTTTTAGGTAATCAGTATTCTAGGGAGACTATACTTTCTATTCTAGACGAGTGGAAAGCAGACTATACGCATTGGTCGGCAGAAGTCGAGTTTTACTTCTTTTGGTGCTGAGGTGTATGATGGGTTATTTTCCTAGCACAAAACGTAATGTAGTCATCTCAATGTTGATCCTCTTCAAGAAGGCTCAAGAAGATGGTATCACAGCGACTGAAGCACGTCACATTAAGAACTATCTTTACTTAGCAACTCTTTGTTCTGGTTCTCAAGGCAAGCGCTGGTTCTACGGAAAGGGTCAGCAAATGCTTACTTCCGCCTTTAAATACAGCAAAGGTGAGCCTTGTAAGTTTCCCGAGAGTAGGTATCATTACCTAGGGGAAGTGATTGACTCTGCTACAGACACGTTCCTTCGTACAAGCAATGGACGTTTTGCTAGAGCAGTTGAAATAGCAGAAGCCAAAATTTAATTCAACTTTTTATTGGAGGTTAGCTCAGTTGGTAGAGCATCGGATTTTGATTCCGAGTGTCAAGGGTTCGAATCCCTTACCTCCTGCCAAACTTCAAGACAGGTGTTAGTATTATGAAAGATAGCTGGTTTGACATGATGACAGGATTTTTCATTTTACTGATACCTGTCATTGGTATCTTCGAAATCGACAAACCGTATAAGTGTGGATTGATTTTGGTTGTCGGAGCTATTGCTCTTTTTGGTATAGTTCGTATTTTCAATAGGCCATTATGACTGTTCGTTTGAACTATGACTTTCTAAAAGACGAATGGGTACGTCGAGACGAGTGTAAGGTGTTTTTGACCTTTGTTCTCAAGCGGCAGACCTATCCAATGTACCATCTAAGTGGTGCAATCTCTACTAACTCTCATACCTTTTGTCCTCCTTTCAAGTGTGAGGATGGCACAGAATGGTGTGTATTTAATGTGGAGCTTCTTGACAAGGATCAACAGCACAACGGTAATGCCTACCGTATGATTATTAGTGCGGTAGATGATGAAGTGTTTGAGAGGTTCTTTCATACCTTGGATGAGGTGTACCAATTTTTAGACCTATTTAAGGACGGTGACCTTACCCTTGACATGGCTAAAAAATATTTGATTGCATGGTGACTACTATGTACGATGACGATGAAGAAAACATGTTCAACGAAGACGAAGCACTGGACGACAATACTCCTTGACAGACACGTAAATATATGGTATAATACCAACAGGAAAGGTTACTTCCTAAGTGAAAAGTTAGGTATCAAGATACTTTAACTGAACCTAGGCAGTTAAAGCTGCAAGCAGCCTAACACCTCACAAGGGAACGATACCCCTCCCTCTACGGGGAATAATAGTAGGGGGTTGCACCCTCCTTTGGCAATAACTGGAGGCTCTGGTCAAAACTTTGCGGAGGGTTGACTAATTAAATAACCTTGAGTAACTATGCCCTCTGACTCAAGGCACCTCGTATGCGTGGTTATGTATACGGTCCATGGCACCTCTGGACGAAGAAAGTAGGTGCTTTTCTCTTGACCTCTTGTTTTGTTAGTAACGACGAAGGATATTTTACTTTCAGGTAAGAGGTCAAGAGAAAATCATTTTGATCGGGAGATCAGCTATGGCTAAACGTAGTGCAAACAATTTTCTAATAACTAGAGATGGTATGTACTTTCTTATCCATAGATGGTCTCCCGATTTGTCTATGTACCAAACGATTGGATGGTTGGATCGTTACCAAGACATAGATCACCTCATAAGGTGCTGTTACCACGACCAAAAAGTTCCTTACCGTACTCATGTGACGTTTGACTTGAAGTTGGACAACGAAATTTTTACCATCACTGAAAGACCACTTTACACGCAGTATCCGGAATATGACTATGAGCAGTGGACTTACAATGGTAAGTACACGTTTGGGTCAAAAGACTGGAAGCGTATAATGGACTATACGGTTAACTTTAGGAGGCTTTCCCATGAAGCTTAATGCAATGCTCCCTTTCTATGAAGCTTTTCGTTTGATTCAAACGGAACCATGCCATTATATGCGTCTTCCGCATTGGAAAGAGGACGTGGAAATTCATGTACAGCTTCCTGATGAACATTCTAAAATGACACATCCGTATCTGTATGTGAAATCTCGTTTTGGTATGGTTCCTTGGATTCCTACTCAAGTAGAGATGTTCAGTACGGAATGGGAAGTTCACACCGAACCATTTACACTTGATGAATCGGATGAGGTCGATGACGCATTCAATGTTTGATTGATACTGGTGTAACTATTGATTTTAACATAGCAATAAAGTAAAATATAGTGTAGGAGGTACGCAATTATGCTACATAACTTCACCACTATGTTAAAGTCTCTCATCCTCACCTTGGTGCTTTTTGTAATAGTTGCACTACCATTGATTCCCGCTCTTCTTTTCCACTTCACTATGTACTATCTTGTGATCGGTGTAGAGGACTGGGACGCATGGCAGGGTTGGTCAAATATCGTTACAATCACGATCATTATAGTTGGTTGCTACTACATAACGAAGCCTGGAACTTTTACTTATAAAGTTCTCCGCTACATTGAACACTTTTAAGAACTTACGGGTTGCTGTATATAACTACGGCAACCCTTTTGCGTATTTATATTCACTATGAAAACGAACACATCACAACAAGTGTACTCACCGAAAGAGTACGAAGCCTATATTGACGCACTCTGTTTGAGACTTATTACAGACCTCAAACATGGAGTGATCGATGAGAAGGTGTTTGCTGAGACTTATGCTAAATACCAAAAACTTAAGGTTAGTAATGCTAAGAGCTACGCAGGTCTCTCACAAGAGATGCAGAAATTGATTGACTCCTACTCGGAAAGCATTCTTGCCTCCAAGAAAAACGAAGTCACTATCGTTCACCTACAAACTAAGGTTGATGCTCTTCAAAAAGAAAATGAAGACTTGAAAAAGCAGGTTGCTGAATTGCAATCAGCACTGTCTCAACGGTATTACAAAAACCCGTTTGATAATTTTCCTAGTCCCTTTAACCCATTGAATCCATGGCCGATTACGTGCCTGATGAAAGATGAGTAACCTTACCTTAGATCAATTGCGTGTAGGTATTCCCCTTCAGTGTGAAATCCTATTCGACGAAGACGAGTTTCACGGAGAGATTCTTCTTTCAAGAAAAGACACTGATGACGACCCTATAGTGTCAATAGCCATTACAAAGGACGTTTTACAAAAGCTCGGTGACGAAGTAATGGCTACTATACAGAATGAGCTTTGTGCTTGGTTGGATCGAGAAGGTTTTGAGCAGTATGCTTTCGTTCTTGGTAACGCTTCTCAAGACGGTTCCTTTGTTGTGAAGCTTGACCCTGACGTGCCGCAAGTTTAATAGTTTGTATATAGGGTCTTTTCAAAGGATTTTTATATGGCTATTCAAACAGGTCAACGCATCACTTATGGTGACCTTATTAGTGGGGTCTACAATAAGATCATAAGCGTATGCAGCAATATTGGTTCCTATTCAAGTTCTAGCTCTCTGCGACCAGGACACTCATATACAGAGTCTTACAAGTCTGGTGTAGACTCTCCTGCAAATCCAGGTGTTGTGGTCACTGGTAGGATTCAAAGTAGTAGCTACATCACTACGGTATCGTCTTCTACAGTGCAGAGTCAATTGAACTCGTTTTTCTCTTCGCGTGGGTTAGATAGTAAGACAGGTGAGTACGTGTCAACTCGCGGTATGGTCAATTTTTACACAAACTTAGCTGTATTCCTTTCTACGCATCTTGTACGTGTAGTGAGTAGCTATGATGGGGCTACAGCCATTTACTATACTTCGAGTGGTACATTGGATACGGTTGCTGAAAATGGTGTAAATGCTGTTGGTATCGACAACACACTTACGCAGCAGAATCTCGATACTTTCTTACGAAACCTAGCATCGAAGTGGCCAATGTACGTGACGAAGTATTCGTATACGATTACTTGTAGTTCTTCGTCCTCTTGCTCTTCGTCGAGTAGTTCCTCTTCATCGTCTTCAAGTAGTAGTAGCTCTGCTTTTATTGCATACATGAGGTTGTAACATGGAGTCTACTCTTACATATAAAACGCTATATGACAAAGCAATAGACACAATGGTGTCTTTATGTGATAACGTCCCTAATACATCTGGTATTTCAAGCACACTTCTTAGTGGGTATAGTCAGCAAGTTGTGTCGATTGCTAATACAGGTACTGGTACAGAAGCTGCTGCTAACCCCATTAGCATGACGTTGTCAATACGAAATCCAGTTACAGCTGTCAGTGAGAACACGGTACGTTCTAGTTTTCAAACTTTTATGACCTCTCGCGGTATTTATGGAAAGTTGAACGATACTGTCTCTGGGCGAGGGTTGCTTAACTTTATGAGTAACTTGGCTGTGTTTTGTAGAACTCATATTGCAAAAACTTCATCGCAGTTTACCTCGTCCACCTATACTATCTTTTATGAAAACGGAGTAGATACGTCTGTATCTGAGTATGGAACCCCTGACTATGCTACAGCTGTAGACGTACAGGACATGGTTAACGTGATCCAAAACGTTATTGCTATGAACTTAAATACGTATACGGTTATGTACAGTGCTCGTATCAATTCGAGTTCGTCGTCTTCAAGTAGTTCTTCTTCGTCGTCTTCAAGCAGTAGTAGCTCTGCTTTTATTGCATACATGCGTCTTTTTTAAGGAGTTAAATGATGCTAGTAGTAGACAAGTTTACGGATTCCGATTTTGAGACTCTCAAAAATGGTGGCACGGTCACCTTTGATATTGCTACCCCCAAGGAATTGGTTCTTGAGGTAGTTAATCGCATCAACGATTTTGAGGCTACGTTCAACACACGTGATCCGGACACACCTAGTGGGCTTCCCTCTATTACCATTGACGCTAAGCAGTGCAATACGGATGTGATTGTAGCCTTACTTGACTACGCAATGAAGCGCGAAGACCTTGTGAATGCGTCTCTCATTTTGAACGTTTTCAACATGGTCAAGCTCTATAACTCTTTGAGTGACTCTTACTTTGAGTCACCTATGTCCTACATCAAGTCAATTGAAGAGTTTATTGACGTAAAGGCGGAACTTGCTCCTACTATTAAGGAGGTGTCCACCAAGCTGGCTTTCTGGTACTTGTCTGCTCTTTACTCTATTCACAAGACAGAGATTACGGTTGTTGACAAAGTGGAAAAGGTTCCTAACCTGTATCACTCCCTAATCCTTACGTCTGATTTGTTTACCCTTTCTGCGATCTTTAATAAAGGTGACAACATTCAAACGAAGGATCTTGTCTTGGTAGAGTCTGCGTATGTATACATCGTAGAACTTGCCAACCGTCTCTCCATGACTAATGCGTTTGTGATGGATATTGAAAAGGCACTCAACCTCAAGCAGTAACTAGAGAGTAGTCAGAGGAGATAGCATGAAGGCTACCTATGAGTTCATTCTATGGCCGAACTGCCATAACAATTGCACCTTTTGTTTTCAGAAAGAACAGTTGAGACAGGGTAAGCTACACCTCTTTTCTTACGAGGATAAAGAGAAGGCTATTCTCGATACCATGTTGTTGCTAGGGAGAAACTTTCAGAACGGCAATGATGTAATGCTTACAGGGGGTGAGCTGTTTGACGACCCACAAATTCATCCCCTTTTGAAAGACTTCTTTGACTTGGTTGCGTACTACCTTCATATAGGTGTAATCAATGAGTTGTATCTAAACACAAATCTCATCTATAAGAAACTTGAACCCATCACGCACTTTCTGTTTATATGTGAGCAGAGTGAAGTTCTAGACAGAGTACACTTCACTACTAGCTACGATTTTGACGGACGATTCAAAAACGGTACAGAGCAGTTAATGCTGAAGCACTTGGACACCATTAGTAGAATGTTTTCCAAGGCTAGAATTTTTGTAAACACAATGCTCAGCAAGACTACATGTGAACGAATCCTTTCGGGTGAGTTTTCAGTAAAGTCCTTTTCTGAACGGTACAACTGCTATGTCAACCTGTTACCGTACATTCAACTGATACCACAAATTACAGCTAGCCGCTCCCTCATTGTGCAAGCCTTACAGAAGGTAGATGAGGAAATTCCTGGATACGTAAATGACTACTTGGTACGGTTGGACGTCAATCAGGAAAAGCACGTATACTGCTATAACCCCATGACACGTGAGTATGAGTACTCTAGCTGTGCTTTAGCCGAGTGTGGACACTCTGAAAACTTCAGACGGTACAGTGATTCAGGTACGTGCTACGTTTGTGATATGAAAAGGGTATTTGGACTATGAGCAACAATGTTTTACAGTACACCCCTTGGATAGACTGCAATACAGGTTGTAGGTTTTGCTTTAACCGAAATCAACCTGACGTTGACAAAGTCAAATCCCTCAAGTATCTCATCTCTCTTTTGAAGCTCCCCGAGGCTCAGACTGTAGACGGCTACGGGTTGATCGGTGGAGAGTTTTTCCAAAATCAGCTTCAAGACCCCGAGGTGTTTACTCTTTTCTATGAGCTTGTTGACCGCATCATTGGTCTACTTTTGAAAAGAGATAAACACAATTTTTGGATCACTACCTCTCTGCTGTTCAAAATGGATAAGTACCTGCTGCCGTTCTTGGATCATATCAAAGAGCAGGGGGTGCTTGATCGGATTCTACTTTGTACCTCATGGGACAGTAAGTATAGGTTCAAGAACGAAAACGCTAAGCGTCTTTGGGAAGCCAACGTAGACCGTTTGCATGAACTATACCCTGAACTACGTATTCACGTGGAAATTATCCTCACTGAACATCTCATGCAGATGTACTTAAACGGTGAGTTTGAGGTTCATGCTTTTGCAGATCGGTATAAGGTGAGGGTGGACTTTCTTGAGCCGAATACTGGGTTTCAGGACAAGGAACCTTTCATGCGAGACATGCCAGATTTTCTTGGTAAGCGTGCTACGTTCATGCGTTTTGTCCGCGAGGTTGTGTCCACTTGGAGTGCTCAGGAAAAGGACGACTTTCTTAACCAAAAGCTCCGTTCAAACATACTCTATCATATTGAAAACGGGAAGCACTATCACGTAGTTAATCGGCATAACATTCCTATTCTCAAGCAAACGTGTAAACACGACATTAAGCAGGGGTATAGTGATAGTGATCGCAACATGACTGACGACTACGCTTTGTTGAAGGGAGTGATATGAGCGAGCTAAGTGGTTATTGCATTCAATACGGTATCTGGCCTAACTGCCCAAACAGCTGTGATTTTTGCCTATTGAAAAGTAAGGTCTTCCTTTCAGAGAAAGAGCAGCTTAAGGTCATTGATGCCATCATTGAAAACATCAAATATCAAGATTGGGAAAATCGTTTCAGTGCTGGTATCTCCCTTTTAGGTGGTGAGGTATACTACATCAAGAGTGACAAGGTAAAAGAAAAGTACATGGAACTCATTGATGTTATTATTGACCGCATTCTTCTAGTGTCAAAGAATCCTGCCTGTAGGTATTCTACTGTCACTAATGGATTGTACAAACCTGACTTTCTCTATAGGGTAGTTGATCGTATTGCAGAGCGAGCTGGTATTGAAAAGGTTGACGTCAATTTTTCCTTTGATTTCAAATATCGTTTCAAAAGTGAAGCCGCTAAGCAGTTGGTGTTGAAAAACATCAACGAGTTTCACAAACGGTATAACTATCGAGTAGGGGTTCAAATGATCCTTACTCAATATGTAATTGATATGTGGAAAAGAGGAGAGTTTGACGTAGGCACATGGGAGCAGGAAAACATCCCTGGATGTATTGTTACCTTCCTGTACCCTCACCCTACGCATACGGGAATTGAACCTCCCGACTTTCGTTTCAAGCGAAAGGACTTTCTACAGTTCTGTCAGTATCTGCGTACAAACCACTATGAACACTTTGTAAATTTCCTGCATAGCACAATCAACTCAGAACGGTTCAAATACACTGGTCTTCAAGGTCGTCAGCACAAGAAGTATGACGTGAAGCAAATACCTATTTTGAGTGATGGTAAGGAAATCAAAAGTCCTTGTGGACATTCTGTGCTATACCGTTGTTACACTGACTCTGACAACTGTATGCTATGTGACCTAGAAACGATTCATGGTGAGTTATGAAAAAGCAGCTTCAGTTTGAACTCTGGCAGGACTGCAATAGTAAGTGTGACTTCTGTTACCTTAATTGGTTCAACGTAGACAAGACCAATGAGTATAAGTTACAGCGTATTGCTCACGTGAAGCAGGTGTTGGAAGATGACTCTCTGTATGATACGTATGACACGATCAGTCTAATCGGTGGTGAGTTCTTCCAAGGACAGTTAAATGATCCCCGTGTACGAGATGCTTTCTTTGACCTAATACGCAAGTTGAAAGAGCTGTTAGACACGGGTAGGATCAACTGCGTATGGATCATGGTCTCACTTCTTATAGGAAAGCAACCCGACCTATACCATTGTCTTGAAATATTTGGTAATGATCCACGTGTGTGGTTTAACACCTCATGGGACATCCAAGGTAGATTCAAAAGTGAAAAGATGCGGTTGACGTGGGAAGACCATGTAATGAACATCCACCGCTTCTACCCCAAGGTCAATGTAAACGTTACGCTGATTCTCACGCATGAACTGCTTACTGCGTACCTCAATGGTGAGTTCTCTTTTGTGGATTTTCGTGAACGGTATGGGGTACATCTCTTTTTGAAGCCTCCTGCTTTTAATACTACAACGGCGACTATATACGAGAAGCGGTTTGGTGCCGTGTTGCCTAACCAAGAGAAGGTGATGTTTTCTACACTCATTGGTTCTCAGTTCTTCCCTAATCGTAAAGAGTTTCTACAGTTTCTTGCGAAATTCAAAAACGAGATGGGAGATGTTGAGTATGAAAACCTATTCAACATAAATCGACGAGCCGATGACGTGTACCGTACTGATAGCACAGGACATACCGAGGCACTGGTTCACCGAGGGAAGGACACAAAGGACTTGGGTGATGCAGGGTGTGACGCTAACCCAAAGTGTGGTCATAGCACCTATTACCAATCCTACTATGACTGTGACGCCTGTATGTTGTGTGACAAGGAATACATAGGTAGCATACTGTGATGTTTAACCCGATCTATGAAAAACTCCTAGTGAAGTTTTTCGGAGTTACAGACAACATTAAAGAAGCTGGGTATATGCTTCGGGATGGGAGGCTACTTGACTTTTCCGGACGGCATTTCATCTCAGACCCTATTCAGAGAAAGTGTGCGGCTACTAAGGTAATAGAGCATCATGACCTTTTTGGTGTAAACTACCAAGGATTTTCTATTGAGGAGCTTTGGCCAGACCTATACGAAAAGCACATGCTACCCGTGTTGTCTGTAATGCTTCTTGCTGGGGCGGTGTCCCTTAGTTACGTGGAAAAGAAAAGTGAGCTCACTCTTCGAACTTGTCATCCCTTTACTGAAAAGCAGGTTGAGCGAATCTTACATTACTTCGAAGAGCATTCCCTTTACTTGTCATACGTTGACCCTGAAGGGTATATTGTGGATGACTCGTATGTGACTTTCCTAACTAAGGAAAAGCTCCTTCACTGGGTAAACAAATGTCAAGGTAAGGAACCAAGTAAAGTTTTGTTTTCCTCCGCTGCTTCGAAGGCTCCCTACACTTCCGTTGATTCCACTCCTATTCGTGAAGGTACGTTGTCGTCCTTTGTGGACATTGAAGCTTCGAGCGAACTAAGAAAACGTAAGTACGTATATCAAGAAGGATGTAAACATGTATAGCAATGTGGTTGATTGGTGGACAAACTTTGATCCACTTTCCGCACAAGAAAACGCTTTATGTAGGACGTGGATTGAACACCTTGACGGTAAGTTTGACCGAGCCCTTAATGACTATTTTCTTAGTCACCTCTTAGGTGTTGTACCTAGCAACTTTGTAGTTCGCATGGCAAAACAGGCTACAGTGTTCATCAACGATCTTTTTGAACACTACGTAGACGATGACACACTTGTTATCTCTAGTGACTTTGAGCATCCTTCTGTAGTAGCCAATCTTGAAAAGTGTCAGAATGTAATCAAACTCAAGATGCACGGAGAGTGTGATCGTTGTGACCCTGCATTGGTGAACTCCCTAGTTGAAAGGGCTAAGGCTTACAAACGTGTGTTCATCTACATTATTGGAATGACCAACGATGGTAGTAAGCAGTCAAACATGGAGTTCCACCGTCTCTTGAAATCCGAGTTGGTTAAACATAATGTAGAGCATACGTATGTCTATGATGACGTGCAGGGAGCTTTTTATTTACCTCGTGACTACAGTATTTTTGACTTTGTAATTGTCACAGGGCATGCTCCCGTGTACCACTACAGCCTAGGGTTTTTACTTTGCAGAGAGGACTTAGAAAAAGAGTACATTCCTGGAACGTTTGCAAAGAGTGCTCTTGCTCAGTATGTGCTCCCACTTGACATTGTTCTGAAACGTAGACACAAGGTATTGATGTTTGACTCTGTTATACGTGCTTACTTTTGTGGGAATCCTCTCGTCAAGTTTATCAACCCCGTATGCACGTTCAGAAGTATTTTTGAAGCACTTACCACTTTGACCTTTGCACAAGGACAGACCTATTTCAAGGCTGGTGACATTAGCTATTGCACTCCTGATTACCTTGCTTTGCAGGGTAACCTACGTCGTATGGCAATACGTGCTCACCCCTATTTGATCTACCCTGAAATGCTTTCAGAAGACCTTGCACGTGTAAATCGTCTTCTCAAGGCAAGTGGTTGTTAATTTTATATTGCAGTTAAGGTTATGTCCCTTCGTGCAGGTCGGGACTTACGCGAGGGCACTGGGTCAGTAAAGCTCAGTGCCCTATTTTTATCTCTTGACAATCTCGTAAATATATGGTATATGGGTAGACCTTGTATTGAAGGAGATAGTATAACCATGTCAAAGAAAAAAGAGCCTCTGGTCATTCTCATGTCAGGTGGTCTGGACTCTCTCATTGCATATTACTATGCGCAGAGTCTTAACAAAATTGACGATGAACCTACGTGGTCAAACATTGTAGCACTTCATGTTGATATCGGGCAACCGTATGCAGAAAAGGAAAGAGAAGCACTCAGCCACTTTCCCTTTCCTGTAGAGACGGTGACCGTACCGTTCATCACTTCGACAAATTACGCATACCCTCGTCCCACACCTGAAGCACAGATCATTCCCGGACGCAATATGACTTTGTGTGCGATTGCTGCAAACTATGGGACGACAATTTGGATGTGTGCCCTCAAAGGTGAGATGTCTGCATATATGGTTGACAAAAATGATACATTCTTTAAGTTAGCTTCGGCAACATTGAGCTATACTTTTGACACACCAATTAGCATTGAGACTCCCTTTAAGCGTTACACTAAGAGTGACGTTGTTCGGCTAGCAGTCAATACCTTGCATATCCCTCTTGATATTCTCAAAGCTACGTCTTCTTGTTATGATGCAGTTGAAAGGAATTGCGGTATTTGTGGAACGTGTGTGAAACGTGCTCTTGCTTTTGCAAACAACGGTATTGAAGAGGAGTACGAGCATGATCCGTTTGAAAGCCCCTACCTATATGACCTCATTACTAATAAGTTTGTAAATGGTAGTGAGGCTGACTACGATGATGAACGTAAGGTGTACACGCACAATAGCTTGGTCAAAATTGGACGTCCAGGTGTACTCAACACGAAAAAGATTCTTTCGAAAGATATGGACTTTGAACAAGCCGTCGCAACCTATGGTTGGAATCCCTATTATTTCAAAACGCAAGGAAAGTAATACAATGAGAGATATTGATGTTGTTCCTGTGAGTGATACTCGACTTGGTCGATGCCTACCGAAGCTCCCCGAAAACGCATCCTTGGAACTTAGTCTCCTTACGGCACAGTACTATGAGATGTTTTACGGTGGTTCAAAAGAGTATGGTATTCCAAGTGTACGTAAGCTCTCTCGCATGTCTCCTCGTCAGAGAAAAAAGTTTCACGCAGATGGGAAAAACACTACTTTAGGGTATGATATTACCATTGAGTTTAGTCGTGAACTCACCGCAGAGGATGCACCTGTTGACTGGTTCGACTTTGCTCATGACGGTATTGAGTGTTCGTATTCAGAACATCAAAAGAGTGCTGGTAATTGGTTCATGGACGAAATTGAAAAGCATGGTCTTTTTACTGTCATGGGGCTTCCTTTTAAGGACCCAATGAAGGTGACCTTTTTGGTGCCCGCGGATCATGATCAACCTGAACCCTACTATAGTCAAATGGAACGCCTTTTGAAGTTCCTCTATATGCTCGATTCTTGTGACTTCATTAAGTCATGGACAGCTCAGTGGTATGACGTGGAGCATTGGAGTGCCCCCGCTGATAATGCGTATGAGTTTGCAAGAATGCACAAGGGTGATATTCCTGTTCAACCCGTCCCCTTTAACCATGACTCTATGATGGTAGCAAGGATCTGAACATGTCAAAACTAATTGAAGCTGTATTGAAAGTGCCTATGGACGATGCCTACTCATTGGGTTGGCAACCGTGTAGACGAGAAAAACTCAACTATCTTCTTGTGAAAGTTCCTGTTGAGTCTGTTGAGTTTAAGGATGTTGTTGGTAGCTGTTTGGTACTTGATACCATTCGACAAGAGCTCAAAGAATTGGGATACAGAGATGAAGAATTTGTAGGTGGAGACTCTTTTATTAGAGTACAGCTTACCAATGGTGATGTAAAGTTTGCTCTATTTGCTAGTAAGGACAGCGGTAGTTTCTACAATGTTGAGGTGACTTTTGAAAAGGGTACAGATCACTTTGAAGAAGGTTTCTTTGATAGGAACATTGGAGAGTACTACAGGCTACTCACGTATTTTTCTAGCAAGTTCATTAAGCTCAGATCAGTGCTACTCTGCATACATCCTACCTATATTGCACGGCGAGATGACGATTCTGGAAGGTGGACGCATAAGTTGCAGATGACTGACCACTTGTACGTACCATCCCAAGCTGCAAACGATTGATATAGGATGTCCATTTTTTGACAAATTTCATGTATTGTGTTAAATACTAGAAAGGTGTCGAAATGGACATCACACTAATATGTCTTGTCTTTATGTTATTCACTCATTGGATTGCAGACTTTGTAATTCAAGGTGATGAAATCGTCGAGGGTACAGCAGGTGTTCCATATATCATAGAACACTGCGTAAAGTACGCAATTGCTTTTCCTGCTGGTGCTTGGCTTGTATGGTTTGCAATGATGAATACTAGCTTTGAAAGTTGGGCTTGGTTTTCTGCGATCAATGCAGGTACTCATGCCTTAATTGACGTATTTGCAATTCCAGTAGCTAGTGGTTACTTTAAACGGAAAAATACAAAGGGTGGCAGCATCAGTCTAGCACTAGATCAATTCCTACATTCCGCGGTTATTGTTACTTCCTTTGTTTGGTGTGTAGGATAATAAAAAGGGACTCTGAATTGGTTTTCAGAGTCCCTTTTCTTACGACAAAACTACATCAGGTTTAACTAATTTCCCCACTCCCCCAATGTCCGGAATCATTATTGGGGTCATATTCTACGAATAGTGTTTGTCTAACATCATCGACTGTAAACAGCATATATGTTGCATGGGTATCTTGTTTGGCCAGTATCCATTCCTTATTGCCGACTTTGACTGATCCTGCAAGCTCTGGGAATATGAAATTCTGAGAACGTCCTCTACCTGTGAGGGAGTACAATGCAATTAGCTCTGGTGCGTCCCCCACATATTCAATTTGACCAAATTCATCACCTGCGTATCGTGAATACCCTAAATAAGGTGATGTAGAACCAACACTACCTACTGTTATATTCCAACCACACTTAGACAGATCGGAAGAGAGTCGTGTA